ATCTCCAGCGGCCGCACAAAGATATACAGAATGTAAATCCAATAAAGAAATATTGGATATGGCATTTGAAAATATCAATATTGTTCCAATGGAAGCAAGAGAGATTGACATGGAACCAATATTCCTCCCAACTAAATATCCATTCTGTTTATTGGGAGAATCATTTTGTCAAGGAATAGGATTTGGTTATCGAACAATCATTCCTTGTTATGAAAAAAAGGATTTGAAGAAACGTCTTGAATGGATACTCAAGAGACGTAAGACAGAACCTGTTATTAACCCGAAAATCGACTGTGACTTGAATTCTATTGATAAGAGTATCTTGACAACGGGTAAAGGAAAAATGGAAGTCAAGGGGAGATACACGGTCGATACGGTAAATAAATCGATTCTCATAACATCAATTCCTCCTGGCAAAACATTCATTTCATTGTTGAAAAAGTTTAGTAAAGAAGTTGAAATTGAAAAATCTATTGGTTATATCGATGAGTCTAAAACATCAACAAAAGTCAGGTTAAAAATTCTGAGACCTAGAATGATTAACATGCAAAAACTTACTGAAAAATTGGATAAAGAATTAACTGGAACTATAACATTTGAATGTAACATGGTCAATACAAAAGGAAAAGTTGTATTGATTTCTGTTGATGGAATGTTATTGAATATATACAAATTACATAGAAAAGTTGTTGAAGGAGTTCTAACAAAAGAAATTGCAGATATAGATGATAAGGTACTTGAACTTCAATATCTTTCACATATCAAACCAGAACTATCAAAACAATTACAATTGAATCCGAATAATATTGATTTGGTAATAAAGAATATTTATAATATTTTAAACATTGATATGATAATTGTGAAAAATATATTTGATAAATTCACAATTTCACGAATATTCAAAACAAATACAGAGACTACAGAATTGACTGTAAAGAGAAAGGATAAAGTCGATAAGTTAAATAAAATAGACGAATATATATGGAAAGAAAAATATAAATAGGAGTTGTCATGGAATGTATAAAATGTAAAAGTGATAGAATTATTGATCTACAGGCACATTGTAGTGATTTATTCTGTTTGAATTATAAAGGTCGAGAAATTATTTCTTCTGATTATGTTCCTTATGAAATGGGGATTGGCGGAGGAGATGATGTTGATTTAGAAATTTGTATGAATTGTGGTCAGGTACAGGGCACATTTCCAATTGAACATGAATTATTAACCGATAAGGAGAATGAAGAAAATGATGGAAATTAAAATTATACATTTGGGCGGAGAAATTATCATTGCAAGAGTAGTAGCGGAAACAGATCATTTCATAACTATTGAAAAACCTTTATCAATGTTTCCACATCCTGAAAAAGGCGGACTTGTATTTACACCACCTCTGTTTGTGATGGTATCAGGATCATCTAAGTTTGACGTTCAGAAGTCTGCAATTGCATTGATAACAAAAGCAGTGGAATCGATTGAAACCGATTATCTTACAAATACTTCTGAAATCACCGCAGGTATGCGAGAAGGAAAAACTGGCGCTACGACACAAAAAACAAAATCATCTATAATTACTTTATGAGGCGATAATGATTTGTCGACTATACGAATTTAAAGAAACCACAGGTATTGATGTTGAATGTCAAATTGATTGCAATGAAGAATGTGTGAATTTTTTAAGTGATGAAAATGACATAGATTGTAAATTATGTAGTGATAAAGAAACACCATTGGTAAGACGTCAACGATTTGGATGGACAATAGTTCGTTTGATTGATTTTTCAAAAACAGTTGAAGTTATTGAGGAAGAAGAAACTGCATATCAAATTATAAAATTAATTCATCCATCTAAGAATCCTTTATGGATTATACGGTGGGCAATAAAGATGGGCGATGAAATCACGGATACTTATTCAATTCATTCAGGGGGAAGTGAATTTTCTGAAAAGACTTTGTTTGATTTGAATTGGTTTCTCAATCATAAATGTCAATATGATGGAAGACTTTTAACATTAAAGGATTTCAGAAAGGATGAATAGATGAAATGTAAAATATGTAATAAAGAATTTCTTATGATCACTGCTACTCATTTGAAAAAACATAATATGACGGTGGCCGATTATAGAAAACAATTTGGTTCTAATTTTGATCCGATTGTAAGAGAAAAACTTTCTAAAACAAATAAAGGTAATATTAATATGGGTGATTCAAATCCTATGAAAAGAGATGATGTGAAACAAAAAGTTTCAGAAAGTATTAAAGATCTTTGGAAAACTGGTACATATAAAGATAGAATAAATGGATGTTTGAAAATTGATACTGAATTAAATTTAGAGGCAGATTTAGGACGCCAATGTAGAAATTTATTAGTAAACTTTCAAGATATTGAAAATTGTGTAGAATGTGATTCTGATAAAAGTGTTCAAGTTCATCATATAGATGGGAATCATGATAATTTTCTAATATCAAATCTTGAACCGTTATGCGATAAATGCCATGGTAAAATCCAACTTCGAACTCCATTTGTAACAATAACGAAAAAATTTTCATTTGCTGCTGCACATTTTCTTCCTAATTATGATGGTAAATGTGCAAACCTTCATGGCCATGAATGGTTCTTTGAAATAAGTATAATGAAAAGAATTAATCATACATCAGGAATGGTAATGGATTTTTCAGATTTGAAAAAGATTGTAAATAAATATATTGTCGATTTATTAGATCATAGTTGTTTAAATGACTATATTGAATTGCCTACTGCTGAAAATCTTTTAATTATGTTATGGGAAATATTAATGTTTGATGCAAAATTAAAAGGTATATCATCTATAAAAATATGGGAAGCTCCTGATAGTTGGGCACAGATTACATCTGAAGGGATGTTATCAGTATTTCAAAAAAAAATAAAAGATTATTTTAAGGAATAATTATGATTTTAAAAAGCGATTCGTGTATTTGGGTTCCCATTCGATTAAAAAATGAACCATGGGTGTTGAATGCGATTTCAGAACTTACAAGAAAACACAAATCGTTTGCGGATGTAGAAGAAGAAGAGATTAAATGGTATTATGGTCAAGTCAAATCTCATATACTTCTCCCACGTTGCTATTCAGTCCCACATCAGATACAGGATATTTCCACTCCTGGTCATTCGATAAACGTAAAATCTAATATTACTCCTAGGAATTTAAAACAGGAGTTGGCAATGAATTGGATGTCCGAAAATCGAAATGGTCTTTTATGTATGCAACCAGGAGAGGGAAAGACTGTTGTTGCAATTGAAGCGATTTGTCGTGTTGGAGAAAAGGCAATTATATTTGTCCATAAAAATGGTTTAGGTACTCAGTGGATTGATAGAATTGTTGAACATTCGGACATGGATGCAAATCGTGTTGGTTGGTTGAGAAGTTCAAATTGGAAAGCGGACTTACAAAAACAAATCATTGTAGCAACAGTTCAGACATTCTGTTCATTGATTAAAACAAAGGGAATTGAATTTATCAAAGAAATACGTGATGCAAAATTTGGAATGGCGATCTGGGATGAATGTATAGATGGAGAACATCCTGTTTATACAAAAAATGAATCTATTAAATTAAAAAATCTAAAAATTGGGGAGTATATTAGAAATAATAAAAATGAATATATTAGAGTTAATGCAATAAGAATTACTGAAAAGGAATCTGTGAAGATAACTTTAAAATCTGGAAAAACTTTTATAATGAGTTCAGATCATCCTGTATTGACAAAATATTATTCAAAAAATAAATATTATTATGAATGTAGAGAATCTTCAAAATGTGAGAATTTTCTATTTTATATGAAATCTCATCATGATACAGTTCAAATAGATAATGAAGAATATTTAATTGGGTTGTATTATGGAGATGGACATATTGCAAATGATGGATATGAATGCCATAAAAAAATGGCATTTTCATATAGAAAGAAAAAATACGAATGGGTGGATAAATTCAAAATGTTATTTGAAGGAATTCATAATATAGAAGAGAATAAAAGAGGTGATTTGACAATCGGATTTTCGAAAGAATATACAAAGAATATGATTGAAAAATATGAACTTCAAATTGGTAAAAAGAGTGGAACATTTTCAATAAATGAAAAATTGTATAGAAAAAATAGTCCTGGGGTAATAAAAGGACTATTTGATTCTGATGGTTATCTGCAGAATGATTCATATAAAATTGGTCTGGAATTAACTTCAAAAAATGCAATTTTGCAAATTAGAGATATGTTAGCATATTATGGAATTAGATGTTCTATTACATGTATATCTCGTGAAAAACCAGCAAATAATTTATATAGATTAATAATTGATGGGAAAAATACATTAAGATTTATATTATTATTTGGTAAACCATTCAAATCAAATACCATATTATCAACTCGAAATACAATGAATAGACATGATAATATGGAAATGGATAAAGTTATTAAAATTGAAAATATTGGAAAACGTATTTTATATGATATAAGTATTGATTCGAATGATGAATTATTTGTATGTGATGGTTATGTTATGCATAATTGTCATACAAGTATCTCTGCTGAACAATTTTCAAAGACTTCATTATACACACCAGCGTATCGATATTTTGGTTTGTCTGCAACACCAGATCGAACCGATGGAAATACAGATATTATGAGTATGCATTTAGGGGATACATTCATACCGGAAGGTGAAGCAGAAACAATGACCCCAAAAGTCATAATGATATATATCGACCATGGAATAATGAAGAAGTATAAGTTTAGAATAAATCAATTGTATTTGAAAGAAGGTAATAAGAATAGAGGCAGATTTAGTAAAGGCACATATCTGAAATGGATGTGGAAGTCTGAAAAATTCATGAATATGTTAAATGAAATTGTACGTCAAATTGATACTTCTGGAAGGTTTGCTCTTATATTATCGGAGAGAATAAATGTATTAGAAACCGCAAGAAAAGTAGTGAAACATCAGAAACGGGATTCTAGTTTATATGTTGGTTCGATGAGTGATGCAGATCAAATTGATATGTTGATGAAACGTATTATATTCTCCACATATTTAAAGGCAAGGGATGGATTGGATATTCCTCGTCTTGATTCAATTGTATTTTGTAGTCCAGTTAGTAATATAGATCAAGCAGTGGGCAGAGTTGTTAGGACATGTGATAATAAAAGAATGCCTGTTGTCATAGATATTGTTGATACTGGGTGTGAAGAAATGAAAGATAGATCAAAGTATCGACGAAAATTTTATGATGAAAAAGGTTGGCATGTTGAGGAAAAAATTCTAAGTTGAAGGAGGAGATTATGAAAAAGGAACTTGAGAAAAAATTACATGATAAATATCCAAATTTGTTTATTGAAAAAAATCTTCCAGAAACACAAACCTGTATGTGTTGGGGTTGTGCTCATGGTGATGGTTGGTTTGATATTCTTAATGATTTGTGTGGACAAATAACACTTGTGAGTAAAGATATTAGATTTACTCAGATTAAAGAAAAATTTGGAACATTGACAGTATATTTTGATACTCCTAATCAAGGTGATTATTCTACAATAAGTTCTTTGGTTCAAGTGGCTTGTGAAAGATCAGCAAGTACATGTGAGGTATGTGGAAAACCCGGAACATTAAATTTAGGAGGTTGGTGGAAAACATTGTGCGAAGAATGTAAAAAAAGAAACGGTTACCCTGATGACCCAAAATCTAGCACGAGGACTGATAAATGGGTAGACGAGACCAAAGAAGAAAAAGATCAAAATGGTTAAGACCAAAAAAACTTCCTACAACTATTGGAGAATATAATCTTGATGAATTGATTGGAAAGGTCATTCGATTCGTGGAAAAAGGTTATTATAAGGAACCTGAATATATAGGGATTGTAAAAGAGTATAAAATATCAAGAGTTATATTACAATCCAAATATGTGAGAAAGGGATTACCCAAAACATTCTATTGTGCAAATCTGACCATTGTGGTTGCCAAAGGATTTTTAGAGGAACGATTATCAAGGATTCGTGTATATCCTCTTTATCCAATGGAGGGAGTATATGTTGATGATGGAAGTAGGGGGATAACTATTTTGATTAAGGAGATTTACGATGAGTTTGAACAGATGATAAAAAAATTAGAATATAATTTCTAAAGGAGATAAAAATGAAAATAGGTTTTTATATAGGATATGTAGATGATGTAGTTTTCTTATCCAATGAAAAATTGAAAATGGATATAAAAAGGTTTAGGTTCAAAGTTTTAAAAAAATCAGAGAATGAATCATTTTGTGATAGAGCATTAGAACTTCTTGGTATTCGTATGAATGATATGGATTTGAAGTTTGTAAATCTATCGGAAATGAAATACAAAGTTGTAGATGGTGCTATAAAAGATTCTCTTAAAATGGGAACTAAAAAAATTGCATCTTTTCCGAAAATGAAAGCGAAGCATGGCCGATGTATTTATATTGCGAATAGTGGTGATAATTATGGATTCTCTAGATATAAATTATCAATTTCTGATCCAGATGAATCTGATGATGAATTTTACTGTGAAGAAGAAGATATGATGAGTTGCAACCAATTTGAAAAGATATTTGGATTTAGTATTCCACAAGGATATCAAATTGTTATACATTTACCAAGTCTTATTGTTGAGCATATTGATAACTACTGGCCTTTTAAAGAAATTAAATACAATGTAAAAGTTGTACATGTAGATGTGATTAATGGAGTTCCTGTAACAATTAAAACCGAGGCCAAACTCGATTGTGAATTCATTTCGGGTAATAAGTATTTTGGTCTTCATTTCACGAAAGATGGTTTGACTGTACTTGATAGGCAAGATATGACAATGTCCGATCTGATTAAAATAAATTATTATATTAAAAATTGTTGTGATGTATTTAATGATGTAAAAACACGAATCAAAAATATTAATATTGAACATATACAGAGAGGAACTGTTATTAATGAAGACAATGCGCGCTCATAAATCTGAAAATTATAATTGGGTTTTTAATACGGTTAACGGATCATTTTGTCGATGGGGAAAAACAACCAAGGATGATCCCAAATTCAGTCCGATAGGTCCTGAGATTTTAGATCTTGAAATTTCAACTATCTGTCATGGAATTAAAAATGTTCCATGTAGTCATTGTTATAAATCGAATACGGGAACAGGAAAGGTTATGTCATTTGAAACCTTTAAAATCATATTCGATAAGATGCCAAAGAATCTTACACAGATTGCATTTGGAATTGGTGATATTGATGCAAATCCTGATATGTGGAGAATGTTTAAATATTCTCGTGAGAATGGAGTCATTCCAAATGTCACCATTAATGGCGATCGGATGACACCAGAGGAATATCATGCATTGGTACATTATTGTGGTGCTGTGGCGGTGTCTCGTTACGCACAGTATGATGTATGTTATGATGCAGTAGACGAATTGACAAAACTGGGATTGAAACAAGTCAATATTCATCAGTTATTATGTCGTGAAACATATGACAGTTGCTTTAAATTAATCGATGAATTGACTACCGATGATAGACTTTCAAAATTATATGCAGTTGTATTTTTAATGATGAAACCTAAAGGCGATAGAAATAAAATGACCTCTGTTGGAAACATGGATGATTATAAAAAATTAATCGATTATGCATTTTCAAAATCTGCTCGAATAGGTTTTGATTCATGTTTCGCTCCAACGTTTTTGTCATGTGTTAAAGATCATAAAGATTTTAATAAATTTGTTGAAATGGCAGAACCATGTGAGTCATCATTATTTTCATCATATATAAATGTTGATGGTCGATATGTCCATTGTTCATTTACAGAAGGTGAAGATGGATGGGATGGTGTTGATGTTGTTGCGTGCGATGATTTCATAAAAGATGTATGGTACGGCGAAGAAACTATGAAATTCAGGGAATCTTTAACATCTCAGAAACATGATGATATCGCTCCTGGATGTAGAAAATGTCCTGTATTTAAACTTGTATAAGGGAGACTGAAATGGCAGGAGAATTATTATTAGGAGATACTGTTGATTTAGAACCTAAGAAAACACATTTTGTAAATATGAATGGAATATTTGATACAATGGAAACATCCATTAAGGAAAAAATTATTCCACGAATAGAAAAAAAATTGGAAAAGACCTCAAAAGAAGCAATTGGTGATTTTACATACAATGGCGATATAGGTCAATTTTTAAATATTGATAAGATATGTGAGCAAATTTATAAGAAGGCGTTAGATGAATTGACATTTGGTAATTTAAAATCTCTTGACATGGCCTCTGCAAATACAATATCATCTCAATTTATAAACGGTGGTGTATTTACATTGAAGATATATGACACATGGAATAACTCATATAAAGACAAAACTTATTATATGAGAACTATTCATAATGGTCGAATTAATGATTATGTAGATAAGAATAATAAAATTCAAAATGAATATGAATTTATATTATTTTCTACTCATGGATTTGAGCATAGCATAGAACATATGGTCCTTCAATCGATTGAAGTTGTTGATGAAGATTTTTTTAATGTTTGGCTCCCAGATAAATTTGTATGGCAAACATATAGTCCTGATAATGTAATCAAAAAATTTATTACAGTATTTAAAGAAGATTTTGAAAAATGGTGGGATGATTTTAAAACTCATGTATTGGGTAGTTATGAACTTACTAAAAATATTGATAAAGTGTTAAATGTTTTCAAACATTTACACGAGATTGTTCCTGAACACCGGGATATATGGTTGCCTGAGAGTGAGTGTATAATTTCAAAAAATTATGATGCGAGAGCATTATATCACCATTGGAGAGATTATGCACAATATCTACCTGCATTGTGGCCGAATGGAATCAAACGATGGATGAATGCAAAAAGTTTGCATAAATGGGTCAATGATAAAATGTTAGAGAACCTCAGAGTGTATTGTGCAGAGGATGGTGATATATGGATGCCAATCGTTTTAAAAAGATAAATTAAATAATTAGGAGATCATAAATGAAAAGAAAAGGTTTTACATTAATTGAATTGATGATAGTTGTTGCTATTGTAGGAATCATTGCTACAATTATAGTGCCTCCACTTTTCGGTGTAAAGAGGAATAGTGGAAGTTCATTTGAACAGGCGGTTCAGACAGAAGAACAATTGAGAATTACGGAACTTGAAGATGAATTGGAGGAATGTCGAGATGGGAATTAAAAAGAAAAGTTCTTCAATATTTCGATTATTGTTAATTTTTATTATTGTAGGATTGATGAGTATTCCAGTTGTATTACATACACTTTTTGGTACGAATGATAAGAATAAAAAAACTTCATTTGAACTAGCAGTTGATTTAGAAAAAGATAAAAAAATTATGGATTTGGAAAATGCTTTAGAGGCATGTCAGAATGGGAGGTAGTCAATGAAAATTAGAGCATCATTTGTTTCAAATAGTTCAAGTACATCATTCATCATGACAAATATATCATCAGAAGAAAAAACATTAATGGATTTTGTAAAAGAAAATGCAAATCTATTGGAAGAATTTGATGAAGAATTTAAAAATGTTTATGAAGAAATTAATGAAAATCCCAGACCTGGAATTGAAGTCATGATTGAAAATGCTGAAGAACGTGATGACAATCAATTCAAACCAGGCGAAACAAAATACATTCCATTTGGTGACGAAGAAGGGACTCTGTTGGGTCGTGTTTATGATTACATGTTAAGAGAAGGGGGCTCCAGTAAGAGTTTCATATGGAGCTTTCATGAATGGTTAAGATAAGGGAGGATTTATGAGCATCGATTTTAAAAATCTTGAAAATTATATTGGCAAAGTAATTAGTGTTGAATATAAAGATTACTGGAAATCATTTGAAGGTTGTGGCGTTGAAGTAAGAACAAAAGACAACGGTACACAAGTATTAGATTTGACTACTCATGATAAAAAGAAAACATGGGGATTAGTTGAAAATGTGTTTGAAGGTTCGGGTAGAACTATAACGGTCCTTCCTGAAGAAGATCAAATCATTTGGAAAATTAAACATAACTGGAGGTAAAATGGATAAAGGGAAATTATTTTTAAATTCATTTATTGCATTTCAAGCATTGGCAATGATTGTTGTGGTTGGTGTAATAACTTACTCATTCAATCAGACTATGATTGAAGCATTTAAAACGATGGGTAAAAATCAAGATAAAACAATGGAAGAATTGAGATTAAAGGTACAAGAGTTAGATGCAGGAATTACATTCGAAATAAAACGAAAGAGAATGATTTTAGGACTTCGTGATATTATTTTGAAAGAGAATTCCAGACTGACTAATAAAGAAGCATATTCAATTGCAGAAACAACTGTGAATGAATGTGATAAATATGAAACAATATCTCCTATATTATTGACTGCAATTCAAAAGGTTGAAAGTAATTTCATCTATGATGCAGAAAGTGAACAGGGTGCATTGGGATTAAATCAAATATGGCCACCGACAGGAAGGATGTTATGTCGGTTGGTTGATTGGGAATATAATCCAAAAATACTTTTAGATTTCAAAAAGAATACACGTTTAGCAGTATTATATTTAGATATTCTTTCATCTGAATATGATGATATTAAAATTATGGTTGCCGCATATAATGGTGGTCCTAAGAATGCATATTATTACATGGATGGAAAAGCACAAGAAACAAAAGATTATGTGAAAAAAGTTTTCATATTCTATGAACGATATAAAGAATCATTAATTATCAATGCGGAGGCTTAAGAATGTCAAAAGATAAATCTGGAAAATTCATATTGTGTTTGAAAAAAGATGATATGGTTCTGAAACCATCAGAAGTATTTGATGTATTAAAAGAGTTTGATGGAGAAATGGATTGGAATGAAGCAAACTCAAATAAATATAAAATCAAAGAAATGATGAAGAAGAAATTGATTGAGTCTTGTCCTATTCTCTTGAAGCGAAAAGATGATGGTGTTGATAAAGTCAAGGAACGTTTTATGGAGGAAAATAAAAAATTAAATAATGATGTTAAAAAACCTAATAAGGAAATAGTTGATATATTGACAAAACAATATACCAATGATGATGTAGATCCTTTGGCAACAATTCCAATTAAAGAAGATTAAGGAGACTAATGAGAAAATTATTTACAGCAGACATTCATCTATCATTGTATTCGAATGATAGATTGATTGAAGGTATACCAGAACGTTTACATAGTGCGTTTCATGTATTGGAACAAATGGCGATGTATGCAAAAGCAAATGGGATCAAAGTTATTGAAATTGCGGGAGATTTATTCAATGATAAATCCCTTCTTCATACAAGACCATTTGTAATGTTGACTGCATATTTTCATAAATGGAAAGAATTGGATTTTGTTTTGATGAGTGGTAATCATGATTTGGATACAACTGCCGATGATCAGATATCAATTATATCAGGATTCGAAAGTGTTCCAAATGTTGCATGTATTGTAAATCCATATATATTTGATAATATTACATATATTCCGTATACCAAAAATATTGCACAAGATATTGAGGAAGCAGAAGGTGGTGATATTCTCATAAGTCATTTTGGATTGAATGAAGCACAAATTGTTCCAGGAATGTCATTGACTTCTAATATTAAAATGAGCGATTTGAAAAAATGGAAAATGGTTCTTTTGGGTCATTATCATTTACCACAAGATATTGATGGAAAAGGAACTATGGTATATTATACAGGATCACCGTATCAAAAAGATTGGAATGAAAAACATCAGAAGAAACGATTTCTTGTATATGATTCAAAAACTCTTAAAGTTGAATCGATTTTAACTGATGGTTATAGAAAATATATTGAATTGATAATTGATAATAGTAATAAAGAAAATGCAAAGGATATTTTGGCAGAGGCGAAACAACAAAGAGCCGATGGTAATCATGTACGAGTCAGAAATAAAACAGAGGAAGTGATTGATGAAGATGATGTATTTGTCATATCTGAAAAAGAAATTGATATTACAAATCGTGGAGTCGAAATTACAATGTCAACTGCTGATAAACTTCGTAAGTATGCAGAAATAAAAGAAATACCTGCTACTGAAATGGCAGAGTATTTAAAAATGGGCATTGAATTATGTCAAATAAAACAGATATAAGATGGTCTAAAGATGTACATTTAAAAATGAAAGAATTACATCTTAAATCTTATAATAAATCAGAAAATATTGCGAGATGTTTGGAAGGTAAAGTTTGCATGGTTCATATCAATTTTCTAGATGAACCAATCATAGATAAAATAGTAGGTATGAGATATAGAGCTGAAAGAGTTGTTGAATTAACAAGTGGTTTTTATCTTATAAAATATGTTCAGAAAATTCGAGAAATTTCATTGGAGGAACAGTTGTTATGGAAACTGAAAAGATAGTTATAAAAAATTCTGATGAATGGGATTGGCGCTATGCACCTCCGAAACGGTGGAATGAATTTAAAAATAAATTGATAAAGATTGAAGGATTCCATAAGGGTAAAGGAATTCTTAAATTGGCATATGAGGATAAACGTTTTCATCATTCAATGGGTTTGATTATGATTCCAGGTAGAGGAGAGATTCCTCATTATTTAGGAGGAACAACAAGTGTGACAATTTATCCAGAGGAGGAAAGAATTCTATGGGTTCTGCTAAATACATAGGTTTAAAAGATACTGTTTCCTTCGAAGATGAATATGGCAGTGAACATGTCATGACTCGGGAATTTAACGGAACACAGTATTATATTCATGTAAGTATAATAAAAAATATAGGAGGGTTCGTTGCAATATACTCGGAAAATTATTCGCAATCGTGCTCAATATTTCAATTACCTCCTGATGATAAAATGTTTAATATGATGGTATACTCAACAATAACTCAAGGAAAAAGAGAAAATATATTATTTAACTAGGGAGATTCTATGGAAGAAATTATTTTCGATAAGATTCTAATGAAAAATGTTAGATGTCATGATGAACTTGAAATTGATTTTAAGTTGAATGCATTAACAGCGATTGTTGGAAAAAATGGTGCTGGGAAATCAACAATATTTCAAGCATTGAATACAGGACTATTTGGTGATCCCGGTGAGAAGTCTGTCACAGTGGGAGATATGGTCAATAAAAAAGTTGGAAAGAATATGGAGATAATTATCAGACTTCATAAATTGGTTGATGGTAAGAAGACCAAATATGAAATTCGAAAATATCATTCTCATAAGAAGTTCAGCAATAAGACCGTATTGATTGAAGGTGAAGATAATGATATAAGTGGGACAACAACAACTGATACTCATAAGATTATTGAGTCACTTATATTACCGAAAAACGTATTTAAGAATACAGTATATTTCTCTCAACAAGTAAAAGATTTCTTTACAGCATTGGGAGATGCAGATCAAAAACGAATCTTTGATGCAATCATGGATTTGGCAGAATGGAAATTATATTATGGAAATTCTACAGATAAAATTTCTTTAACTGAAACAGAAATTGCAACAGTTAAACAATGCATCATTGTCATTGATAATGTAATTCCTGAAAAGGAAACGATGATTAAAACTCTGGAAGAACAGAAAAAGACTTTTCATAAAGATCATAAAGAAAAAATTGTATTATTGAAAGATGAAATAAAACAATTGGAAATGGACGATGATGGATTTCGAAATGCGAGATCTAAGGTTCAAATAGATGAAGATGTATATGGACAATTATTGGCAGATAAAGGAGATGTTACAGATAAAATTGCATCTGTGAAAACTAATGCTGATGATGAAATAGAAAAGGTTGAACAGGAAAAATTAAAGTATATGGAAACCGTAAATTTGAAAGCGGAGAATACTATAAATTCTGAGAAAACTGTTCATGAAGATAAATATTCAAAATTGAAAGAAACTTGTGATACGGCAGTAGAAGTTATCATGACAGAATTAAATGTCATTGCTAAAGATGAAGTGGGATATAAATTATTACAGGAAAAGGGTGCTGCAGTTGGTCAATTAAATACTGATAAGGCCTCAAAACTTAAAATTGCAACAGATATAAAATCAGAAGCACAATCAACACAAACAAAATTTAATAGTTCAGTTGAAGCATTTGATAAAAAAGAGAGTGATTTTAAAATGCTTATTGTTCCAAATGCGAAATGTCCGACATGTGACCAAGAGATGGATGCAGAAAAACGTCAACAGGTTAAGGGTATATTGGAAGAGGAATTGAAAGTACTTCAAAATGAAAAGACAACATTGATGAATGAATTTAATAATTTTAAAACAAAATTCGCTGAAGCAAAAAAGGAATATGATACCGTCTGTGAAGGCGAAGAAGGTATGTTAGATTCATTCAATGATAAAATAAAGAAACGTGATGATGAAGTTGAAGTACAATCATCAGAATTAGAAACAGAGAAGAATAAATTACAAAATAATCTGAGATTGGAACGTGTGTCGACATTGGAAAAGATTCAAGAAATTAAAACTCGCATTGCTCAAGATGTTACTGATGAAACATTAGAACAAATAAATAAGGATAGACTTTCCGTAGAGAAAATTAATGCGGATGCTACTAAACAAGAAAAGGAGTTAAATGTTAAACTTCAGGAAATTGATAAACAAATTACCGAAACAGTTAAGTTGCGTAATCTCATTAATGAAATTTCAGATGACATTAAAAGAGTGTCTATGGAATTAGAGAATAAACATAATCAGATTACAAATTGTGAAGAAGAAGTTTTCGATTCTTCAGAAATAGTAGAACAAAAGAAACAATTGACTGAAAAGAAAAAAGAACGTACAAAACAGACAAAGATTTTAACGACTCTAAATAAAACGTTGAAGATGTTAGAATTTTGGAAAGAAGCGTTTTCTGATAGAGGAATTAAATCTATGCTTCTGGATAGCGCAATCCCATTCTTGAATAAAAGAATTAAAGAGGAATTGGAACGAATTGTACCAGGAAAATTTATTGTATCATTTGATACTATGTCTGAAACAAAAGCAGGAGATGTACGAGATAAATTTAATGTAAATATTCTCAATACAGAAACTGGAGCTGATTCACATAAATTATTATCAGGTGGTGAGAAAAGGATAATTGATGTTTGTGCATTGTTATCACTTAGATCACTCACTGAGAATTTATATGGGAAGCGATTAAATTTATTACTCATGGATGAAGTATTAGATAGTCTTGATACAGAAAATTCTTCAATATTCTGTCAAGTTCTGAAGAAACTTTCAGAGGGTATGTCTATCAATTTAATCACCCATGAATTAAAAGTCGATGTAGAATGTGATAACATTTATAGATTATAGGAGATGAGTATGTTTGATAAAAAATTCCATTGTCTTGAAATAGATGAGGATAAGAAACAATTTACAATTGAACCTGATACATTCATTGCTACTAATCGGATAATATATGATGGTTCAATAACTGAGACTGAAGAAGGATATATAATTGATGGTGAACAGCATGAAGCAGCGGTTCATAATAAAGATTTTGGTCCTGTTGATTCTGCACTAGTTGAAGATCGTTTTGTCAACGAGTATGATGTTACACATAAAAAAACAGTATGGTTATGGAAATGGGGTTTTCTTTTACTCCCATATTGGAAGACGACTAAATCCATAAGAAAAGAAGTTAAACCAGGTTGGGTATTATTGAAAAGAAGAAAAAAAGTTATAATAACACTCATGGAAAAATTCACCATGGTTATTGAAATAAAGAAGGAAGAGAAGAAAGAAGAAGTTAAGGATGGAGAAGTTAAGGATGGAGAAGTTAAGGATGGAGAAGTTAAGGATGGAGAAGTTAAGGATGATAATGTTTCTGTTAAAAATAAACAGAAAAAGATATGAATGAACCCAGTTGTTGTCATTCAACAGAACAAAATTGTTGTAATTGTGAAAACTACAAACCGAAAAGTGTAATTACAATAAAGATTGAAGAGGATGATGATGGAAATCAATATGTCCTCGATGATGAAGGGAATAGATTATGATAGTCAAAACAGGAGGTACATTATATCTGTTTGATTTCGATGGAACTTTGATGGGTCAAGATGCATGGGACGGTTATTTCAAAAACTGGAAATATGCATTGATGCGAGGTCCATTTATCAATCCTCACGATTTTGATATTAGATGGTCTATACTAACGGGTCGGCCGACGATTGATAAATGGCCATTGTTATTTTGTTGTTGGAAGAATGGGATGTATCCTGAAAAGGTGTTGATGTCTCCCACTCCATTTACAATGCACAAAAAGGAGCAAGTCTTTGAATGGAAACTTCGAAAATTACAGAATCTATGTGATACAGATTTCGCAGAATTTCAAAAAATAAGACCTGCTTTAATATCAAAAGTTGTTTATATTGATAGTGATCCAGAAACTATAACGTACATAAATGCGACACGAAAACCTTCAGATCCTTATATTTCAATAGGGGTTCCAGATTTTGTGTCCGGTAACTTTCAGATTTACATGTAAGGAGAAAAAGATGTCAATGTTTAGACCAATCAATTTAATTTTAGAGGATGTTGTTAAACTTGTAGGTAAAGATCGTTCAGAAGAATTTTTCTATGAGGAAAAAACTGAAATGACTGTAACTCGTGAAAGATTAATGGAATGTAAATTATCGGATTCAGATAAAGATGTATTGAATGATATTCCACCTAAAACGGTTCTTCGGGTTCAGAATATTGAAATGGGTACATTTGCAATTCAGTTATTTTAATGAAAGGAGAAATATTAAATGAAAAAAAGACCAGTACCAGTACAATCGTTTGATACGAAAGTTGATAATTTTGTAAGAAGTCAAGGAAGAAAACTCCAGCGTGTAGCAGTAATTTTAAAAGGAGTTGGGTTTCCTGTTCGAATGTTTCGAATCCTTCATACAGATACATATAAATTCTATGATCTTAAAAATGAAAAAATTGAGGATTATGGAATTATTGAAATGAATGAACTCGGTGTGGATGATTGTAAAGAGATTGAAGAATTTTTGAATGCACGTAATTGTGAAGTATTGAAGACTATCGGAATAGAGTATGAAGAAAATCAAAAATCTACTGGAATAGTTATTCGAATTTCATCTATCAAGGATAATATATGAAAAAAACCGTACATATTATTGGATGCGGTAATATAGGTTATTATTTGACACAATTGTTATTTTTAAAATCTGAAATTGATGAACTTCATATATGGGATCCTGGTGAAATATCAACAAGTGATTCAAATACATATCCAAAGAAATATGTAGGAAAAGGATTTTTAAAAATAGATGTGTTGCCTATAATATGTAATTTATTAGATAGGTCTAATACAACAAGTATAAAGACACATGGAGAGTTGGTAAGTGGTAATTTTATAAGTACGATAGCTCCTGGAGGTATCGTGGTTGATTGTACAGATTCGAAAAATAAATCTCAAATTCAATCAACATTTTCAGTATCATATGATGGAGATATTGCGGTATTTGATTCCCGAAGACCAAAAGTTTTCAATGAAATTGATTATCCGTATTATCAATATCGTAAGATTCATCGACGAGGAAGATTGTTTGCACGAGCAGTATGGAGATATATAACTTTGAGTTTGCCTAATAAAAACGATAAAAGAATACTCGATTTAACAAATTTGTGGAATAAGGAGGCAATAGAAAATCTACAATATAATGATTATGAAATTATCGAATGTTAATCAAGGAGATTGTATGGGAGAAAATCTTAAGTATAATGATTATGAAATTATCGAATGTTAATCAAGGAGATTGTATGGGAGAAAATCTTAAGTATAAAACAAGGATTGGTGAATTATTAATGGAACATAAACCTGAACAAGTAGTTCTTCGTCCAGAACCTAGATTTAAAAAATTGATATCACCGGTTTTTATTGATAAACCGGGACTTTACTTTACTAGTGAAATGGAACAACAAATTGAGAATTTTATTAAAAAAATGCCATTTCCTACTGTAATACAACGAGAAAAAGTTGTTGGTAATACTATTAATATTAATTTTATAAACCTACCAAATACGGCATGACAACTATTACAGATGTTGCCACAAAAACATTAGATTGGTTACAACTACCAAATACTCAGAAAAAATATGAGTTCACAATGAATAAAGTTGGTGGTAAATTTTATATAGATTCTAAAGAAATTAAAACTAATATTACTGATATTAGACAAAGTATACGTAATTCTTTGAATAAAGTTTCAGGATCTATGATGAATAAACGATTGTTGATGATTGAAGAAATTGTAAAGAATGTGAACGATGATTTATGTGAGTATTCTAAAATTGTTAAGGAATATGGAATTAATAAAACTCTTGATGAACGATTGACAGATTCAGGTTTTATAGTACAAGACGAATTTCTATATTATCCGAACCCTATTCCAATAGTTTATATATCTGATAAACAAGGATTGATTACTGAAATTGATTCTGAAATACAAAATCTTTTAATAAATTATGGAATACACGGAATAACAGATTTCAAAATACATAGACAACCAAAAATCCATGAAATTCATACGAAAGGAATACATCCTAATTCAAAAAATGGATTATTTTGTATATCAGATCTTCCTTTGAAATATACATATGAAAATATTATGGGAATTAGGGAATCTATGAGTTGGATTAATTTGGGGAGTTATTATTACGAATTTTATGATTATGGATCAGATTCTCATAAAATAAATGGACTTGAATTGACGGAAAAAATTGATGAATTGTCGAAATTTAAGAAGGAAAAAATAACTCCAATTCATAAATTAGGATTGATTACAAATAATAATAAAGGAGGAGGAAGAATATATGTCGTCAAATAATTTGGTTGTAGAACGATTAAAAAAGATTCTTGTTGTTGGTCAAATGTATAACAAACAATCAATGAAGATGTTATTACAAAAAGGATCTTTTGCTGCAAAGGATAAGGATTTAAAGTATGCAATGAAAATATTGAAGGATGAAAAATATATAAAATATCTTCCAAAAACAAAATTTTGGGTAAGATTAAATTCTGTAAAGGATATTATGAAAGCAGATAATCCTGAATCAATAGATCTACAAGATTTATTCAATCAGGATTCATTATTTAATCCAAAGAATGTAATAAAATTGGAAGATTTGATGACAACATTGGAAGGTTATGTTGATAAGAAAATTGCATTAATAAAACCTGAACCTATCGATGCTCAGGCAATGATTGAAGGTATTGACCGTGTTGCAACAAGAGTTGTTGTTGAAAAATTGAAAGAGGTTACTGCAGATCAATATGAAGAAATTATTACAGCGACAGTCAAAACTGTAGTGAGATCTGAATTCAAATTGAATGTTGTACCTACTTTATTGACGAATCTAAGATCACATGTCGATTCGGAAATTCAGAAACAATTAAAGAATATGATTGAAATAAATTCAATACAGGATAGAGAGGTGAAGAAGTATGAGAATTTATTTGAAAAATTAAAACAAATGCTGGACGCTAAAGGAGGAACTGAATGAAAATCCAATTCTTGGATATAGATGAACTTTGTAAAGATTTACCTCCTATTACAAGTAATAAGATTTATGCAAAGAAGGGTTTCCATGAGGATGGTTTATTCAGTCAAAAAATATTTGGGCCTATAAAGAATTATTCATGTGCATGTAGAGATTATTATGGTCGATCAAAAATTGGTCAGAGGTGTCCTACATGTGGTGTTGAAATAAATCATTCAAGTGCTCGAAGAAAACTATTTGGCAGAATACAATTACCATTTCCGATTTTGAATCCTATAATGTATTATCTATTATGTAGAGCAGGTAAAGTTACATTAAAGAAAATTATTGATGATTTATTACTTATCGATATGCCAATCTCATATGTGTATGATGAGAAAACAAAGAGATTTCGTAAATTGATAGAAGAAGAAGTGGCACCTTCGGGAGTCAAAGAATATAAAAATGGGTTAGCAAGTGTTCGAGAAATTGTTGAACTCATGATTGAAAGGGATAAAGAAATTAATCCTATGTGGAAATTTATTGAGGAAAAACTTGATAGTTTCTATATGTCAAATGTTATTGTACTTCCTCCTGCATTTCGTCCGACATCTAAAACAAGAGATGTGCAGAAGAGAGATAAATTGAATGATTTCTATTTGAAGATATTGAATTTCACTCTGACAAAGAATGAAGAATTATTCAATAGTAATAAAGATGAGAATTTGAAATTGATCCATGCAAGAAATTTACAGAAGTTTATATTTGAATTATACAATTACGTTCTGTCAAAATTCGGAAAGAAACAGGGATTAATTAGGAGTGCCATATTAGGAAAAAGGAGTGACTTTTCGGGAAGAGCCGTTATTGCACCTTGTCCTACATTGAACCTTGATGAATGTGGTATTCCTTATTGGATGTTATTGGAATTGTATAAATTGGAAATCGCTAACGCATTGATTGATAAAAGGTTATTTAAGGAATATGATGAGGCAATTACTCATATAGATAACCTTATGAAAACCTATGATTTTGAATTGTTTGATTTGGTTTGTAAGATATGCAATGGTCAACATGTTATTTTAAATCGTCAACCGACTTTGCATAGAATGGGAATGTTATCATTCAAAGTTGTTGCAAATAAAGAAATGGTGATTCAAGTTCATCCCATGGCATGTGAACCATTCAATGCAGATTTTGATGGAGATCAGATGGCGGTATACAGAGCATTGTATGCAGAAACCGAAGCAGAATGTAGAGAAAAATTATCATTGATGCAAAATCTATTATCTCCATCTACAGGTGATTTGATTATCGGAATCAATCAAGATATTGTATTGGGACTGTATTTATTGACAGAACCTGAGGAAGATGAAAAAGATGTGTTTGTATATCCTGATGGTGAAAAGGTTAACACTTATAAAGGAAGAATTAAATTTAATAAGTGTTTACCAGATGGTTATAAATTCTGGAATGAAACAATGACCAAAACATTCTTGCAGTTGATTTTAAATGATGTTGCTCGAACTTATCCGTTGGATGAGGTAAAATCAGTGTTAGATAAAATTAAAAGATTGGGATTTGAAACAACAACCTTAAATGGTTCAACACTTTCATTGGATGGAATGACTCTGAAAAATTCTGCAAAATTAGCAGCAGAAATATATGAAGATGACTCTTTATCAATATCAGATAGAATCATTAAATTGAAAAGTAAAGAAGTAATGGATCAGGTAAAAGCGGAATTTGGATCTTCATCATTTATTGAATCTGGTTCTCGTGGTTCATGGGATCAAGCATGTCAGATTGTATTGTCAAGAGGATATGTTTCGAATGCGGCAGGTCGTATTATGCCAGAACCAGTTAAAAGTAATTTTGTTGATGGTCTATCTCCTGATGAGTTCTTTACATCATCATATGGAACTCGAAAGGGTCTATTGGATGTTGCAATGAATACAGGAGTTAGTGGTTACTTGACCCGAAAGACAGTATTTGGTACTGCAAATTTAGAGGCGAATCTTGAACTTGAGGATTGTGGTACGAAAGATACAATTGATTTAACAGTTGATACTATGAAAAAAGCACGTTGTTTGGTTGGTCGTTGGCATCTTGTAAATAAAAATCTTGAAGAAATTACTTGGGAAAATTATAAAGATGTTTTGAATAAAACGATTAAATTAAGATCCCCTATAATGTGTACATCTCCAAAAATATGTAGAAGATGTTACGGAACAACATTGGATTATATACATACAAAATACGTAGGAGTATTAGCGGCACAGGCATTAGGAGAAGTAAGTACTCAGTTGGTTATGAGAACTTTTCATACATCTGGTGTTGCCCAAATTGGTAAAGGTGGAGGAGAACAGGAAGATATAATTTCAGATTTAACTATGGTTAGATCTATCCTGCATTGTAATTTAAATTTAACTTCGCTTGAGATTCTGAATAAATTATTCAATATCTATGTAACTCATAGGAAAATATTGATAGTTCATTTTGAATGTATTGTAAGTCAGATGATGAGAGTTGGTTCAATGAGATGGAGATTACATAAAGATCGAAACACAACTACACCTTCAATGACATCCATTCTCACAGTACCACAGTTGGATTCATGGTTGTTGGCGTTGGCATTTCATAGACCAAAGGAATATATTATAGATGGTCTTATGCACGAATCTCCCGATGAAGAGGGATTTTTGGAAAAAATAATGACTAATAAAAAGATCTAATAATAGGGGGATTCTGATGATAAAATTCCAGAATCCCCCTTCTTTTGAAAGAGGAGATCTAAGTATGATATTACAAAAGTATAAGTTGCCTAAACGAAATGTTTTTAATTTTCGTAAACGGGAATGGGACGAGAATCAGATTGTATCAACGATTACAGAAATGTTAAAGGTAGGAGAACAATACGATATAATTGTGAAAAAAGTTGAATTTGTAGCAGGTAAAAAGTCTGCCTTATCAGAAATTAAAAGAACCATTTCAAAGTTCTTGCGTATTGAATTTCTGGTGAAGGATGCTAAGACTATTGAATTGAATTATGAAATTCCGAATTTGATTCAGAATTATTTCTATGTTGGTGGAAATAGAAAAATACCTATTCTGCAAATATTCGATAAACCTATTATTGCCCGAAAAGATATGATTAAATTGAGGACTAATATTCAGTCTGTTCAATTAGAAAAATCATTTACGGCAAAAACTGGGTTTCATTATATAACTCATATATTCAATAAGAAAATTCCATTGGCACATGTTCTTATTGCGATGAAAGGAATTGAACAGGTAAAGATTGATTTCAAGTTGGATAATGAGAATGCAAAAGTTGGTGAAAACATATTACTGTTAATTGAGGATTTGAAAAAATCAATTGCTGATCCAACTCTGGTAGAAGGAAAAATATTATCTAAGCTCTTCAGAGGAAGAGGTGAAAATGATATTTTGGAAAATATACGTCTCTTAGCAGATATAGATATTTTCACAAAGAAATATATGTACACTGATAATGTTATTGATGAATTGGTTCATGCACTCGAATTAAAGGATTCGACTAAAGAGGCTGATCGGAATCTCCTAGATGATTGTTCAGTAGAAAATAAAAGGTTGAGATTTTTAGAGTATTATCTGTATAGTTTTCTATGTAAAGATTTCTATAATATGATTGTTACTTTGAAGTCATCGAAAGCAGCAACCTTTTCAAATAATTCAAAAGTGGTTCTTGTAAATGCAAATTCAAGTCCTATTATTCAGTATGAGTCTCCAATCAATCCTATTGATGAATTGGCACGATTGACTCGTATTGCAATGACTGGTCCTGGTGGATTTAAAAAGGATAATATTCCTGCATACTTGAGAGATATTCATCATACTATGAAAGGAAGAATTTGTCCTGCGGATACAGGTGATAGAGAAAATTGTGGAACATTATTATATCTGATTCCAAATTTAAAATTGGATACAGATGGTTTGTTTACGGATCAAAAGAAAGATACTCCTGTATCAATTTCTATTCTACATGTTCCTTTTCTTGAACATGATGATCCTACTCGTTTGCAGATGGCATCATCTCAGATGAGACATAGTATCATGTTGAAGAAGTTTGATTTACCATTGTGCCAATCAGGTATTGAAGGAATGTATACTGAAAATACATCGTTTATATTTATTGCGGAACGTGATGGTTCAGTGATTTATAAAGACAAAGATGTTATTGTAGTTCAATACAATAATAGAAAATGCCGTGCATTCAATATTGGATATAAGAAATCTCGTTTGTCTATTGTTGATTTCTATAAAACTTATTTTGAAGTTGGTGAAAGATTCAAAAAAGGAAATATTATTTCAGAGAGTAATTTCCTTCATGATGGTAAGACTACAATTGGTCGAAATTTAAGAACTGCTGTTATGACATGGTATGGGTATAATTATGAGGATGCCGTTATCATTTCAGAAAAAGTTAGGGATGAAGGCAAATTAACATCTATACATTATTTAGATCTTACATTTGAAATTAGTCCTGATAAAGTTCTTTTAGGTTTGGATGATGAATTGTTAGGTGGTTATGATCCATTACCACGAGTGGGTCAGAGAATGAAAAAGGGTGATGCGTATGCTCGTATCAAAACAGTCTCAACTGGTAACGATAGAAATTTTGATGTTATATTCGATACCGAATCTATAAAGACTGTAGATGAAAATTGCACTGTTGTTGATGTTAAGGTATACGTGAGTAAATTGAATGACAATATTGAACAGTACAATCATTATATTAAAAATCTTGTTAAGAATCAGAATAGTAAAAAACAAGATTTGGTAAGTACATTGAAGAACTTTTTAACAAAGGATGAACTTGAAACGTTTTTAATTGATTTGGAAATTGATGAATCATCTAAGGACGAAGAAAGATTCAAAATTAAAGGTGAAGCGATTGAAGGTGTTCTGGTTTCTATTACTGCAATTTATGAACGTTCAATAAAAGTTGGAGATAAATTAGGTAATAGACATGGTAATAAAGGTATTGTTGCTGCGGTTGTTCCTGATGCAAAAATGCCTGTAACACCAGATGGAAACAGAGCAGAAATTATTATTAATCCTTTAGGAATTCTATCAAGGATGAATGTTGGGCAGTTGTTTGAATTGCATATGGCAGGCGCAACAATGGCTCTTCGTGAAAATATTGCTGAGAAGTATCAAAAAGGTCTGAAACCAATTCAGAAATTGATGGTTGATAATAAGGATGTAACTTCTGAAGAAAAGAAGGGTGTTATAGATCAATGTCGTGAAATGGCAGATGATTTGAAGGATGAAATTTATGAGTATGTGATGGGTTTCATTCGAATTATTGATAAAACGGGTAAGAATTATTATTCGAAACAAATGCAATTGGAATTAGATAATACATCATTAGAAGATTTTATGTCGGATCTTGATAATTTCTGTATTATTCAAATACCTTTTGAAACTGTTAAGAAAGATGATGTAACACTCGCATTGGAATACGTTGGAAATAATTATGTAGATCCATGTTTTGAACCTATTTCCAAAAAGCAAACGAAAAATAAAGTAGCATTTGGTTACATGTATTTTCAAAAATTGAATCATATTGCAGAAGATAAATGTGCCGTTAGAGGTATAGGTCCATATACATCAAAAACATCTCAACCTTTACATGGAAAAGTTCGTAAAGGTGGACAGAGATTAGGTGAAATGGAAATATGGTCTCTTGTGGGTCATGGCGCAAAAGAAAATCTGAATGAAATTATTACAATAAAATCAGACAGTATTCAAAAACGAGATACATATATTTCGTCTATGATTAAAAATGACCATTTATTATGGAAAGATGATGAAGATAGTACTTCCCAATCTGTAAGGGTATTACAATCTAGCATGTTTTCAATGGGTCTTGGTTATAATGTACGAGAGGAGGATGATTGATGGGTTTTAAACATGATGCGAATTGCAAACGATGTGGTGTGGTATTTCAAATTGAAACAGTTGATTCATATGTAGATATGGAAAAATTGGATTTCATGGACCAATTGTGTGAATGTTGTCAGAATATATATTCTGATGAACTTCAATATTCAGAAACACAATTTGTCGGGAATGAGAAAATCAAAGATGGTATGACAAGCCTCTTTGAAGGACTTGAAGAAGAATTTGGATTGGAATGGCAAAATGATGAAAATTTCAAAGGAACACCTGAAAGAATTGCGAGAAGTTATATTGAAAAATGCAGAGGAATAAATTCTGTAAAGAAGTGTAGTGATATTTTAAAGATTGGATTTCCGTCAGACTACAAGAAAATTATTGTAGTGCCGGGAGTGAGGGTGTATTCATTATGCCCTCATCATTTTGAAAATGTAGTATACTCGATTGATATTGGATACTACCCGAAATCAAAAGTTGTCGGGTTATCAAAACTTTCGAGAGTTGCTATATTGTATGGAGCGCAACCGATTTTACATGAAACATTGGTCAAGGATTTGGTAGATATTTATCAAAAAGGACTTGATGCGGTAGGCGTTATTGTTCGTGCTACAGGTCAACATGGTTGTATGACTGCAAGAGGAATCAAACAACCTGGTTCCTGTGCTGTCATGGTTGACTATAGTGGTCGTTTTGAGACTGGACCTACTGGGTTCAGAACACCTGAAGATTTTAGAAATGAGTTTTATCAGCATATTTCACATGCACAACAGGAGATACATAAATTATAATTTACGTACGTAAAAGGAGAGCACTATGACCACTGAAAATAAAGAAACTTTGAAACTGTCTGATCTTATTGGTGATTACGAAAATGATACTCACGGAAGTGGATCTATGGAAACACCTAAAGATGTAATGGCCGCAATCGCAACCAGTACTGAGGAGGTAAATAATATGGAAAACAATCCAGAAGTAGTAGCAGACACAACAGTAGAAGCCACTGAGGCACCAGTAATTCCTGTAGTTGATACTAACACCGATGCCGTTGAAACAGCAGCATCAGAGACTGACAAGGGTTCAGGATCCGCTATTCCTGAAGAGGATGATGATGGTAAAACCATAAAAGCCGCTGCAACTCCAAAGGTCAAAAAGGAAGTTGTTGTTATTCCGGGCATGGTTGATCTGCATTCATTTATCGCTGATAACAAGGACAATGTTGTTAATGCAAAACTTATCAATCTGAGTATTTCTACAGTTCCTGCTGGCAAGTACCTGATGTATGTTACCAATGAGGAAAAAGATGCTTCACTCATCAAAATTGATACACCTGATAAACTGCAGCTCCTGAAACCTGAGGCAGCAGTTTCTATTCATGTTTACAATTCTGGTCTTGCAATCGTTACAGCAAACCAGCGTATTTACACAAGGAAATCTAATTGTGTCATGTTCGATCTTGATGCATCTGGGCATCCTATTGTAATGCGTACTATTACTAAAAAGGGTTCCGCAACACCAGTTACTGAAGTTGTAGCAGAGGAAAAATATGTTGATACTGATGACCTGAAACTTCTTCTGAAGAAACAGGCAGTAACTCTGTTCAACAAGAACTGTAAAGACAAAGCAACGATCGCAGAGATCATTCCTGAGGTCAATACATTCCGTCCAACATGTACGGATGTTGAGTATCAGATTAAACTCGATCTGATTCTTATGCATACCAAACGTTAATATGTGACCAAAATGGGGGATGGACAAAGTGTCTGTCCCCTATTTTTAAAGGAGATATATGAAATCACTTTGAATTATCAATAGAGGATACTATCATATTTAAATTGAGGTATGATTTATGAAACATGATGATTGGATAGGAAAGGTTGTAAAACGAAAATCTGGCATTTGGAGCAAAAATAATTCAAACAATTATTTATATCTTCAATCAATTGTATTTGAAGTTATATATAGAGATTATGGGGGGGTGAAAATTCCACGATTTAAAACATTCTTTTATAGTCGTACAAGAAAGGAATGGGTATGGAAAAAACGTAGTGTCTTACAAGTTATGAAACATATGAAATCTGTTTCAGATATAGATATGATAATGTTCAAATTGGAGCATGAATTATGAAAGGATTTGAAATAGGCGCATATTATAAATATAATTGTGAAGAAGTTAATGCACAAACAGGTATACAGATAATTACTAATTTTAAAAATGGAGTAGAATATAATATAAAATGTTTTAATGAAAAATGTCTTAGACTCAAATATCCAGGATGTCGTGTATACTCAAAGGATTTCCATAATGCAACTAAAATAAACGATGATGTAGAATGGATACTTTTTAAATTGGAGCATGGATTATGAACCTTAGACCACATACATTTTATTTATTCGATTGTGCAGCAGCAGAAAAAGGAACTGAATCATATATACCACCTCGGCCTATCTATGTAGAAGGATATTCTGAAAAGAATAAATCATGGATGTGCGTTTGTGAAGATTTTGATAGATGTTCAGAAGCAGATGATCCCGATACTTGGGGTAGATGTATGATTGAAATTGATAAACCAGAAAACAATGAAAACCTTATAATTAAAGAATTAACAGAAAATGAAATTATTGAGTTTAAAATTATATTTAAGTTATTGAATGATTGGGATCTTGGGGAATTTAATATTAAAGATAAAGATGAATGGGAAACATTATTTGAATGGTTTGGAGCTAGTCTATGAAAATACAAACAGAAGAATTATTTTTAAAAGATTTATATTTTTATGATATTAAAAGTTGTTATGCACAAATCGCTGATTCGGTACATTATAAGTTACCTGATGTAGATCGGGAGAATAAAACGGAAAGAAACATTGCGATTGGTAAGGAACAAATTGGAAATCCAGGACTTGCAGACTTCATGAACAAATCAGCAGAAGCAACTGTGAGTTTTTATTTGACAGACAATAATGTTGATCTTGATGATATAGTTCTAATACAACGAGATGGTTGTATTTTGAAAAAATTATTGAAGAACAATACAAGTATGATGACTATGGATCTGAGAGCACATTATAATTTTATGATTATAACTCCAGACCGTTCAAAATATATGGCAGCAACTGATGATGAAATCATTGTAAAAGGAGTTGCAAATAGATATCCTGAATTGGATAAAGTGTATATGAAATTCAGAGATTTGAATTTTCATAATAAAAAATCACTATTTAAACAATTGAATGGAATACGAAAACTTGTATTCGAAAATAAAGATCCTAATTTCTATTTAATAGAACATAATAAAAAGAGATTGTTAATGCACCGTAAGCGTGGATTATTAGAGATGAAATCAGGAACTAACGTATCAATGAAAAGTATAGAGGTCGAGAAATATTATGATGTATATTTCAGACCATTCATAGAGGTATTATTTTTATATTTTTATTAAGGAGATAAAATGGCAGAGATATTCTATAATATTCCAGGAATTAAAATATTTGATTATGGTATGATTGTTAAGGACATAATTGGTGCAAAAGATAAATTGGCAATTGCAGCAGGATGGTTTACAAAAAATGATTATGCAATCGCATTTCGAAAATCATTTGCAAAAGAAAAGATTGTATTTTTTAATGAACCAGATTTAGAAAAAGGACTTAACGGAAAATCTAAACATGCAAGTGTACAGGAAATGATTCTTCGATATAAAAAAGCTCCAGGATCTAGATTTAAAATTTACGCCTTTAAAAATAACGTTAAGGATCCATCTGATCCTGAGAAAATAATATTCAAACGATTGCATATGAAAACTATTGTTATTGACAATAAGATTGCATGGGTGAATACTGGTAATCCAACATTAGGTTCTGAATTATGTGTCGATATGTATATCAGATTTACAGATGTAAAAGAAGTAAATAAAATTTGGGATATAATATATGAAATGGAAGAATCTGAATATTTAATATCCTCAGAACTATATATCAAGAGAGAGGAACAAAATCCCAAATCAATTTACATGAAGGACTTTAATGAAAAATATAGTAAACCATACGGAGGATCTGTATAATGGCAGTACCAGGAACTATTAAATTCTTTCAAGAACATCAGGATTTTAAAATTGATAAGATTGATATTCCACGATTGAGATCACTTCGAAAATCGATTGCGATGAGAATGAAGACCCCATTTTATAGTATTAGAAATCAAAGTGGTTTTGTTGAAAGATCTATACAAATATTTTTTCAAAAGTATATGAGTGAATTTGATCTATGGTGGGATGATGATTTTAAAAAAATAATTGCAAAAGATCATGATGATTTGTATAGCAAACTATTTTCAGTAGGTAAGAAATATAAAGAATATTGGTTTGATATAGAAACATTCAATTGGAAAGTATCATCTAACCTGTTTATTTCTAATAATACATTTGAAGAAGTTATATTAAATTGGAATTTTATTGTATGGACAGAAGAATCAATTGAATCAATGATAGATTCATTTGGTCAAAGACATTTTAAAATGTTTTGGGATAAATGGGGCGAGAGAGAACAAACAATCGCTAGAAAAGAATGTGTTTGTTCATTGACTATGTTTTGTAATAAACAATTCAATACATGGTTCGATAAAGATATTGTACCGGTTGGAGATTATATTCAAGATTTATCACATTATGCATCCGAAAATTTTGAGGATTGGTTTGATAAAAGTATAATTCCAGATGATGAAATATATTGCTGTACACAATCATTCTGTTATTATCTCCCAGATCATTTCATAGATTGGTTTGATAAAAAAACATTTGATTATAAAAACTATTCTGAATTTCTCATAATAAAATTTCCAGAACATTTTACATTATGGTATGATGAATCATTGATTCCATTATCCCGTAAAATTAAAATATGTAAAGGAGATATGAGATCATTAATAACGAAACAAGAAGTATTGAGATTTAAACATTTTATTCAGATTAAAGATTTATTATTCTTGACATTGAGTGATAAATTTAGATTATGGTATAAAAAGAAATACTTTAGACCCCGAGATGAAATGTTTATATTATTGAAGCACTATGCAATGGAACATCAAGATTTATGGAATGAACAATACATTTTACATCAACTTAAGAAATAGGAGAAAGACAGTGGGAAAGTTAGATAAGGCGTTAGATGTTGTATCTGCAATAAAAGAAGGTAACACTATTTTGAATCTTGGAGCAGGAAAAATTAGTGAAGATCTTACACTCATGGCATCAAAATCTTTTCTTGTAAATGTAGATCAGAGTTATGGATGTGAAAGATTGTTAAATAGTTATATTGTAGAAATTGAAGAGAATCAAAATTCTTATGATGGAGAAGAAACAAAAATATACAATGTGGGTGGAAGTATTTTTGATTTTCTTGGAACTTATAAATATAAATTTGATACGATTTTTATGAGTCGTATTGCAGAACATATGTTTTATGATGCGGGAGAGGTTGGTCAATTACTTTCAATGAGTCGAAGTGTATTGGAAAAGAATGGAAGGATGTTCATTTTAGTTCCTAATCATGAAATACTTGCAAATAAATTATTGAATTTTGATCTTAATGGTAAAGCAACGCTTACTGCATATGAAGCGTTGTTATTGAATACAGAGTTTTGTAATACTCGATGTGATCCTCATGGATCTGTATGGACTCCAAAGACTGCAGAGTATTATATTGAAACAGAAGGAAATCTTAGTATCACTGCAATTCATGAATCTGTTAAATGGGATGGAAGAGATTATATGTTAATCGTAGTTTCAAAACGTGGAGACGATTGATGAAAAAGAAACAAAAAAAGAAACGAGAGTATGATCGTGTTTCTGGAAGTGGAACAAATCAGGTATTCAAAAAGAAAACAAAAAAACAGGATCGTAACAATTCTAAAATTGATTTACGAGAATATAGATGAATGAAAAAAGATTGTTTTATAAAACAATAATAGATGAGTGTTTTAAATGTCCTGAATTAATTGATATTGTAGGAAATGAATATCATGAAGATTTCAGATGTAGATTTTTATATAATGATGAATCTACAAGACATTTAAGCACCCCTCGAGATTTACTTTGGATAATCGATGATTGTCCTTTACCTAAAGTTAATTAATAAAATATGAATAAGGAGGCATTACATGAAGCAAAGAGTTGGTTTTGTATCAAATAGTAGTTCTTCATCATTTGTAATTGTTGGAGTTGTATTGAATAAATTAGATGGTAACATTTTCGATTTGTATGGAAATGTTTATGGAGTTGAATTGATGGATATTATTTCTATTAAATTATTTCAAAAAGATTATATTGAATGTTCAGGTGATGAAAAATTAAAAGTTATTGAAGTTGTCGATATTGATTGTAATGAAATTCAAATCTTTCGAGATGATGCTGAGGAATGTCCTGTTGGAAGTGTAATTGTAGGATATAAATATTCAACATCTGAAGGTAATTTAATGGTTCGGGAATTGGCAGAAATTATTAAAATATTGGAACCAATAAAGAATCATTTTTCAATTAATGATCTTCAGATTATCAGCGGAACAGTATATGATAGTTAATAAATATTAATCAAATTTACAACAGGAGATTAAAATGTCAGACGAAACATTGACAGAAGTAAAACGTAGTGAGTATAAAGGTAGTCCTGTAATATCATTACCAACTGGTTGGGGTAAAGGTATGACATTCGGTATGAAAAAGGCCGAATCGATTATCGAACATATCGAAGAAATTAAAAAGTTTGTAGAGGAGAATAAAAAAAATGAAGACTAGAACATGTTTCGTATCAAATAGTTCAAGTTGTTCATTCATACTGACAGGATTTGTATTGGACGAATCAAAATATACAGTATTGAATATTATTGATTTGGTATACGAAGATAAATTAAAAAATGAAGTTGCTCAAGAACATACTCAAAAGAATTGGGATGAATTGATCGACGATGAAAAGGATGATTTACTCTGGGTATTTCAAAATGAATTAGGTATTTGTATTACTGATTCTGATGAAGATGGATGTCCAAAAGGAAAAATTATGGTTGGCAATCGGATCAGTCTTGGTGATGATTGTGCAGAAACTCAAATTATTTCAGCAGATAGTATCACCAAGGATTTAGGATCATTAAAAGAAAAATTTCCAGATGAAACACCTTGTGTCGTTACTGGATCAATGATGTGTTGAGGAGATGATATATGAAAATGAGAGCAAGTTTTGTATCGAATAGTTCTAGTACTTCATTCATTGCAGTAACTGATAATATTAATACATCTGTACCGGTTCGTGGAACGAACAATACACTTGAAGATTTCGGGTGGAAACTTACAACAATGAAAGAATTGATAGAGTGGATAGATCAAAATTGGATTGAATTTAAAGATGATGAAAATATTGAAGATCAAATTAAAGAACATTATAATGAAAATTCTGTTGCAACATATCGTATGATGAAAAAGGAAATTGAATCTGGACGTGCTATAATTACAGGTTCATTTGCAGATGATACTGGAAGTGATGTTGAAACAGATTTGCGTAATGGTGAATTTGATAATTATATTAATGAAGCAGAATTGCTTCAATATTATTCTGAATAATTAAAGAAAGGATAGATATATGTGTGGAATAGCAGCATTGTATATATGTGAAAGTGTACCTGCCATTAGTGTATTAGATAAAATGATGACGTGGTGTGAGAAAAGAGGCGTTGATGGTTCTGGTTATGCATTGATTAGAAAACATCCAGTAGAAGGATGGATTGTTGATGATTTTTATAGAACTACAAGACCATTTTCTGAAGCGCGAATTGATATGATGATGCATGCTGAAGATCATGGTCCTAAGGTTGGTGATTTATATCTTATGGTTAGTCGTGCATCACCAGAGACTGAACCATCTTCTACTGAAATAAATATGCAACCAATACATAATGCTGGTTGTGTTATTATTCATAATGGTGCAGTAAGTCAAAAGATATATAACGAGTTGGATGAATGGGCAAAAGATAACGAATTCAAATTTACAACCGAAATAGATAGTGAAGCAATCATTGCTGCATATGTGAAAAATGGTCGAAACATGAAAAAGACTATGGAATATCTATCAGGTGGATTTGCATTTGTTATGGTTGATTTGAATAAAGGTCAGATGTATGTTGTTAACGATTTCAAACCAATTGCAACAGGATATATCAAAGGTACAGGATATATGGCAGCGAGTGATAATGATTGTTTAGGTGATGTGGTTCAGGAGTTAACTGATTGTTCAAGAACAGGAATGAATGTGTGGGAATATTATTATAATAATCCACAGAAAGGTCCTCTTATTAGAATGATAGATCTTGAATCTGGTTTTGAACAACATATTAAATTCAGTCCTCGATACATAACAAGTACATGGGATTCAAGCAAACCAAGATCTCAGGATGAGTTATGTCTGGTATCATGTTCAGGTGGTCTTGATTCTTCTGTTACATTAGCAACATTGAAATATGCGGGATATAAAAATATTATTGCATGTCATTTTGATTATGGTCACCGTGGAAGTGAGGCAGAGAAAATTGCATTTCACAGAGTCTGTAATGAATTGGAAATTAAAAGTAAAGTTTTTGATTTAGGGTCTTTCTATAAAGATATCGAAGCACAATCAATGCTTCTTGATGCAGAGGCGGAAGTTCGTACAGGAACTGATGTTGCATTGAAAACTACAGAGGCTTGGGTTCCTGGTCGTAATATGATGTTTCTAACATACATGGCAACTCTTGCAGAGTCTATGGTGATGAAATATAATTACAAAAAGGTATATCTGTTAGGAGGTTTTTTGAATCTTGCAGAGTCGGGATTTTATCCAGATAACTGTGAAGATTTTATTAGATCATTTTTGCAGACTACAAAATATGGTACATTGATTGGTGATCGATTTCAACCATTATATTGTTTAGCAAATTTGATGAAGTCTGAACAATGGTTGTTGGTTAAGGCATTAGGAATTGAAGATATCATTAAACATACAATCTCTTGTGATAGACCAATAGTTGATTGTAATGGTGTCCCACAAAATTGTATGAAGAATGGACTTCCTGCATGTGGTTCAGGATTACTGAGTTGGTGGGGTGCTAAGATGGTAGGGATGAAAGATCCTCGACGATTTTATGAAATAGCGGAAGATTATACGCCCCATCATGCAAAGCATCTTGATAGTGGTGTAAAGTTAGATTTAGATATCTATAAAGTCGTATCTCGGATTTTACTACCTGAAGATAAGAAGAATAATTTACAAAGGAAAATCAATGAGATAAAGGCGTTAAAAAGATGACGAATTATGTCATTATTAAACTTTTAAAATGTAAAAGACCTATGACTATCAAGTGGGCAATGGAAATGATTGACAGAGCCAATAAGGATGGACTTGATGATATAGCGGAAATGATTGATGACTGTTTGGATGGATTGATAAAACCAAATGTGAAAAAACTTACGATGGATCATCCCCACCGTATGAAATTCATTCAAACTATCATCAATAAATTTATGGATGTTAAAGGTTATTGGATATACTTTGCAGGCGGGAGAATTTTTGAAGTCAAAGATGTTGATATGGCAAAAGGCAAAGGATTGAAAATATATACAAAAAATAATATTAAAGATGTAATGTATGAGGTTTTGATTGAGGATGCAAATTCGACAGTGTTGAAACAATTAGCGATAGGTCGAAACGAACCAAATCATCTAAAGAAACCTCAGTACGTTAAAATATTGAAAGGAGGAAGATGATGCAATATCTATTTATGGGAGACTGTTATGGATTAGAATCATTGGTTCCATATGAATCGAGTATTGTCCATGTATTAAAACTTCGTATGAGAGTAAATCCTCAAAGAAATTATGTCATGGGAACAATTGAATTGGATGAAGATATGGCCGCAGCAGTCATGAAAAGTGATCCTATGGATGCATTAAAAATGATTGCTAAATCGCCAATTGGAGTATTGAGTAAAGAATTGGAATTTAAAAAGGCAATGATTGAAAATGTAAAACAGTATGAAGCGAGAAAAATTACTGACAAAATAAATCGAAAGGATTATATCAATGAAGAGTTCAGTAAAATTGTTCGATAAAGGAAAAGAGAAATCAATAAAAAAAATTGTAATGAATCTAGAAGTAGATTTTATGTCATTGGATCTCGCAGAGTTGTTTGAAACAGTTGAAGAAATAAAAGAAAAATGTTGCGAACGGGGTTCAATCAATGACATTAAAATAAAAATAGAAACGTAGGAGAATATTGTTATGACAAATTCATCAACAACAATTCTTACTGCAGCAGATAAAAAGTTTAGAGCCAAACTTAAAGCACAACTTGATAAAATTATTGCTGATCCTTTTAAAAGATGTATTAATTGTGCAGGATATTTTAAGGAAAGTGATTACTGTGGTCGTACTTATGTACATTCGTGGACGAAACCCACTAATACATGTATAAACTGGGCACCTTTATCAGGAGTAAATCATGAGTAAAACCTTCATAAATAATTCACCAAAATGTTGTCACATAACTTGTCAATATTCAAAATATTTAATAGGTTTCGGGCGTTGTAGCAAGTTTGGTAAACTTAAAATGGATTTATTGAATAATACATTTTATTGTCATGATGATTGTGATGAAGTGGATATTAATAAAATTAATATGTAGGAGGATAAAGTGGGTCGTGATGTGACTGCACTACTAACAGATCGGGAAGTTAAATTATTAGAAGAATCATATGCAAGGATCATGGCGGATGCAATAGGAGAAAATCCTGACATTGTAAAAATGGTTGAAATTAATATGGTCAATTTCTTACGACCACTTCTGACTCAACAGATGGCCAACGATTTATGTGTAGAAGAATATGATATTGAATCTTTATTTAATATCTTGATAACAAAAGATCCGGAAAAAGGGATTGTCATATTATCATTAACAAGAAAGTTACATTAATTTAAGGAGAGTGTATATGAAAAAACGTAAAGGATTTGTATCTAATAGTTCATCATCATCATTTGTATGTGATGTATGTGGTAATGATGTATCAGGTATGGATATGTGTTTGGATGAAGCGGAGATGGCAGAATGTAAAAATGGCCATACAGTTTGTCAAGATCATATGAGAGACAGAATTGAAAATATGAGTATTGAAGAATTAAGAACATTGTACAGTGCCTTTGAGGATACAACAGATGATGAAAATATTTCTGATGTAGATCTAAAAGAAACAGTGAAAGAGAAAATCTTCGAAGGTGACGAAGGATATTATGAAGTTCCGATTATTGCATGTCCTATCTGCAATTTCGATACAATGATGGATAGTGATTATATCACTTACTTTCAAAAGAAATTCGGGATAAAACGTAATGATATTCTGGACGAGATTCGTGATAAGTTTAAAACATATGATGAATTTTGTAACGCAATGAAAGAAACAAAGTAATGAAATCTAGAACTGGTTTTATATCAAATAGTTCTTCATGTAGTTTCATTGTTGAGAGTCGAGCGAAAGGACATCTACCTCCACTGCATGGTCAACATATTAATCGTGTTACTGATGCAGTTGAAGGAATTGATTTCGGAATCGTTTCAAATGATTATGCGAGTGGATATTTCGTAGATGAAAATAAAAACGAAGAAAGACATGTATCAGTTTCTCGGGTGCGTGATGAAAATGACAATCTATTGACTATTGTATCTATTGAATTATCGAAAGAATTAATTCAAAAAAGTGAAATAGATTTAATTGAAGAAACAGAAAGAATATTTTCTTCAATAGTGGGTTGTCTATTCGATGATGATGAAGGAAAAATTAAACTAAAAAATAAAGAAGGTATTCTTTATTATTCACAGACTGCAAAGTCATGTGGTGATGGAGGATGGGATGGTGGAGATCCTTCGGGATATTATGCTTGGTCTCGGGATCTATTGCAGGAACAAACAAAGGCAGGAACTATAACATTAAAAGGTAGAAGAATTAATACAAACATAAAATGTTCATTTGAGGAGATATAAATATGAATACTATAATTGTATTTATTGCGGGAATCATCTTAGGATGGTGGATCGCAAACAAAGTCAGGGATGGTAAAAATCCAATTCAAGAAATTCAAAACATATTCGAAAATATATTTAAAACAATTTCAAGTCTGTTCAAAGAAAAAGGTGATAGACCCGATGCATAAGATACTCGTAAAGAAACTTCATAAAGATGCTCAAATTCCGAAATTGGCCACTGAAGGATCTGCTGGTTTTGATTTACATTCCATGATTAATTGTGAATTGAAACAGGGAGATATTTATATGATTCCAACAGGATTGGCAGTGGCCATTCCAATCGGATTTGAAATGCAGATTCGACCACGAAGTGGACTCGCAAAATTGGGAATAATTGTCGTAAATTCACCTGGGACGATTGATAGCGATTACAGGGGCGAAATTAAAATTCTTGTCACTAATTTATTACCTCATATAGTTTATCAAATTACAACAGGTGAACGAATTGCACAAGGGGTAATTCAAGAAGTACCATCAATCTATTTCGAAGAAGTGGAGGAACTAGATGTTACAGAAAGAGGAGCAGGAGGTTTTGGCCATACGGGTAAGTGAAATATTGGAACCAAAAATTAGTGAAATGATTAAGGAACATCTTGCAGATTTCATTATTCGTGTTGTTGATAAAGAGAGTAAAGTATTTGAAGAAATTGAAGAATATATTACTAGAGGTGTTTCGAATATTGTTGAAGCATATATAGATGATAATCTTGATGAAACAATGATAAATGAAGAGTGCGCAACATCTATAAAACAACTGGCCGAGAATTATGATATGGATGAAGTGGCACGGGATGAAGTTGCTCATGTGATAAGAAATGAAGATTTCACTCAGGTTATTGAAAAAGAAGTAGAACAAGAAGTAGCAAGACATTCAGTTGAGGATGTAATGAATGAACAAATTACTTCAGATTTGGATGATATTGATATTAGAGATAAAGTAGACTTAATGATTGAAGAAAAAATTGAGGAAGAAATAAATGATATTGATATTAATGAAAAAGTTGATAATATAATAGAACAAAAAATGGAACTAAAAACTGCAAAGCAAGTGGAGAAAATAACATGATTGAATTCAATTTCGAATCTTCCGAAGAAATGGTGAGTTCATTACGGGATTGGAATGAATCATATAGTCTAGGATTCCCACAAGTGGATGATGGCACATATGACCATTTCAAACAAGTATTAGAGAAAACAGATCCTGAAAATGAATTTCTCAAAGAAGTCGGGAATAAACCTAAGGTGAATAAAGAGTTTCTGCCATATACAATGGGTAGTCTCAAAAATAAAACATCCATTGATCTTGATCCATGGTTAGCGAAACATCCTTCACTCATATATATTCTATCTCATAAATTGGATGGTATTGGTATTGAGGCACAATATAAAAATGGGGATTTTCATAAAGCATGGTTAAGAGGAGATGGAACGATAGGTGAAAACGTTACAGAAAAAGCGAGAACGTTTGTACCTCGGCATATATTGTCCGACCGACCAATTGCAACTTTCGTTGGTGAGATCATTTTAACATGTGACCATACTAAATTAGGTTACAAGAATAAACGAAATGGTGTTGCAGGAATAATGCATCGGGAATCAGGAAAACATTTGGAACATCTAAGTGTATTATTCCATGGTTGGAAAGATCCTGACGGTCCTGCTGCTACATCTGAAGCAGTGAGAATAGATAAAATTGCTAAAATGACTAGTCGTTGTGTTCGATATAAGATAGTGAAATTTCCTACAAATGATAAAGAATTAAACATTGAAGGTGCTGCATTGAAACTTCTCGAAGAGACTACTGATTATGACAAAGATGGTGTTGTTATCAGTGTTGATAATTGTGAAGTTGAACATATAAAATTGCCTGAACATAAGATTGCATATAAGGCAAATAAGATGGTTGCAGAAACAACTGTCAAACTAGTTGAATGGAAACCATCAAGAACAGGAAAAATCATTCCGGTTGTATGGGTGGAACCTGTTGATCTTGGAGGAGCAACAATAGGAAAGTGTACAGGTTTCAATGCAAAATTCATTTTGGAGAATGCAGTTGGAATCGGATCCATCATCAAAATTGTTCGTTCCGGTGATGTTATTCCTTACATTGAGGATGTTGTTCAAAAAGCTCCTAAGGTAACATGGCCGAAGGTTTGTCCTTCATGTAATTCAACATTGATTTCAGAAAAAGTTCATTTAGTTTGTGGTAATCCTGATTGTTCCACAAAGGTTCAGAAAGGAATTGCACATTTCTTTGAACGATTAGGACTTGAATTCTTCAGTGAAAAAATGTTAACGTCACTGGGTTGTAATTCAATCATTGATGTATTCAATTTGAAACAAGGTGATATTGAAAAACTTTCAGGATGGGGTGAAACATCAGCAACTGATTTTATAAAACGAGTTGGTGAAGTCAAACAGACAACTCCCGAAAAACTTTTATCATCTTTAGGAATAGATGGGTTGGGTCGTACAACATCAAAACTTCTTCTTGATAATTTTGAATTTAAGGTTATTCTGAGCAAATGTGTTCTTAATGTATTCTGTGATGACCTCGTAAAGATTAAAGGTATAGGAATGAAAACAGCAGAGAAAATTGTTAATGGATTGAGAAGTAATTTAGATTTATTGGAGCAATTGAGACATATCGGATTGGAAACAAATACGAATACAGTTGGTACATTGACTGGACATACATTTTGTGTTACAGGAAAGTTATCACGTCCTCGTAAAGAAATTGAAAAATGGATTGAAGATAATGGCGGAAGAAATGCATCTATTTCATCATGTTCACATTTGGTGTGTAATGAAGTATCATCTTCCGGTAAATATAAAAAGGCACAGGATAAAGGTATACCGATTATAACCGAAGAACAATTAGTCGAACTGCACATGAAAGCAAGGAGAAATATAAATGTCTAATTTTATTAATCTTGGCGACGTACATACAAAAATTAAAGAAGGTGGAATGCCTCATCTTGAATTTACTGATTGTAAAGTAAAATTTCGCTACAGTAATTTCATTGATCCATCAGGAGTTAATTCTTCAAAATGGGTTTTGGCAATGAAACCTGAAAAACTCTCAGACGAAGCACCTTGGGAAGTATCTCCAGGATTGTTATCCAATGATTATACAGTTGGAAAAACAGAAGGAATCGTTGAGACAATTAAGAAACAATTGGGCGGGAGTACAGTGGGTGAAACATTTTTCCGCAATGGTTCAATTATTAATTATACATTCGTTTTAGATGGTTACGAGATTGAGGAAACAGAACCTGATGAAGTGAATGCAATGATGTTCAAACTTCTGACTGGTATTGATGAGGAGAAATTGGCACAGCAATCATCATTGACATTTTCAATTGTCAATAACATGACTGGTTGTCATACTCTTTCTCTGAATTATGGTTTTATGACATCCTTGGCAAGTGATAAGGTCAAGAAAGGATTGAGTATCAATAACATTTATCTCCTTGATGAATTCAAGAAGACACTTGTACATGATAAAAAATTGGCACTTGACTATGAACAGGTTCAGAATGTTAAGGAAAATATTATCAATAAAATCAATAAATTCAAGGAAACAATTGTACCTGATGGTTTCATGGAAGAGTTCAAATCAAAAGTCGGCGCTCGTAGGATCATGAAAAAAGTTGAAAAGATCTGGGCAAATGTCGGTGGCGATTTGAGTAATTTCTATTATCTGACATATGTAATTTCCGCTATTGCAAATTCAGAAAAGAAAATTGAATTTGAATTGAAAAGCAGGAAGTTTATTTCAGAGTATCTTGATGACTTGAAAACTGCATAACAAAAATTGGTTCCCGTAGGAGCAATCTTACGGGAACCATTTTGTAACAAAGGAGATTATAATGCCAATACCTAAGATTAGTATAAAAGTACTCAAACATAAAAATATTAAAAAAGCATTCATTTATACAGATGATAAAATGTTAAGTGGAGACTTTAAAGAACTATTAGAAACTAGTTTTGTAATCGAAGGACTTTTGAAATGAGTAGGAAGAAGAAGAGGGAGGAGAAAACAAATATGTTCTGTATTGAGATTACAAATAAAAAATCTATATTGAAAGGTGATGATGTAAAAAATAGTAGTATTGCATCTAACAGAACCTTAATTGAAAACATGAATGAAATATTATCTAAATGTTTTAAGAAACATGAAAGCATTGACATAATAATAAAAGATAAACAATTGAAACAAATTTGTATAAATGAATTGAGTTTTAGATCTGATAATCAATTAAAAGTGCCCAGAAGAATTAAAGATAGAAATTCAAAATTATTCTGTAAAATGTCAAGAGATGGATCAAATTGTAGAGTCAATTTTAATAATTTAATGTCTTTTACAAATCAATCATATTCAATGATAGATTGTATATTTTCATTAATGAACGATTCAAAGGTAAAGAAGACTGAGATGGGTATGGCAGTTGAAACATTCATAATTGAATCTGTATATTATATAGGCGATTTTCTATTGTATTATGAAAATGAAACTAACTTTGATTATGATGATAGTGATAATGAACGAGTTCTTGTCAAAGATATGATGAGGATTTTATCATTGGTATATCTTTATGAATTCTATGAAGACAATGAAGAATTATTAGGAATTGTTTGTGCTCATGGAATGCATCATAAGATTATTGAAGGTTATATAAATCAATTGAATACAGGAAGAAGACCTAAAAATATAAGTGGAGAAAGATTGGACATACTGTTAAGGGAATACCTTCTATACATTTTACAGAGGAGATAATTATGAGATTTACGGAGGAACTAATGACGGGAGAAAAATGTAAGTATCAGATAGATGAATACTTTGCAATGATGGGAGATAAAAGTTGGAAAACTGATAGACCAGATTGTTATGCTGTTCTTTCAACGTCTCATATATTTGTGACTAACTTTGCAAATTGTTTGAAACGATTGTGTAAGATTGATGATAGTGATAATATATCTGTTACATTTTCAAACTATGCTGCTAAATGTATCAAGGGTCATTTTTATAGAAATATGGATACTGCCCCTAAGATAACAATGATGTTTAAAAAAATGATGCAAAGATTTCGATATACAGGAACTCGACATATAATGGATTTGGATGATGAGAAATCATTTTATATTAGACAGTATGGTATACCAATGACTTCAATGAAGTTTGGATTAATTGTAGGATTAGCATTAACGGATGCTGGTCGTGAATTCATGAATTATGTGGATAGAGTAGATGAAAAACTTTTACCATTCAGACAAATAATGAAGTGTTATAAATTTCATCCTATTATTGATGGACCTACTGATACTTCATTTTTAAATCCTGATTGGAATTTGAATGAAACAGAAATTTTAAGATTGATTCATATTGAAAAATTTGGAAAGAAATCAAAATATACACAAATGATAGTTCCAATATTGAATAGAATATTTACTGAGTTAACATCAAAGAGTGTACAGAGAGGTAATAAACGTTTCCCAATGACGAAGGCTCGAAAGAATGAAATAAATAAGGGTGGATTTTTACCATCCCTGACTTTTGCATCGAAAGGGGATGTATGTGCAAAAACCCTCGTAGATGTTTATCCTCAATATCTTAAAAATCATTTTGTTGAAGATTGTAATTTAAATGATGACTTTAGAGAAGTTTTAAATAGAGAGTTATTAATCAAGTTATTACAGAAGTAAGAACAAATATAAAAAGGAGATACTGTTATGTCACAATGTCCAGAATGCGGTTTTGATCACCCTCCAACTGCTCCAGGAAAATGTCCGGTTGCAAAGGAACAAAATAGAAAATCTGAAATGAAAGCAGAGATGGGTACAAAGTTATTTGATTCATTTGAAACCATTCAAAAATCTTTCATGGATAAATTTCGGGATGCCGATGAAACAACTATAAACAAGGTTGTTGGTCAAATAAGAAATACAATTATGAATTATAAGGTGTAAATCATGAGTTGGCAAACTTTACAACGTGCCAAGAAATATGCATTAAGACGGTTTAAACATTTTCATAATTTTAATCCATCTAGCCCCGAAACTTCAAGAGGTAGCAGATTTTATAATGATGATTGGTGGATCGACCATGATGATGATATTCCTAGTCTATTAGGTCATTATAGAAAGACAGGTAATGCTAGATCTAATCCATATAAAGATTATGAAAAACAACTGTTAAGATTCGAAGAAGCAAGTCGGGAAGATTTAAAGGATTGGTTAGAGGAGAAGAATGATAGAGAAAAAAAATCACTCCCCAATGTGTCTTTGTGATGATGATGATTGTCCTAGACATAAAACATGCAATCGATTTATTAAAGGGATTAGAATGATAGAAATAATGTTTATCATTTCACCCCGAGATTTATTTGACGATGAAGCGTATTGTATAAAGTATGAAAAGAAAGGCTCCTAGAGCTTTTTTTTCTAAACAAAAGGATAGACCTATGGCAGACCCAAAATTTACTAAAGGTAGAAATTATAGTTTTTCTTTGAAAGTAGGTGTTGAAAATCCAGAAGATGGAACAGATGATTTATCTATATATCTTGATTCAATTCGTTTTGTCAATACAATGGGTTCAATTTATCCAACCTTCATATTTTTATTCAAAGCAGATGCAACAGAAATTATCTCACGTAATATGTATGGTGAGAATACTCTAAAATTTACAGTATCTCTTGATAAAGAAGATGGTAATTCTGTTGAATTTTTGAACTTAGAATTATTATATCTACAATCAAATCTTTCTTTAGTTCCTAAAACAATGGGTGGTACTACTAGTGAAGATAAAGATCTGGGTGGAATATCATTATCAGCAATTATTCTTCCTTGTTACAATATGATGTCTACATTGATAAATTACATATTTGAAGAACGTGCATCAGTCGGACCTTTTGATGCACTATTAGAAGCGTTATTAGATAAAGTGAATGGTGAAATTGAATTTGATAAAAAAGGTAAAAATGAAGAAGAAATCAATCAATGTATAATTCCCACTATGTCTGTCATCAAAACAATCGATTTCTTTAATGAAACATATGGTTTATTTGAAGGTCCTCTACATAGATATTGTATATGGGATAATAAAAAGAAAGAGTCAGTACTTCAAATGTGGGATCTAAGCAAACGAATTAAAACTAAACCTGTTGCAAAGATTTGGCATTTACCAGCAGGTGCCCCTGCGGGAGAGGTTGAATCAATAATAGAAAAATGTGACCAAAAACCACATTATTATTATACGGATTCTCCATTGATGACTTTACATCATGCAAATTCAAATGTTATAAATGCAACTCATAAAAAGAAACAAATTATACATCCTGATGATCTTTTATTTTTTAATATTGAAAACAATTTGGATGATGTAATGGAAAACTTGGGAGTTTATGATGATAATGATTCAATGAAATTTAATGAAGATATGGTTGGAGTAACACCAGATGTTTGTACAGGTCTTAAAGGTCTTGCACGAAATACATATGCATTATCATCAAGAATGGCAAAACAGATTCAAAATACAACATCAGTTAAATTGACTATTATACGAAATGTAGATATTGAAAATCTGATTAAAATAGGAAGTCCGATTCAATTAGAACCAATGTCAGAAAGTTATTTAGGATATCAAGGAAAATTTATTTTACAGACATCTGATATACAATGGTTCAAAGGAGGTTCGGAACAATGGAATTGCAATGCGACATTAACAATGTTTAGATCTAATCAAGAAAAATAGGCAAAAAAAAAGAAACCCTCACGGGTTCCTAATTCGTTTAACCTTTCTTTCCCTACTCTTCTTTCTCCTCTCCTTAAATTCCTTACTATCTCGTGCTGCCCGTTTCAGATGAATATCTATGATATCATCATCATTAATGGTTTCATCCATACGATCTAAGAAATAGTCTTGTGTACCTCTGGCCAGACGACGATTCTTATGCCAATTATTACTCATATATTCTCCTACATATATTTGGCGATTACTTCTTCTCACTATCTTTAAAAACTTCAGGAAATAACTCAGGATACTTATCCGGATTGCTGGTTAAAAATTCAAGACAATCTACTTCATTGGTTTTTTTATCTTTTGCCATGATACATTCTCCCTATCTTAAAATTGTTTTATTTAAGAATTTAACAATATCAATTGCATCTTTTTTGATTTTGTCTTCTTGAGGTTTATGTTTCTCATTGAAATCTATATTAATAATATCCAATAAAATATTTCTCAACCTCATTGCTTTTTCTTTTTTAGTTGCCACTTCTTTTTTCTCCCCAAAATATTATTTATATACTCTATTATCCTTTTCTGGATTGTATGAAACTTCATCACCACTTGTTACAAATATAGTTACTTTTGAATTACTACGGCAAGTTGTATCACTATCACTGTGTAATGGTGGCGTAATACCAATCATACCTTCATGAGCATATGGATCAAAACCATCATCGAAATAACATCCAGCGAAAAATGTACTACCATTTTTTTTCATATATGTTACGGAATCCATATTATTTCTCCTAAAAATATTATTATAGATTTATTAATACGACCAATAGATAGATCCATGCACCACCATGAACCTATCGATGAGTATATTAATTATTTAACAACCTGACCACATGAAATTATAACTTCTCTCTCCACATACTCAGGAGCAAGAAGTAATACAATCGTAAAATCATCAGTGTGAAATTCAAATATCATACCATAGTCTGTATCATACGTATTACAGACTGACGAATCAGTTGAAAGTAACGTCCAAGCATTCTTACCATGGGTTACCTCAAACTTCAATATGTATGATCCAGTGATAACTTCTCTGCCGTGTTTAGAATTATTAACCTGCTTAGTTATCAGAGTCTCAGTGCCATCTGCTTCAACTGCATATACAGGGCCATTATAACAATGGGGACCGTCAAGTCTAAACAGTTCCATGCTTTCCATTTCATGAAAGAGTATAGAACCATCATTCTGTAATTCGTAATTTTCCAACTCGACTTCAGCATCTTCAACATCACGTTCTGTAACTTCTCTATACATCATGATATTGTCAATGGAAAGAGTATTAGTTCCTTCTTGATATCCAACACGATTTGCAAGATAAATTCTCATACTACGAAAATCACTCACACCCATCAGTGCCGCAACATCATATTCAAAACTACCAGAATCAGGAACTATGATATACTTCCCAGGATAGGTTGCTTCCATATTCGCAACATAATCACGATGCCAATCACCGATTGTATCTTCTGAAAATATAACTCTACAACCAGTACGGATACCTTCAGCATTATAAAGATTGATAATTAAAAATGGACTGTTATGAATAGTTCCACCGGTTCTTTCAAATACAGCGTCGAACTGCAACTTCATACCGTCAGCGTTCATATCTGCATCGAATGTCCATTCTTTGTACAGATAACGGGTTATCCAGTTGGACTGTTCAACTACTGTATATGCATGTGATTCCACAACAATTACATCACCATTATCAACTGCTTCTTCTTCTACTATTGGATTGAAATTATCAACCTGATTCACACGTACCCAACCGTCGATACTATCACACGGATCTGCAATGTAATCTTCTGTTGCTGCAAATGAAAAGTTATAAATTAATACACATACTACGATAGCAATTAAATTCTTTTTATTGAATAACATGATAGTTCTCCCTTAAAAATTATTATTTATGTTCATCTCATTTCAGTTACTAAAACGTACCGTTTACCGTTCAGATAAATCTACACTCAAATAAATCTATAAACTTATAAATCTTTTTAGATATTTTTCAGGATCTAATATATCTTCCGGATCTTCATTAACGAATATGCTAAATTTTCTTCCATCCTTTTTCAAATGAATTTTTGTCATCTATTATTTTATTCCTACTTTTTTCAATACTGGTTGTAGGATTATCTATGACAGTTTCTATCTTCTGAGGTTTCAAATCTCCTTCCTTTAGTATTTCTGTTACAATTTTCTTTTCTCCAGTTTCAAAATCTTCTCGACCAAATTCAATAGTTTTCAATTTAACCCATATCAATCCATGACAATTAGGTCCATCTTCATACAACTTCTTACATACTAAACCAACATTGTTATTTACATGGAAGAATGTATATTTAAATTTTGGTGTTTCAATAACAATTGTTGAATCAGTTTCATTTATATATGATGTAAATTTAGTAATTATAGTAGTCGTCATTATCATACCTTCCTCTAATAGGTTATCGTTTTTAATTATGAACTTATCCAATCGGTCCATGAAATATAAACATGAACCGATTGATAAATTCATTATTTTTTATCGACGTCTAATACATTTTCTTCTTTTTCTTTCTTTTTCTTCCTATTGGATAAAACAACGAAAACCCCGGTCATAATGAATGACACAATAAAACCCCATAACATATACTGCATCCCTAACCGCCTTTGACATAAAGTCAACCATTCAAAAAATCCACCACCGTCAAAGTAGTAAACATCAACCCACAACCAAATACCATACATAAATAACATCAATGAAAGATACCAAGAATACTTTAAAATTTTATTTAACATATTTTATTCCTCCTAAAATAAATTAATGTTTTCAATCACTTCACTTTATATCCTTTTACTATCTCTACCCCGTTTCATAATTTCATTGTTTTTGTATTCGTTTCGAAGACGACTCTGTTCAGAAGTCATTAAAAATTTTTCCGCATTTTTTCTAGCAGTCTGTGCTTTAAAAAATGCATCACGTTCACCAAACTTATGAATTGAGAATGTTCTATAAGTTTGTTTTCGAACAACTTTGCCATGTTCCACAACATATTGAACCCATGTCGCTTTCCATGCATACGCATGAATGGCAGTTTGTGTCGTAGTTCGGAACCAATAATTATCCAATTTCATAATACCGACTCTTCCCGGTATACTCCCACGCCTTGCTGTTAAGAATGCAGGTTTACGATGACCCGCAAAAAGTGGTCTGAAATCAGTATTTTTAATAAGTTCTTTGAGAGTTCCATCTCTCCATTTTGTGGCCACGATTAATGAATTTGCCTCACCACCAAATTCAGAATCATTGAATTTCTTTTGTGCAAGATATACTCCACTTCGCACAAACTTCACCCACCAACCGGGTGCTGATTTTGCATATGCCATACGAGATATGTATGCCATAGGTCCAACTTTAAATTTCATAATATATATTCTCCCGATTAAATTTTAATAATTTATACAAGACACAATTCTTTTGCTTCGTCCTCGTCTGTCCAATTCTTATGAAATACATTAAGTCCTGTAAGAATTAAACCTACTACTACTATTGATATTATAAACATAACTTCCTCCTAATAAAAATTAGTCACTCTTATGAGTGTATCCTTGTGAATTAGAACAAATATTATACATTAACGTAAGGTTTAATTTGTTCATTCTAATTGTTTATATATATAGTAAAAATTTTCCATCCCAACCAAGGAATTTCTTATGGCAATGAATGCCCAACAAAAAGTAAAAGAATTTTTGAAATGCAAAAAAGACATCTTTTATTTTGCTAAAATCTATGTAAAATTAAGTCTGCCTGGTGGGTCGGTGACTCCAAAAATGTATCCACCACAGGAACAATTCTTACGAGACCTTCTTCGTGTAAATTATGTTGCATTGTTGAAGACACGACAAACTGGTGGATCAACTGCAGCACAAATATTCTGTGCATGGTTATGTACATTTTATAAAAATGCAGTTATAGGTATCGTATCCCGTAAAGGAGATGAAGCAACTGACTTTGCACGTAAGGTTATGATGTTACTTTACAATCTCCCTGCATGGATGCAACCTAAATTTTTGAAAGATACTGAACGTACATTTATATTGGATAATGGATGTCAATTATTTGCTGAGAGTGTTAATGCAGGAAATCCTGGTTCTCTATTTCGTGGAAAAGCAATCACTTTGGGTATCATTGATGAGGCCGCTCATATTCCTTTCATTGATGAAGCGTATACCGCTTTTGCACCGGCCCTATTTAAATCACATCAAGTGGCCCGTGAAAAAGGTGTACCGTTTGGAATGATTGTTATTTCAACTCCTAATCGTACTCTAGGTACAGGAAAGTTTTTCTTTGATATATGGAAAGAGGCTGTTGCAGGAACAGGAATGTTTCATGCAAGTAAATTGTATTGGAAAGATATTCCTGAATTCGTTGATGATCCAACATGGTATGATACACAGTGTAAACTATTAGGTGGTAATGAGGGTAAGATTGCTCAAGAGTTAGAAATGCAATTCATTGGTTCTGAGAACACATGGTTGCCATTAAACGTCCTAAAGAAACTATTTGACAATGTAAAGAAACCTACCTCATCATTTAAAATGAGAGGTGGGTTATTATATATGTGGGAAGAAATTCTTCCTACAAAATACTATTTGATAGGAATTGATGTGGCATCTGCTGGTGGATCTGATAAGTCTACCATTGAAGTATATGATTATGAAACAATGAATCAAGTGGCCGAATTCAGAGGTAAATTAGAAGTATTTGATTTCTGTGAAAATATAAGAACAGTTGCAAAATTATTCGTTAATCACTTATTGATACCAGAGGATAATTCATACGGTACCGAGGTTGTAGGATACATTAGACGGTTGGAAGATGTTCCGGTGAACCTATATAGGATGAGTCCGACAAAGCAGTTGAAAGAGGCTACTGCTAAGGTTAAGAGGTACGGATTCAATACTAACACAAAATCACGACCTATGTTGATGGATTCACTTTATACATTCATAACACAATATCCTGATTGTATAAAATCAGAATCATTAGTCCTTGAATTGGCAGGTTTGATTGAAAAACAAATGGCGACTTCATTCAAGGTTGAAGCAGATAAGGGTGTACATGATGACCTTGTAATGGCATCTGGATTCTGTACATATGTTCGTCAATATGATCCTCCTGTTGGAATTGCTACAGGTCCTACTGGTATAAGACTATCAGATGATATTCACGAAGTTGCTGAGTGGAATGATGATCTTCCAGGATACGAAATAGGAGAAACACTTAGTTCAGATACTGTTTCAGTATATAGTAAACTTCCTGGTGGTGTATCACTTGAACAAATGAATAGAGATGTTTTAAAGAAGGCAAAAGAGAATATGCATAAATTAGCAGACCAACCTGGAGGTAGTCAAAATTCTATCTTAAATCCGTTTGATATAATGGGTTGGAATACTGATGATTAACGGGAATTAGAACAAATATAAAAAGGATAACTCATGCTTCTCAATTCATATGCTGAAAAAGAACTTCGAAAAAATAAACATCTATTCGAAGATGAATCAAATCCGGGCGATGTTTTGCATGAATCTTTTGGAGTTGGACCGTTTGGTCTTCAAAAAGCAGGAACATTATCTGGTATGAATTTCTATAGTTCCGATAAATTGAAAGCGAAATTTATTGATGCTGTCAAACAAAGAAAAGAAACTCGACCAGTTGCAGATGCATTAGAGAATCTTACAAGAAGAGGAATTATTATACCTTGTTATTCGAAAAAAGGAATCATTAGTTTTCTTGGACATAAAATGTTCGGAACTGATTATGACAAGTCTATCATGGCATTCTTTTCTCCTGAATCAAATAGAATTTATATGTTAATGGATAATAGAGTGAAGTTTTTCATATGGACAAGTTCGAAAGATATGGCAAAAACTTTACTTCATGAAATGATGCATTTCGCTTGTTACAACCTTAAAGGTGGTTTTGGAAGTTATTTCAAATCAATGTGGTTGACATATTATTCTGAATTCTTTAATCTGTATTTTGATTCAAATGATATAGATAAAAATAATGTAAAAATGTTTATTCAATTAGTACTTAAAAATATAGAATGGACATCTAAGGATTATTCAATAAAGTTTTTTGAAGGTCCTTATAAAAAAGAAATTGATATGTTTACAAAAACTACTGGAAGTGACGTTGATCTTGCAGAAGGATTCATGAAAGCAGTCAATACATTCATTACGAATCCAAATCAATATATTCAACAAGTATATGAAAGAGAATCTATTCCTCAAAGGATATATGCATGTCTTGCTAAGGCATATAAAATTTTGGGATATAGAAATCCTAATTCATTATTTGTTCAAGAGATTTTATTTCCTTCTGAAGTAGCAGCAATAACAGCGGGCGAAAAAACTATTCGTTCTCATTATGTTGCAATTGAGAAGTTAGCAAAGGTATCATTAAAATAAGGTAATAACTCATGGCAGACAGTTACAGTGACAAATCCAAACAACGACAAAAGACTAAGACGATTAAGGACAGATTAGATAATGATACATTGAATAGAAGAACTATTTCATCATTAACAACATCAGTTCAAAATTTATCTAAGTCTGTTCTTCGTATGGGTAGTACTCCGGTCAGAGTACCTGCAAAAATGGCTCAGGATATTCAAAATGCAGTACGTGATGATATAGACATTAAAGAGAAAAAACTTGCAGGATCAATGGTATCTAAAGTCAATCCAATAGCAGGTTATGCAACTGAAAAGATGGCGGAGACTGAAACATATAAGAAAATAAAATCTGCATCAAAGAAACGTATATCATCTTTATTCGCTAAACAAGAAAAAGATATCTCATCCGCAACTAGGGAGAGTTCTAACCAAATCATAAAGACTCAAGGTCAAATGGTTGGGTTCATGTCAAATATAAGATCCCAGATTGCAGCAACAAATAAAAAAATAGTCGGAACAATGCAAAAGGGAACTCGTACTGCAGCGGCTCCTGTCCGTGGTGCATTGAAAGTAGGACAAGACATTCAAAATACTGTACGTGAAGATATTGATATAAAAGAAACAAAGTTGGCGGCATCTGTTGTTAGTAAGGTCAATCCAATTCTCGGATATTTTACAGAGAAAATGTTCGAAACAGATATGTATAAAAAGTTCAAAGATAAATCAAAAGCAACACTTTCAAAATGGTTTGGTAAAGGTGGTACAGAAGGTCCTTCAATGGATGTACCTAAAATGCAAACTGGTGCTAAAATTAAGTCAACTGGACTTGCACTTGTGCATAAGGGTGAAAAAGTTGTACCTCCTGCAAAGGCAAATTCTCTATCATCTAACACGATGAATAGGAAACTGTCAAAACGATTTTTCCTTATTAGAAAAAAGACTGATGTTAGAAGAGCACGAGATGAGAGTACTATCTTCAGATCTATGCTATCAGCATTATTAGAAATAAGAGATTCCGTTGGCAAAGGCGGTGTAAAGACTGGAGCAACAAGGCGCTCATCATTATCTGCATCAGGATATAAAATTGAAGGTCTTCGTCTTGAAAAAATGAATTTGATTCAACGTCAAAAAGCAGTGAAAAAAGGAACTCTATCAAGAGCACAATTGGCCGCTGGTGCTGATATTCGTGGAATCAAAGTTAAGCAGTTGGGAGAAATTGGAACTGCTCGTCGTACACTTCGTGCTGGTTTAGCGGTTGGTGGAGAAGGTCGATCACTTGCTGCAGATCCTACATGGAGATTGGTTGGAATCAATGAAGCGATTCTAAGAGCACTAGGTCAACAACCTGTTCAAATGAGTGAACGAATCACTGCATCATTTGATTCATTTATGTTACGTCATCCATTCATGCGTGGTTTATGGATGGGATTGTCAGGTTTCACAAAATTTGTTTCTAAGTGGATGATAACAAAACCATTAGCATTAATGGGATTCAAATTTGGTAATAAATATAAAGGAGAACTTCCAGCAGCAACAGGAAGTCCTATGCATGATTCAGTCGCACATTTGGGAATACTATATACTGCGACAAGATATTTTCAAGAAACAAATCGAATTCAATTAGATAAGATTATTGCGGCATTAGGTGGAGAACCACTCGGAAAAGTATCGATGGGTAAATCTATATTCGATTGGATATTTTCTCCTATTACAAAGAAAAGAGAAGCAAAAGAAATGAAGACTCTGAAACAAGAGTCGAAACGTGCAAAATCTTCACAAGATCATAAACACATTAGCATCCTGAAACATATAGATGAAACTGCTTCAAAGGATGCAAAAATAAATAAGATACAATTACGAGAAGAAACCTGGTGGAGAAAACTTCAATGGGAACGTATGCGTAAAAGTCCTGTTGGTTTTTTACTCAAACTTTTAAAACCATTTTTAGTTATTGGTGTAGTATTTTTCACAACATTCTGGAAAAGAATTAAAGGATTTTTTAACGGATTTTCAACAATTGGAAAAACAATAAAAGCTCTTGGTCTTGGTATTGTAAGTTCTATTCGTACTTCATTTGCTTCACTTGCTTCACTTGGAAAAATGTCTTTTGGTTCTAGTGTTGGTATGTCATTAGGTGCATTGAAAAATTCTGCTATGGTACAAAGTGCTGGGGCTAAAGCAGGAATGACATTAGGTGCGATAAAAAATGCTTCTTCTGCTCGAGGTGCTAGTGCTGGAATGGCATTAGGAGGAATAAATAATTCTAAAGTGGGAATAGTAGTATCAAAAGCATACGGAATTATTGCAAATTTTGTAAAAATGTTTACAAAAATTCCATTTGCAAAAGTATTTACAACTATTGGAAAAACAATAACAAAAATCAATGCTGTATTGATAAGGTTGGTTCCTGGATTTGGAGCTATGTCAGCAGTTGTTAAAAAACTTTTCTGGCCATTACAAGTATTGTTTTCTGTTATTAATGGTATATCAGGATTCTTTAGAGCGAAAGAAGTATTTGGAAAAAATGCTACTATAAAACAAAAAATCGCTTCTGCATTAGCAGGAGCTGTAAATGGTTTCATTAGTATATTTGTAAACCTAGCACATTGGTTTACTGAGAAACTTTTTGGCGTAAAATTGAAAAAGTGGGACTTGTTCAAACCATTAGCAAAAGCATTTGATATGATACTGGGAGCATTTTCAGGACTTATTGATATTGCAAAATGGGTTTTTAAAGTTGTAAAAACTGGTGTTAACTTAATATGGGATGTTATAAAATTCCCATTTATGATATTTACAAATCCAAAGAAAGCATTTGCAGATCTTGGAAAATCACTCAGTGATAGTGTATCACTACTAAAGACTGGACTCACGGCATTTATTTGGAAATTGCCAAAATGGATTATTACAAATACGATTAGTCTTTTATGGACTGTTGTAACAGGTTCACTTAAATTTGTATTTTGGTCATTACCAAAATGGTTCCTTTTAACAGCAGTTCCTGCTATATCAAAATCTATTACCAATCTGGCATGGGAAATAGTAACAGGAATGTTTAATGTAGTTAAATGGTGGTTGGGAACAGTATTTTTGGCTCTTCCAAAAATGTTATTGAAATACGCCAATAAGGCAATAGAAGGTTTGGGAGAAGGATTCAAATTCTTAAAAAATGATTTACCTAAAATAATACGGAAAGCATTAAAACGTAAAGCGAAAATAATGGCGGAGAATATTTCTGCATTACCAGGATTGATATGGCAAACAATAAAAGATTCTGTTGCTAATTCGTTCGTTGGTAGGGTTACTAAAAGTTTGTTCACTGCCAGACCATCATCTAAACTTGAAGGATTTGCGAAAGCGAAAGCGAAACCATATATAATTAAAAAGGCAGGACAAGTAAAAGTTCATACTGGTGAGGTTATTGGTTCTGCGAAGAAATGGGCAGAAAAAGGTAAGAAGAATTCTAGTAAGGTTATTGATTCTACAAAGGATTGGGCAAAATCTGGAAGTGGAAAAGCCGCTGCATCACTTTCTAAATATACTAAAAAATCTACTTCTTATCTTTCAGATATTTCGAAAAATATTAAGGTTATGGCAAATTCTATTAGTTTAAAAGAGATTAGAAATGAAAGTAGTGAATACATTGCAGAGGCAAAGAAATATGGAATCACTACAGATGCTGTTTATATTGCTAAGAAGGCAAAGGAAAAAGTTGTAGAAAAATCAAAGGAAGCGATTGAAGCAGGAAAAGAATTGGCAGTGAAGGCAGCAGAAGCGGCAAAGAATTTTAAGAAGAAAACATTTTCAATAATGGATCCTAAAAAAGAAGAAGTTAAACGAGCAAAGTTAAGACTAGCGGCAAGAAAAGCGGGAACTTCAACAGATAGTATGTGGAGAGGGAAAAAAGAATCATCAGGTGCTTCTGGATCATGGGTTACTGATACAGATAAGGCAATAAAAGATTTTCACAAAGTAAAAGAATCATCACCAGAAAAATATAATGCAGATATATCATCTGGATATATTGATAAATGGAGTTGGCAGGGTAGTAAGTTTGATAAACGAAAAGAATTAAGAAAGAAACAAGAGACTGCTATAAAAGTTAAGACAGCAGCAACAGAAAGAAAAAATCAACCATTTAAGAAAAATACTAGTAAATCTTATTCATTTGCAGGAGGTGTTCCTTTAACCTCAAAAATGCAACAAGAACTCCAAGCACGAAAACAGTTTTATATAGTCAGAGGTGAATCTTCAATATCCGCATCCATGAGTGCCATAGGCGATATAAAGAAGAATAATAAAGCATATGTTACTGAATATCAAAAACTGTTTAAAGAACAAAAAGAAAAATTCACAAAAAGAAAGATGAACAGACTGGAAAAAGGAGAAATATTATCTCATGGAGACAAAGCGTTTATAAAACATGACGCTCGATTAGCCGCTGCTGCTGAGGTAATGAAAACTAGTGTTGGAGCTGCAAGAGAACGTCCTATTATTAAATCAGATTCCGTAAAGAAAATGGCATCAAAAGAAAAAACATTAGCAGCAGAAGCAGCATTGAATGCAGGTAAATATACTGCAAAGAAAGCAGAAGAAACATCGAAAAAGAATGCAAGTGACATATCTACAAATATTGTAACTTCTAATTATAAAATAGCAAATTCATCCTCTAATGTAAGCAATGGAGGTCAACAATCACCAGGTCCAGAATCTAATCCTGCATGGTCAAGTATTGACAGTAATGCATTGGGAGGTAATATATAATGATAATCTTGCCTGATATTATAGGGTTACCACCAGGTTTTTCTCATACAGCAGATGGGGGTTTACCTGAAGGTGGGGGTACTACAGATATTGATATGAATCAATTGATTCGAGATTCTATGCCTTTATTAGAAATTAGACCTGCAATGCCTGAATTATCAAAAGGTATGCAGGGATTTACAATGGCCAAAACTCCTACTGGAAAAAGAGATTTTGTTAAAGAATTAGAAGAATTTTATGAAATCAAAATGAGAAGTGACATGCTTCGTGTTGCATTCATGTCTAATAATCCTCCAACAGAAACATTCAATAATGATTATGGTGAATCACTTCTGGAAGGTATAGCAAATGTAGCATCTAGTGGTGTAAGAGATATGTCTTTCATGACTGGTGGAATGGATCCTTCTGAAATGTTGAAGGCTCTTTCTAAGAAAGCGGCATTGAAAGAAGGTGAATCATTTGGGGATGATGCGGCAGGGAAGGCATTGGAAAAGGCGGCAGGGATAACAAGTTCCATTTTAAATTCAGCAAGTGGTGGTGTAAAAAACATTGAAAATATATCCCAAACTGCTAAAGGATTGATGATGGGAAACAAGTTAGACTTCCCATTAGTATGGAAAAATACTAGTTTCTCTCCTAATTATTCAGTATCAATAAAACTTTACAATCCTTATCCGGGAGATGAAAAAGCAACATTACAATTAATTACAGCTCCTTTAATGGCATTGTTAATGTTTGTAACTCCTTATAGTGAAGATGGTAATACATTCAGTTGGCCATGGTGTTGTATTTTTCATATTCCAGGACTAGTTCAATGGAGTCCAGGATATATAAAATCAATATCAGTTGTAAAGGGTGGTAATGATAATCTAATTGCATTCAATCAAAGACCATCATTAGTTGAAATAAATATGGATATAGGTTTACTTTATACATCTATGTTACATACGAAGAAAAAGACTAGTGGTTCAGATATTCCTAATTTATCTAAATATGGTCGAGAGTTTTCAGATGAGTTGACCAAACAAATAAATCCAGATGCGTATTTACAGAATGGAGTAGGACCAACAATAAGACCAGGAAAAACTGCATTAATGCCGTCAAGTTATCCAGACGAAGGACGTAGTGTAACGGAACGTGTTGTGCAAAAAGTTCAAGATGCAACAGGAGCTCTTAAGGATTTTCAAACAGGTTAACAGAGGTATGAGCGTGTGAAGAATGCAATATAATATGCAACCAAATCACGACTCATTTTCTTTGTTTGTAGGGTTTTAGAAGCGAACCAATCGTCCAACCCTACGGCAGGAATTATATAACCATCGTGTAATTCGATGATAGACTTTTTGAAGTAAACAGGTTGTCTACTTGTTTTGACGGACATAAGTTTTTGGAGATGTTCAATGAATTTGGTTGTACAAATCATTTTCATTTCTGTAAGGGGACGTAACATAAGTGAGATTATCAGTTCTATCATTTCTTGATATTCAGGATTTGCCATTGCTTTTGCATATTTCTGTGCATAATCTCTATTGAATTTTGTAACTTGTCGAGCCTCTTCAAGTGCTTTATTATTATGTTTTCTATATACACACATATCCTTTGAAACTGATTCTGCAAACTGACGTTTCTTTTTTTCAAGAGTTGCAGTATCTTCTCCAGTCTCATCACCTTTTGTTGTAGAAATCGTTTCCTTATCTTCTTTGGCAGCGTAATAATGTCGAAAGAAAGATCTCATAGATTGATTGATACGACTACGTACTTCCTGAATCATCTTCGCCATCTCATCTACATCATCTCTTTTCATTGCCTTTTCATATCTCTTAAACGTTTGTTTTCCGAGATACATAACACTATTACCAATTGTATCTTTGGTTCTGAATAAATGAGAATGACTCAAACGTTCCAATGCAGATTTCCAATAATCAGGATTACAACCTTGAGGTAAATATCGATGCATTAAATTTGAATAATAACGCAATGCAAATAGATTGTATGCCCACATCGCACCAGTAAGATCACTTTTTTCATTCAAAAAGTATTGTGTTATGAGTATCAATAATGTTGTATAAGGATCTGCAAGAAGATAAAACATTTTTTTATCTTTACGTTTAAAATGACCCCACTTTGATTTTGCATATTCCTTTAAACTTTTATCATCATTATTAGTCATGTGTAAAAGTTCTTTGTACAGTTGAGATATTTTTGGATAATAACAATCTCCACTCATCTTTGAAAGTTCGTTTGATACATTTGTTTCTATGTATCTACGTAAACGAGTACTATCTACATCAGTAGCATCCAATCCACGGGGCGTAAGACGAAACATATATTGACTCCTTAATCAAGAATACCAAGAGATTTTTTAACTTGTTCCTGAACTGCTTTTTCTGCTTTACTACGATCATTAATAATTTTCTTCATCAATATTCCTTGTGTAGTTTTCAAGGCCTCATCAATGTTTGTTCTCTTACTATCGATCTTAGGAAGATGTGATTTGATTGGTTTTACAGTACCATTCACTTTTCCTTCAGCAGGACTTGTGGTTGTTTGTGCCTTAGGATTTTCTTCTTCCTTTGGTTCACCTTCCAACATTTTATCTGTAAGAGCCACTTTTGCTTCCTTCTCTGCATCTTTACTATCAGTTGCAGCATCCTGAATATCTATTGCACCTTTAATCTTTTTTTCGCCTGCTGGTTTATTATCAGGTGCATCAATTTTTATACCCTTTTTATTTTCAGGTTTAAACGCTTTTTCAATTGGTTCACCTTGACCAACAGGTTTTGTTTTTAAATTCTTTAAATCTTCTTCAAAAAGAGCACCATATTGCTCGGTTAACATTTTCATATATGATTTTTTCATGTTATATCTCCGAATTTGATATTTGTTCTGTAAGTTTTTAGTTATTCATTTACTACATGAATTGTAATATTCTCGTTTGAAAACACAACCAATTCAGGAGTATAATCTAATAATGTATCTTGATCAAGATCTGCTATTTTATATGTGAATTTAATATCGATTTCAGGTTTCTTCAACTGTGCATATATAACACCATCAACTCCTCTTATAACTTTGATGATCTCTGATCTATCAATATTTTTATCCAATCCAAATATTGGAGTAAAATAATCAATTAAAGCAGTTTTAATATTATTAACTAAAGCAACCAATGATATACCCACCACTGGACTTCTAGTAATAGTTGCTTCTATATCAAAAGGAATTCCAAATTCAGGATAGAACCATTCTGATCCTGACCATACAAGTTTTTTAGCATCATCTGCAATGTATATCATATCATTAATTGAAGGTGTGCGCCAATCCCATGTTGATGATGTATCATCCCATTCTCCAATTTTATCCTTATACTGTACCCATGAAGTATCTTCAGTACCATTTGCAATAACACGATAACCATCAGCAGGATTAAGTGGAATAGATGTTCTTGATATAGTTTCAACTGAAGTAATATTAGGTGTATTCAGTTTCATATTTGACAATCGACCTGTAGTATTACAAAATTTGATATTTGTAAAATCTGTCAACATTTTCTTATCATTCATTTCAATATTATTTACATATAACTGTAATACTTTTGCTTCAAATAATGATTGATCTATCCCAGTTAGATATTGACTAAGAATAACCGGAACATTATGTACTTTATTAGGCGGATGATCTATTATAGAACTCCTCATTATACTTGATAAATCTTTTCTGATTGTAATAAACAATGAATATGTTGAAATTGGTTTTCTTACTACATGTAAAGGATCTCCTGTCTGTTCATTTGTAGGAAGATTTTCATTAGGAACCTCTCCAAAAATATTAAAAGTTATTTTATGATTTCCTACAGGAATATCAAGATAATCATTAAGTGTATGGTCGAATCCAGTAAGGTTAGGAATAGTTTCTGAATCATACTGAGCAGTCATATTATATATACTGCTATTCCAACTAGTCATAATTTCACAATCAAATGAACCTGTTGCAATTTTATCTTCAATATTTGTAACAGTTGCTGTTATTTTTACAGTATTTCCTATACGTAGAAAATTTACATTAGTCAATATAATATAACAGAACTGTGCATATTCAGAAGTCGTTTCTTGTACAGCAGTAACACTTACATTTCTTATAATATATTCATATATCGCTTCACTTGTATTATGATTGAGTGACATTGTAAAAATAGTTTTATAGTTTTCTTCATCAATCTCGTATTCAGTACCATCTGGAATTATTGTTGTAGTTGTCGGAACTTCTAATGAAACATTTCGAGTTGGAACTATACCATCGTCATATATTAATTTTGAAAATACTTCAATCTCATTTATTTTTAAATCAGATCTCTTTAGGATAGGTTTAGTATCACTTAAAGGTGTATCAGTTATAATATATTCGAAATCATCATAATCAGTATCAGAAACTAATCTTTGTTTACTTCTCAGATTGGCAATTGCACCAGATTTAATTTCGGATATTGTTGGTGAATCACTACCTCCAATTGCTGCTTCTGGATTTGTAGTAGATAATTTCACTTTCCAGTTTTTAACTTGACCAGTATTATCTACACTTCCTGTATAATAAAGACTGTCAGGAGTGGTTAATGAATTGGAAATAACACGACCACTTAGTCCTTTTGTAACATATATGATAACAACAATATTTAATCCTGCTTCAGGTTGTTGTCCGATGATACCATTACCGAATAATATTTCACCTTTATTCAATGTAGATATCCAAACATATTTTTCTTCGGTTGATGTCATTGTATAAATAGAATTATTTTCTGCTTGTTCTAATTTATCATATTTACTTTCAATATCATCAAATGAATAAATACCACTTGCAGATTCTCTATATACTTCAACCTTCCAATCCATTCCTTCAAATTCAACTTCCATTGACCAGAATTGATAATGTTCTAAATCATCAGGAACATGTTTCTCTTGAATTGATGTTGTATATTGTGTGAATGGAATAAGGACTGATGCAGTTTCACTTTCTGTATCTATAGCAACAGGATAAAAATAACCAGTTGCATTATTTCTAACGGTAAGAGATTTATTCTGATATGCACGCACTACAGTACCCGAATCTAGTTGATCTTCAATCAATTGATTCAATGCAGGCGTATCAACTTTAACTGTAAGTTCTGAAGCGAGTTCCTGTGTACCTATTGTATAAATAATATCATCACTTTTAACCTTAAAATCGTTCGGAATTAAAAATTGAACATCATCATCTTGAAATGAAAAAGGAAGGATTAACATGATATCTGCAGTTGCTGGTGTTGCAGATACTGGTGTATAACCAATCCATTTAGAAAGGTTATATACAGATTCTATCATTTGTGCTTCGGTGATAAAGAATTCTCTATATATAGAAGATGTGTAGTATAATTGATTAGCCGCTAACATAGACATTACATTTATAACATAAGATAAGAATGACGTTTTATATAAATCAACGTTTTCAAGTTCTAAGTATGTTTTAGCATAATCAATAAGTTGAGATCTTATAGATTCTCTATCACTAAGTATTTCAATTGAGTTGGATGATAAATCAAATGACATTATTTAAATCCTTCTAGTATTTTATTGCATTTTTTATATGAATTATTCATTTTTATTTCCCAAAATAAAAATTACTTCGTTTACTATAATGATTATTTATTACTTTCAATTGTGTATTTCTATCTAATAATCTATATAGAAACGTACCCGTTTCTGAATCATATATTTTCTTTGTGTAATCAAAAAACATATGAACTGATGAAACATGTTTTTCAACAAATGCATCTTCTTTTCGATATGAATTTTTTAACGATACTTTCCAGAATGTTATATCGGTATTTGTTGCTCGTTCTATATTTTCAACTTCATACATCGGATATGTATTATCATCTGGTTTCAATACATGTTGGTCAAATTTGATGAAATCATGAGGTAGTGGTTGAATATCGTATGTAGTTGGAAAATTGAATGTTGTAGTTTGACCTGACTTGGTAACACCTTTTTCATCCGCATTTGTTTGTGGTTGAATCGCTTCTAAATTATATACAGGAAGAAACATTATTTTACGCCAACGTAGTCCAGATTTACTTCCTAATTTTTCATATGATCCACCATCTAACATATCTCCATCAAACACACTATTATGTAAATCTAAATTATAGTATGTGCATAAATAGGTCTGATGACTATGACTTGCATAATATTTGTACACGAACTCTTGATAGGAACGTGCGTAGTCATGTATTCTTTGCCATCTTTGCATTATTTTTTACCTATCCTTATTTTTCCACCTCTTAATAAATGGTCAATTGCAATCATTGGAGATGCTTTACACCAATGACCATATTTAACCCAAAAACAAAAAGGAAATTTTTTCATTAATCTGACATACCAAGACCTTGATCTTGATGAATCGTGAGATCAAGTTCTTCATTTTTTCGGTCATATTTAATTTTTATATTAACCTGATAACCTTTATTATCTGAGAATATATTGATTACAACAGATTCTAAATCAATGCGGTCATCAAATTCTTGAGTCCTTTCAATAATTTCTCGTCTTATATCTTCACTTGAATAGTTATCAAGAGGTTCCCATACTTTTTTATATAATAATGATCCATAAGTAGGATCCCATGGATAGGTACCTAAAGGAGTAACTAAGAGGTTTCTTAAGGATGTAATTAAGGCATTGATACCAGCAATTTTTTTGAAATCACCTGCTGGATTAAAATAATCCTTGAAATCAAAAATTGTATCTGCTTGAGCCTTTATTGAATCCTCAAACGTCTTAAGTGCTGTCCCAGCCATATAAACTCCTTTTTTATATTTGTTCTAAAAAGTAAATAGGGAGGTTTCCCTCCCATATTTATTTCATAGTCTGTTGTGTCTTATTGAGTTCCTCTTCCTGAAGACGCTGGACCTCTTCATCAAATTTATTTTTCCATTTGAGACAGTTCCGGAATCTATTAACAGGCATGAATAGTATGTCCATATATCCTTGTTTCAACAATTGTTTTAGTAGAAACATATTCTCCTCGAGAGCATCGATGTAAGCATCGACTGCCTCACTATTCATACAATGATCGAAAAAATTGTGTAATAAGGTCAATGTATGTAGACGATTCTGCTCCACATTTTGTGCACCGAGTTTCGACCTTTAATTCAACTCCGTACTTGCCCAATTTAGCAGCATATTCCTTGTTGATTGCTTTACGATCTCTTGAAGGCAATTTATTGTAAAGATGAAAAACATTATCACGTTCTTTGATAATATCCTTCTGTTCTGCAACAGCACCTTCTTTATCAATTTCAAAGCGTTCAATGACAAGTAATTCTACACCAACATCAAGATTCTTTTTTGATTGAAAAAGCATATCACTCATCATTACTTCTTCTGCCTTCAATGTCGGTTGCTTCAATACTGCAGTTATGGTATTTGAAATAGGAAGTTTTACAGGAAATTCTCTATCTTGTAAAGGTACAGGATTTTCATCCGCCTTCCAACCAACCATTGAGAATGCTTTAGAAATATCTAAACTAACATCATATTTATTTTCACATTCTCCACATCTTATCTCGTAGTTATTAATGTCTTTGTACGTTACATGATACAGAGCGTACAAAAGGGCATCTCTATCCTTTATAGATAATTTCGAAACAAAATCGTCATATGTTTTGAAATCATCAGGTCTCTTCACCAAACAATCAAATATAATCTGATTGATATGTTGGGCGAATTGATTTGGGGATAGGTAACTACCTTTCAATTTTTCCTCGTCCTGAACATTCAGAGACCTCACGGTAAACTGTTTGACAGATTGAGGAGTGGACACCGTATACTCAGGATACTTTACGGGGATGTTAGTGAGTAATTCACTCATTTCATTTGACCTCCTAAATTAATAATTAATGATCTTCTTTACCCTATAACCTTTATATAATTTATCTTTATTGAGAACATTTAAAAAACTTGAATATTTCAATTCGTTGCGTGCAGAAAATTTTGTCAAATTTGAAATCACTTCAATATGACCATCAGGAAAAGAAACTTGGTATGTTTTTGATGATTTTTTAGATATTATTTCAATGCTAGCCGCTGTGTGGGTATGACCAAAAAAAGGATTATTTTTTCCTTTGTGCGCAACAGATAATTTTCTTTTATGTTCATCTGAAAGAATTTTTCCTTTGTGCGCAACAGATAATTTTCTTTTATGTTCATCTGAAAGAATTTGTCCAGATAATCCATCTCCACCAACTGTAAGATTTGTCAATGGTCCTAATTTTAAATCACTACGACCAATCGCCCATATCGTCCATATTTCTAAATCTAATGCGGATTGTTCAAATAAATTCTCTTCAATTTTTAAAATAATAGGTTCAAGACCCACTTTTAGAATTTTCTTTATTTTATAATATATATGTTTATTTCCAACATATTTTATAGAATGACTCTTTGCTTCATGAATATAAAACAAATATCTATCATCTTTCCCTTTACCTACATAAAATGGTTCCGCATCAAATTTATAATTACCATATTCATACACACCGAATTTTCTGGGATCTAAGTATATATAAGTATAGAAAATATTATCGGGGGTCATTAAAGTTCCTTTGAATATTTAAATAAAAACTACAAGAATAACCAATAAGAATTATAAAAATTCCTAATGTTAAAAAAAAGGAGTGGGTAAAATTAATACCCACTCCTGTACAATTTAAAATCGAACTTCAATTTTAAGGAATTTCAGCAGGGCCCTGTGAACTAGGTTTATTTGCAATACCATGTGCTGTAATACCCTTATCATAATTAATTTGTGACAGTTTCTGTGCTTCTGCTTTTACCCAATGTTCGTGCCATGCCCAGTCAATACTAAATTCCATATCAACTTCGACTTTATCATAAGCACCAATATCACCAGAATAAAGATCCTGAGGATCCTTAGTTGGGAAACAACCTGTATAACATGCAGCATATTCAACAGTCACACCATCTGGTTTTGTAGTCCAGTACATCATCGTACCAGCATACTGACTCTTAGTATAATCAGCACCAACCAAATTAGAAACACCTGTTCTATAGTCACGAATCATTTTAATCCATCCGTGGAAAATTTTCATGATAGGTGTTGAAGAAAACTCAAGAAACTTCACAGTAAGTGTATTACCATAATCGAAGTTTGTTGGTACACTCCATTTGGTTCCGCCCAAACCAGTAAATTCTGTCTTGTTCAGAGTTCCTCCAGGAGGAGTTACTGAAAGACATGATGCTGATAATGTATTTTTTACATCAACTGCATCTTTAAATTGTGCCTGAGTATTAGGAGTGTTTCCCTGATCGACATAACTGATATTCTTAACCAGTTGATCTGGTAATTTTTTGAAATAAATGAAATGATAACCAGAAATATATGGATCTGCCACTCCGGAACTTGTTCCTCCGAATCTACGATCAAAAGGATTTTCTGTTACGGCATTGAAACTTGGATTCATGATTTTTGCCTCCTTACTTTTATTTTATGAAAAGGTTAAGTTGAATTTTCTCAATAATTGGAGTAGGTTCCAACATAACATTCACATGACAGATTTTCGCTTTAAGTTCATACTCTGTAGCACCAACTTCGATATTATAAGAACTAAGACCTCTTGCTCTTTTAATGTATTCTAAAAATGGTCCTATAGAAGAACTAATTTGACCCCAAGTCTGAGCATCGTTAAATTCGAAAATAAAGAATTTACAGAATTGTTCAAGAGCACGTTTGATATAAAGAACTGTCCGAATTGCATGAAGATCCTGCAATTTGCTCGGTTTCTTCTGAGTTGTTAACTGACCCCAAACTGTATATCCAACATTAAACTTAACAATAGGATTCAATTGATTCAGATAAAATCTATCTCTATCACCCAATTTACAATTGAATCTCATATCCTTAATCTTATCAATTGTACCTCTGTTGAAACCTGCACTTGGATACCATATTTCATAAAGTTGATCGTTCAATGGAATCATTGTTGCCATATGATATACAGGAGAAACCCAGATATCACGTCCAGTGTACATATCATATACTTTAGTATATGGTTCGTATAATGCAAGATACATAGAATTGAATGTATGGAAATCATCAGGTGATACAGTTCCAGTTCCAACACGTCTATCAATTGCATAATTCGCAGTCGGGTTATCACCATTATCTAAAACTGCTATACAGTCTCTACGATCGTCAGCAACGAATGAAGAGATTTTACGTTTAACTTCTGATGGATATCCAGCATCCCATACAAGTGTAAAATATATATTATCTAAATCATAGATATTATCTTCTATTTCGCTTGTAATAGGATTAGTCAACATACCACCAAAAGCAAGAGTCAATACTTGAGTTGCAATTGCTTGATTTGCCTGTATTTTACCTGTTGTTGGATTAACTTCTAGGAGACCACCTTCAGAACCATTTGTTAAATGATCGATTTCTGCGGAAGCACCTGAAAATACATTTGTTGGATCTATAAGATTATCATCAATAACCTTAACACCCGCATCATTTACTTTGCAACGAAGTCGTTTTGAATATTGGTTAAGAACATCTTCAATGAAAACTGAATCACCAGATTGGTCAAGCATATCTTCATAAAAAGAAACTTCAAATGATTCTACAATCTGATCGTCGCCATCTGATTGAGTTTCATAGATATCAATTACATAAATATCTTCTACTTCTGGATTAACATTCTCAGAAATTTTGATTCCAAGGTTGTCGTAATAATCACCACGTCCCACCGCTCTGAAATAACATAGAGGTGTTTGTGTTCCGCCAGATACTGGAAAAGTCATCTGGGCAGTAGTGTCCAATTCTCGTACCGAGTTCTGACTCGGAAAAGAAACAATATCAATACCGTTCGTTGCATCATTTGCCATTAAAAACATATTAGAATATGCTGCATCATCTGGTAGCGCTCTCAATACAAACAATGAAGATGCTACGCCTAAAAAATTCATTGCTACATATGGTCCTTGGCCATAATTCTTGCCAAAATCCAAAATATTCGGTTTTCCAAATTCAGATACAAATGCTTCTGCACTTGATACAAAGACCAATTGATTATCTCTTCCCTGCTTACATAGAATAACTGATAATCCTATAGTTCCGGGTACGGCTTGGACATAAGCGCTTAGGTCTATAATTTTGGTATAAACACCAGGTGAAATTGGGATAGCCATCTTATATCCTCCCTATAGATTTAAGAAAATTAAATTTGTCTTTCTTTTATATTTGTTCTATATTTTTTTAAAAATAAATCGACCAAATAAACACTATTTCTCGTAAATTATGTTTTCTGATGGTACTAAACGTAACTCGTGCAAATAAAATCTTAGAACTTGAATTAAATTCTGCCGTATCATTTGAATCTGATATATATAATCCTGCTTCACTAAGATCATAATATGTAGAACCTGCCGCACCATTTGCATCTTCTTGACCAACTGTAGTAGTGACTTTTGAAATTAAATACTGGTCATTATTTGCAGTATCTATTTCATAAACAATTGAATCAAATTTATGTAAACGACCACCATCAACACAATTAACTAGATCTGTTGAATTGATTATAGAAACTGAATCCAACTCTGTATCTGTTATAAGAGGAGAAATGGGATTCAAAGGATCTCCAGCAGTTGCTCCGCCTGTTCCTAAACCAAACCATGAAATATATCTACCCTCTGTTCCTGCTACTGTTAATTCTTGATTGAATGCACGTTGCATCAACCAAACTCGACCTGGATAAACTATCTGATTAGGACCTTCATGTATTGGAAATGTAATATCTTCTTCACCAATTTTATTTAGGCCGCCTGATTTTTTTTCAAAAATTTCAACATAACCTTTTGGTCCTTTGGAAGCAGCAGAAAATCTATCCTTCTGGTTTTTCTTATAATTGTCCGTAATTTGAACTTTTTGAGTGTCCATCTTTATCCTCCAAATTTGTACTCTATTTATTATTTGTTCTTATTATATATCATTAATTATTATTTGAATACCATCATCTAGCGGTACTATATCTGGTGCCGCCCGATATTCATTATCAAAATTGGATCCCATATCAAAATACATTGTTCTTCCAAGTCTTCCAAACATTAAATTTATACTTGTTAGACTTTCATCTTCTACTTTGAATATGTCTCCAGGATCTCTTTTTATAAGATCAAACTGAGCATCCATATCAAAATGTAATGGCATATAATTACCCGTATAATGAGTAATTTTTTCATAATCTATTTTGTCACTGAAATACAATGGATGTATAAAAATTTCATCTGGAGATGGAAAGAATGTTTCTAATTGATCTGTTAATTCAGGCAGATTATCAATAGATGGTAATTCTATAGATAATTCAGTTTTTTCATTAAGATATGCAGTTTCTTTAAAAATATTGTTTACATTTATATAATCTAAATTGTCACTGAAATACAATGGATGTATAAAAATTTCATCTGGAGATGGGAAGAATATTTCTAATTGATCTGCCAATGTACAACGAAATTCTGGTAATGTAAAATCAACAACAGGATACATTAAATATAATCCACCCGGATCATATATAGGATCAAAATATCCACCTGTATTAGGATCAAATGTAAATGTTCGACCAGGAGGAAATATAGGTATTCCTGTGAGATACATTGGTGGTGCATCAAAAAATGCATTATTATCAAAATTAAATGGCCAAGACTCAGTTGGATTGATAACAACATCATAGTTATCCCCCACGTCATACATTCCTAAAATATGTTCAGGAATGAATGTTCCAGGAGGTAGTACTTTTGTTCCCGGTAATGGTGCATTTACTAATTGAGGCATTGATGCCCAACCAATAGGAATATATGGTTCAGGACCAATCCAGCTCGAAGGAGGTACCCAACCAGGATCTTGATAACTACCAGACCATCCAGGAGGACATGTTATATAATCATTATTCACTTCCCATTGTGTAATAATAGTTTTTTCCAAATCATCATCAACATCAACATCTTCATAATTCCATTGATGTATTGATAAATCTACTGTATCTTTTTCTATCTGAGTATCAAGAAGAGGATTTGATACTACATATGCAACATTTAATCCTATGATTCTTGCCCTCTTAGGTTTGAAAAATTCAACCATTTCTCTAACTTTTTCGTAATCAAAACCTAAAAGAATATTTTCAAATGATACACCTTGAATCTTTAATTTCTGTCTTGCATAACCATCTAATTCCCGCAATAGACTCTTCAGTGAATCAAATATAACATCGTCACCTTGTGTAAGGATATCATCAAGAAACGCCTTGAGATCGGGATTTACCAATTCTAAGCGGTCTCCTGCATCGTCAACTGTATTAATAAAATTTGTTGATTCATTTACAGTAAATTTTTCATAAAACTGATGAACCAAATCTTCTCTTTCATCATATGATACAGGTCGTCTTACAATATTATTATATTCATCAATAATCTGTGTGGGTCCAGGATTTACATCATCTGCATAACATAAAAAACTCGAAGAAGGTATTGACGTTGCAGTTCTACCTGTCCAACTATGATAAACATGTGCAATTGAAAGAACAACTTCTAATAGAGTTACATAATTTTCATACCATAATTCTAATTTTACATCATAATCTTCTGATGCTACTTCATGTAATCCTATAGTATTAAATTTTTCCCATTGATCTCTAATAATTCTAGAGATAACAACATATACTTGCCATAAACTACTGAGAAGAGTAAATCCTGAAATACTAAAATATGGTGTAATAGATGGTAGTGTAATATTATTAGTTGCAAGTAATGCACGAATCTGATCTTCTGTATATAACCAATGTGGATCTGAATTAAAAATACTTGTATTGTAATTAACTGTTTGAATAGGAATTGTAAATGTAACCATTGGATAACCCGAATCGGCGGAATCTGCAATGGCACTTTCCAAATAAATATTATCAGTATATTTATGATATTTCAACCACCATTCAAATATTCTTAAATCATATAGACCCATAAATTCTAAGGCCTTTTTGATTGAACTAGCAGTACCTTTTATTTTATATAATTCACAGATTGAATATAAAAATAAAACTTTATCATATCTTCCTGTAATGTATGTACCATATGGAAATCCAAAACCTTCTAGAGCTTTTGCAAGAAGATCATCTGATAAACTGAATGCATCAGTTGATTCTTTTGCAACTTCCTGTAATGTTTTTAAAGATGAATACCAATCAATGAAATATACACGAAGTCTATTGTAATCAGGCGAACTAAAAGGAATCTGATCAATTACTCTTGTAAATAATTGTTCAGTTCTTGTTTGTGCGTTAAGGGCAGTTTGTCTTAATTCTGGTGGCAGATCTCCGATTACACTATTATCACGAAGAAAATTAATAATTTGGTAAAATGTTTCTGTCTTAAACATTTATATTATCCTTCACAATGCGGATAATCAACATATATTTTATCCGTAGGATCTAAACAAGAAAGATTGAAAAGTAATTTAATATCCTTATCTGTAACAGTATAGTCTTTAACAATTACTTTTATTCGATTGCCTACTAACACTCTAATCCGATCCACATCATGTGGTAAATGACTCATTGTAATTGTTCTATTTACAATAGTGGATATTATAAATTCTTCTTTTATTGATTTTGTAACAACAATTTCCATTGGAGTTGTAGAATCGATTATTTGATATTTATTTTCCATATATTGAAAATATGAATCTATTACATATTTTTCATATACCAATTCTATTAATCTTGTAGGATCTGCTATATTTGTATCAAAATTAAAATACGTAAGAACATTATTTATAACCATTTGTAAATAACAATATATTAATTTTGATAATGAAGAATCTAAATTTTCATATACAACTGCGGTCAAATCAGCAGTTGAGTCTGTTTGGCCCTGTGTTCTATATTCAAGAAGTAAATCCAACATAATTTCTTCTTCAGGTGTGAAATTAAATAAATTATACGACGCCGGTTTATCTACGAAATAAGTATTGAATTTGGGATCATCTGCTAACCATGTTTCAATAGTGGCGGGCATATGCATTGATAATCTTCTTTTCAATATAGGATCATCTAGTGCATAAAAAGGTACCGCCTTATAATGAAAATCATATGTAGGCACATTGAATCCATCATTAAATAAAAGATCTAATACAGAACCACGGCACTCCCATCTACTATCTATCTTTACAGGAACCTGATACAATTTTTCATTTACAGGAGTCTTTAAAGATAGTTTGTAAATCCAGTAATTTAATTCAGGACAGAACATCATAGATTATTTTTCCTTTTTCTTCTTATCAATAGCAATATGTTTAAGATATTGTGGTTTCTGAAGAGTACTTCGCGCGGGTGATTCATAAGCAGCAATACCCGCTGCACAATTTTCCTTTTTTACTATGCCAGAAAGAATTTGATATATCTTCTGCATGTTTAATTCCTTTATATATTTGTTCTTATTTTTCAGAAAAAACAGTCAGTTCCAGAACTCTTCAAAAAAATTAACGAACTGAAATTTATTATTTATAGTTCCGTTCTATTATATATATTAATTTTTGATAGTGAAGTTTTATTTATATTAATATTTTTTAGATTTGATAGAAAGGGATAAGAGGGGCTTACCAAATCGCTAAATTAGAGGGTTGGTGTATATTAATTGCTTCATTAAAGTAAAGGGGAAAAATGAAAGCGTTGAAAGATTTAAGTCGTAATATATTTTTACAAAAAGCGATTCCGATGATGATGATTAATTTAACAGGACCAAAAGGTAATCTTGGATTTCATAAGATTACTGGAGGACCAGGAATCCAAATTGTTGATGCCTCATATGAGGTAATTGCTGCAGCGATTAGAAACCCTTTGTATAAACAGGGTACTCCAATCCATTTGAAATACTTCATTCATATGCTTCGTGGTTCTTCTAGTGAAGATATCCCGGATGAAGAATTGTGGAAATTGATGAATTTAGATGCTACTATTTTGAAGCAAAAATTCGGTACAACAAAGAATCATATTATGTTGGTTCTTCATATTCGTGAATTGAATAGGACATATCGAAAAGGTGCAAATTCGAAATATCAAGCAAGAGAAATTGGTGAAATAATAGGTGTTGAAATTGATAGATCAATGTATGGAATGACAAAGGAGAATTCGGGAGGACCTATGACTCGAGCGAAAAAAGATTCAAAGTTTAAACATTCAAAATCTACCAACTAGTAAACTTAAGTGATCACTTAATCGTAAAAATGAAACGATGCATCCCTCTGTGTCGTTTCATTTTTATTTTTATTTTTTATGGAGGAAATTATGTCATGTAAAACTCAATTAAAATCAGAAATCGAAAATTTATAATGGATGAATCTCTGATCGAACAAACGAAACTGACTGTCGATATGGTCATTTCAAAATTATTGCGTGAGGATATCTTTTTACCGTTTATGCCTGAATTGTTATCATATGATATTATATTCACAACATCTCTCCCGCATCCTGCAGCGATATGGGAAGAAGGTGAAAAGATTTTCATTAATCCAACATCACCAATGTACACACAATTTACTCCTGATGAAATAATGGCATTCGTGTTGATTCATGAAGACATGCATGTCCTGTTAAAACACACTGCGAGAGTAGGTCATCGTGATAAGACCATTTGGAATTTTGCTGGCGATTTGGTAATCAATGCTTTAGTCTTTTGTCTTGCAGTTGAGGCAGGAGAAAATAGTATTCTCAAAAATATAGTGACAGACAAAAGGTATAAGAATGACTTTTTGTATGATGAACAGTTTGAGAATATGATTGAAGAGGAAGTCTATGACAAACTTTTCAAAAAGAAAATGGTTACCAAGAAAAAGTATTCTGTTGCATTGTCTGAATTCATGAAAGGAATGGAAGGCGAAGGCGATGGAGAAGGTGATCCACAACCTGGAGATGGAGAAGGTAGTGGAACAGGAAAACCAGATAAAGATGGTAAAAAGAGTGGTAAAGGGAGTGGTAAAGAAAAACCAGGTGAAGAAGAACCTGATGAAGATGGTGGTACAGGTGGTGATGGAGAAGAAGAACCTCAAGTAGAAATTACTGAAGTTGAATTGGATATGGGTGGCGGAAAGAAATTCAACCACACAGATGTAAATTTTCCAGATATTGAATATGAATCAGAAGCAGTGAAAAAAGAGGCCGACGAAAAACGACAACAACGAGTCTCTATGTCACGACAACTCCTTGAATCTTCATTACGAAAAGGTGTTGGCTCTGCAGAATTGAAGAGTTTCCTACAAAGATTATTTAAAGTTCAAATTGATTGGGGTAAAATATTGGCAGATTCGATTTTGACAGCAATGGAAAAATCGTCAGATTTAACATGGGGCAAACCTAGAACCTCATGGATGGCAAATCCTTCACTTCCATATCTCCCATCTATTGATGAGGAAGAACGATACGGAACAGTGATTTTCTCCGTTGATGAATCAGGTTCAATGTCTGATGATGATGTGAGAAAAGCAGCATCAATTGTTAATGATTCGAAGGATCATTTTAAAGATATTATAGTTATAAAACATGACTATTCTATCAGTTGGGAAAAGAAATACACTTCTGATGAACTTGATGTGGAAGCAGTATTGACAAGACGCACATTCGGTGGTACCTCTCATAAAGATGTATTTGAGAGAGTGAATGAAATCATACGTTCAGATCCGGATGCAATGATATCATGTTTCATAGCAGTAACAGATATGGAATCGGATATTGAGGAAACCCAGAAGTTGATGCCGTTAGATATTCCTCGTATCTATATTGTAAATCATAATCATGGCAAGTATAAAAATGTGTCTGGTCGGATAATCCGAATTAAATAAAGTGAAGGAGATACCCCAATGGCAGTAAATATGGAATTGAAAATTGAACTTAATGATGCAAAGAGATTCATTGAAAATCATGTTGCGATGAGAGATCGTGCGATAGAAAAGAATTTCGGTCATTCAATCCTGTGGATATCAGGTCCTCCAGGTATTGGCAAGTCTGATGTATTCGAACAGATTTGTACTGAGCGTGGATGGGGTTTGAATGTTGCATATGTAGCAACGATGTTATTGGAGCAGATTACAGGTCTTCCAAAAGTTGGAGGATTCAGTCCTGCATTGACATGGTTGTCTGAATTGGTGAAGAAACTTGGTAATATCTCATTATTTGGAAAAACGATTGATATTCCCGAAGTCAAAGCACCACGTGATTCATTGTACACGAAATGGTCTTTACCTGAATTATTTTCATTTAAAAATCTTCGTGTCAAACCTAAAGATCCTGATAAGTCTCCAATGATTCTTCTGTTGGATGATGCACATCTATGCAACAAAACTATTCAGGGATATTTATTTCAACTTCTAACATATCGGTCAATTCATAATCATAAATTGCCTGATAATGTATCAATTATAATGGCAGGTAATCGTTCAGATGATAAAGCAGGGTTTCAACAAATCCTAGCACCTGTTGCGAACAGAATATTCTTTTTGGATGTTGAAAGTAATGCTGATGCATGGACAAAGAACTTTGCAATAAAGAAAGGTTTGCGTCAGGATATTATCTCATTCATTCAGTATTATCCAAATTATCTTCAATCAACACCTATGGAATCTCGTGCGTGGGCGTCTCCAAGATCATGGACGAATGCAGCATATACTCTTGATGAGTATGAACATTCCGCTGGTAATAACAGGTTGGAGAATGGTTCAATATTTCAAATACTTAAAGGACATGTTGGCGATGATTACGCTACCAAGTTCATTGAATATCGTACACTGTTAATGCAGTGGGATGCGGAAGGTATTCTTCTCGGTCGAACAAAAGTCGATTGGAATGATTTCGTGAAAAATAAGGTTAAGGCATATTCATGTATTACTGCCGTAACCAATGAATTGATTAAGAAAATGCGACCAAAGAATTTCAAGGTCACAAAAGAAGATAAAGATATTTTGGATGGTTATCGTCATGTTATTGAGAAAATGACGAATGTTGCTAGACCTATTGTTCCCCTTGGTCTTAAACTTTTAATTTATGAAGAGAAGGAAAAGGGATCTGTTGATTTTACCCGTAAAGTTTTAAAAGGAAATCCTGTCCTTAAAGAACTTGCGAAAGTGATTTAAATTATGAATGGCAAACCTGTACTTCCGACAAACCCGACTTATTCGGTAAACATATTAGAGATAGACTCACGTGGAGTTGTTTCGGTTGTGAAGAGGATTGCAAGGGAAAAATTAAAAAACTCCCGACTATATGGAACAAAGATTTTATTGGATGATTATTCATCAATTGGAAAAGAATTGAAAATTAAAATATTGGGACATTGGGCATTCGGTATTCCAGGATTTAAAGGAAAATTGAAATTTGATAAATTGAAAAATGATAAAATTATATTGATAATACCAGATGATGCACCAGAATGTGTGCAAAATCTTGCATATAAAATAAAGGAATCTATACACGATTAGATGATGTAAATGAAGTGGTTAAACATGTGAAATGAAAGGATTAGTATGAAATTATTAATATTCTTATCTTTCATAATAGCAGGAAGTTATTTTGCAGGAAAGACATGCGGGTATCTTAAATTGAAAAGTTGGGATGCTAGTATTGGATGGGGTTTTGCATTACTATTTTCATGCACAACCTTTTATTATATTTTCCAACTTCTTGACTGTGTAGAATAATTTAGGAGTAAATAAAGGACCAGATGATTTCCATATAGGTTTTCATCTGGTCCTTTTTATAAAATCCGCACGCACAGGCGAAGGGAAGTGGAGGTGGGTTATTTTTTTGGTTTGAATAAACTAAAAAATAACCGTAGTATATTATTGACAACCCGACTATATGGGGTTGGGGCAACGGTGGTTATGCCTCCAGTTTCTACCGGAGGACTTAACGGTGGTTTCTCCTCAGTTTTCTCTTTACGAGGTTCCGGAGAAGTTACTACCGGTTTCGGTGGTATAACATCTTCAATGATAGTTTGATCTATTTCTCGACCATTTTTCCACTGAACATGACACCAATCCTTTTTTTTCCAATCACCGCCCCATTGAATATTATCCGGGTCGACACTTTTACAAATTTCTCCAAATTCTTTATAATCAGTGATTTTATTGTTATTTAGATCTGCTTTTGTATCCCAAGTTACTGTTGTCGATTTACCAATTGCATAATCTATGGCCATCGATTTGGGTTCTGTTGAGTGATATGTATTCAAAGTCCAAGTGACTTTTCTCTGATTTTGTTTGAGAGTAATGTCGCCCAATTTTACTTTTTTACGTTTTGCATTTACAACTATAAGTTCTTCCCTACCTTGTGCGTAAAGTGCTTCTTGCTCCATCTGTGATCGTTTTGTACATGTGATCGTTATTGGCAAGTTTTGTTCATCTGCAATTTTTAATGCCTTTTCTATTATTTTTTGAAAAGGTTCATATAAATATTTTAAATTTCTACTTGCCATAACCTATTTCCTTTATCCTAAAGAGTCAGTAAGTTTATTAATTTGTTCCAATACATCATTCTCATTCACGGCGATGGTATCTCTGGGTTTTGTTTTTGATTCTCGTATAACAGTTTTCTTGACTGATGATACCTGAAGTGCAGGTTTTTCATCTACAATCGTCGCAGACTCTTTAACCGCCGCCCTCAATTGAACAGGACGTTCTATTTGAATTGTGTCTGACCATGCTTTCAAATACATATCACCATTGGCGACTGCTTCAAGTCTTGCATTTAATACATCTTTATCTTTTAAAGATGGAATAACAGTATCTAATGCAGGAAGATTAACAACAATTTCTCCCCCTTTTATAGAACCTGTAAAACCATATTCAACATCTTCATGCATTAATCTGAATTTAACCTCTACGTCCTTCTCACTTGCAGATTTTAAATCCATCGCAAATGTCAAACGTTCTTCTGCTGATGATTTAATATCTATCATTTTTTTCTCCTCGATGTTTTAGAAGTTTTCTTTGTTGATTTCTTTTTTGTTGAGGTTTTCTTTTTCTTTTTTTCTTCAACCTTAACAAAAGTCAACATCATCTTCAATTTCTTTCTTTTTTCTTTAATACTCTTTAGTCTAACAATAAGTTGTGGACGTTCTGCACCACCAGGTCCTGATGATAAATAATGTCCTCCAAGAGAACCTTCACTTACACCAACCTTACAGGGACAATCCTCAACAAGATATATTTGTTCATATTCATCTTCAAGACCGCCAGAGTCTCGAATTTTGTGCCATATTTTAAAGGTTCCGATATTAGGAAAGTGATATTTTATTTGTACACGATCAGAACCTTCTAATGTAAATAATTGTCTCCAACCAGATGGAGTTTGTTCTTCAATTACCCACCAATAATATGTAACAGGTGGAGAACCAGGATCAGATGAATCACGATATATAGGTGAACATCCTGTATCAATTTTTTCAAATTTTGCATGTGGAAAAAATGGTAAACATATAGTCTTACTTGAAATTCTATCTATAAGACCATCATTCCAATACGCACGTAAAATTACACAACGATCTGGTTGATTTGTAAATATATATTCAGGTTGGAATGTATAATCATCACAATAAATATTACTAGCGGCCGCCATGATATCGCCATCATAAAACTCCCAGCAATATTCTTTTCCGTTTGTATGAGTTCCAACACGATTTCCTGGATCAAATGTTGTATTCGTAAATGTTATAGGTTCCCCTAAAACACCTATTGAAGGATCATATATGAAATCAACAATGACCGAGTGTCTTATATTTATTTGTTCTGAATAACTATCAGTTAATCCTGCTCCGTTAGTTACAGTAAGCGTTATGTCATAGGTACCTGGATCGAACCATGCATGTGAACCGTCGTGAATTCCAATTAATATTTCAGATGTTCCGTCGCTATAATCCCATTCAGATTGTATAATGCATGTTGTTTCAAATATAGGTATTGTGAGATATGTACAATGTTGATAAAACTTCTGACCTATCTCTTCAAATGTAATAACAGCAGTTGAATCATTTATAATGTCATATGTAACACCCGCAGTACCATCTACAGGAAGATCATAAAAATGTGCAATTGGAGGACCTTCAGGAAACAATATCAGATTCTGAACATGTACATCTTTACCTCTATCATCTATTACATGAATCCAATCCGTGTAATGTGTAACCGATGTGGATCTTGTACTATCTCCCAACCAATAAGCGATAAGAACTTCATCGCCATTATCAAAATTACCATCTGTATCAAGTAAATCCCCATCTGATAAATCGTGAGAATAATAACCATGTGAATCAGTCTGGTATACATTACTCCATATAGTATCATCTGAATCTAAATCTTTTTTTATAAAAAGAAATTGATAATAGCAATTAGGGACAAGATCTCCGTTTTGCTCGGAAACAAATCCACTTATTGAATATGCCATTATAAGACCCTTTTAGTTTATTTAAATTAATTCAAACGACATTCCGTTAATTATTGGTTCTTCACCGGTTCCATATGATTTTATTGTTATTGGTTTATCACCAATCACACCGATTTTTAATTCATCCCACACAGTTCCACAATTTATATTAATATTAACAGGATGACCAATATTAACTAATTCAGCAATTTCTGTCCATGGTATATCAGAAGAAGGTGTATCTGCTGTTAATCCATCTCCACTTGTTCCAATATTATCAAGATAAAAGTTTTTAGTTTCTAAAGTTTGTTCACTTGATTGTACGGAAGGATTAACTATGACAACCATTGATGCATTAATTACTGATTCTGTACCAATTCCATACGATTTCATTGTTATTGGTTTGCCTGCTGGACCAACCGCACTAACATTGAATTCTTCAGTCCACTCAGCATCACGCTTTAAATAAATATTAACAGCGAGACCTTTATTAATATAATTAGTAATAGTTGTCCAATTAATTTCTGAGAGCGGACCATATGGGTTTTCTAATAAACCATCACCACCTGTTCCATCATTATCAAGATAAATATTTGATGATTGAATTGAAAAATTTTGATTGGTCGCAATGGAAGTTCCTGCCAAAACAACGATTAATAACAATATAACAAATAAATATTTTTTCATAATAGTCTCCGTAAGTTGTTTTATATTTGTTCTATATAACCATTGGTGGTTATATATATTAATTCTTGAATGAAGTTTTATTAGATTTTGTTTTGTATTTATTTTATAAACCATTTGAGAAAGGGGAGAAAAGATGTGAGTAATTTTTTTGATGCAATGATTGTAGTACCAGCCGGTATAATTCTTAACATTATTATTTTTATAGTGGCTAAGAGTGTAATCGGTAAATTGACAAAGATGGAGAAGGTCACCAAAAAGAATCGAAAAGAAATCGATAAATTATGGCAGATGGGAAAGATTATTAATGTAGGTGTATGGATAGTTGGTATATGTCTTTATTTATTCCTGAACATAGGATCATGGAATAGTACACCAACTGAAATGCCTACCACAGTTGAAGATCAGGTGAGGACACAAGTTTTTCAAAAACCTGAAGCGATTGTAAAAAGAAACAAAGAGGCTTTGAAAGCACCCGAAATAAAACGGGCAGAAGAAGTTAAGATTGAACAAGATGAGAGTAAAGACGATTACGAAGCATTTCTTAAAAATTCACTTGAAGGGGTTGAATAATTATGAACAGAAAAATATCATTATTAATCACAATTGTAGCATTATTATTTCTTACATCTGCATGTTCTCGTAATGTAGTACCTCCGGGAACAGTTGTTATTGTTGCCAAAACATCTGGTGCCAATGAAATACATACCAAAGGCGTTTATACTGCATGGGGAAAAGACCGGGTTTATTTTGTAGATTCAAAATTGAAATCATTCACAGAGTCACTGCAGATCCTTTGTAAAGACAAAGTCAACATGAAAGTTGATGTTAAATGGGTCGGATCATTCAAGACTACAAAACAAGATATTGAAATGATTAAGGCCAAGGTTCCTTCTAAAGCAGTAAAGAATGGTGATATAGACGGCTTCATGTTAGATCTTGGCGGATTCTATAAAACTGCCATGAAAGACATTTTGCGTTCCAATACAAGAAATGTTGTAAGTCCATATACTACAGATACAATTGCGGATGATCGTAAAGTAATTGAAGCAGATATCAGAAAACTTGTTATTGAACGATATAAAGCATTAGGATATCCGATTCAAACAACAGATGTTCTCGTATCAAATCTTGATTATGATCCTGTAATCACTGCACAACGTCAGGCAATCAAGAAAGCACAGTTGGATGATCAGAAAAAAGCTGCTGAAGCAAAAGCAACAATTGCCCAAGCAATTCGTCAGGAAGATATTGCAAGAGCCCAAGGTAAAGCCCTTATTGAATCTAAGAAGGCCGAAGCCGCTGGAAATCAAATCCTTGCAAAATCTATTACTGCAGAAATTCTCGCAATGCGGCAGTGGGAAGTTCTTGAAAAGATGGCAGCAGGTCCTAACAATGAATTAATTGTTCTGCCTTACAATGCTATTAATGCAGATACATTACAGACAACAATGAATCGACAGTCCCTTCGTGGTTCAAGAAAGTAATTTTTAAGTTTATATAACATGGGTGGTGGTGATGGGGGGAACCACCCATGTTATTTTTTAAAAGGAGGGTAAATGAAAATATTCAAAACTACACGAATTTTTATATGTAAATGTTGTGGTTGTTCAGAAAACATTGAAATTTATGACCAGCTCGATTTTGATTGTCCTAATTGCACACATCCTCTTATACGTTATGGAAAGCAATTAGAAGATTGTTTGATTTATAGTACAAACCCAGAATTTAAAGTGTTGATTGATAATGCAAAAATTGAAGTTATGGGTAAAATAAATCCTCCTGATTACGAAAAGATTCATGCTGATGATATAGTGTACTTTTCCTCACACCCTGAACAATATGAGGCATGGTTAGAAAAATTGTCTGAATACAATAAAACTAATTCCACTGAGTTTAAATCAATCTGCACATGGATTCGTCATCTTCGAGAAACTCGAAATTTAATATTAAAAGAAGCATCAAAATATACACCAGTTGAATATCATTCATTATCAAAAATAGCAAAAATATTTAAAATTAAAAAACCGCTTCAAAAAAATAGATGGAATCAAAAATGTAAATAAATTTCGTAGTCGACCTGTTTTTTTCATTACACGTCTGTTATTATTAACACTAGACAAACTTGTGAATAATCAGGCGTAAGAGAAGGAGAATGGTCGACTACATTTTTGAAATTTAATTCTTCTTCTCTTGTAAAATTCCAACAATTGCTTAGAGGGGACAATTGCAGAAAGTTCGTATCCCCTCTATTTTTTTCTAACGACAATCAATTGTAATCTCATCTCCCACCATTGTCAACATAGTATAGAATGCATTCTTCTCTGGATGTGATTCTTGATTGACTTGAACCAGAGGAAAATTATTTTCATTATCATTCGGTGTAATTTCAGGCACATAAATCTTAAATCGTTTTGTAGGATGTTCATAGTATGATTTAATATAGTGTACAATAACCGCAGGATAGTGATATTTAATATATTCATATAAATCAGATGCTTTCGCATTCTCAATATCATTAGAAAGACTGACCCAAACACCGGCCGTTGAATCGAAATTGTATTTCCCTGTCCCCGAGAAGGCAGACAAATTATATCCTTTTTCAAGGACTAATTTAACTCCTTTTGGTGTAATTGTTGGAAGTATAAATGGATAATTAAAACGAGCAGTATCTCTTCCATTCATTTTGAAAAAATATTTATCATCAGGTAAGGATGTAACATCGACCCAGAATATTTTTGTGGTGCCAATTTCATTCATCCAACCTGTCATTACATTAGTGTCATCCAAGGTATTAACTTCGTAAGAAACTGTGGTGTCATTTGGGCCACCCGCATAAACGTAATCGTTACTAGGATCACCAACCCGTAACGACTCCAAATCTGACCCACCCAAGGAGTCACTAATCCCGTGAGACACATACCATCCAATAGAAGTAAAATTATAAGTATATTCATACACTCCATCTCCCAATTCTGTCATAGGAATACTATCGAGAAGAACTGTACCATCGTGTTGAATTAGAGTTTGTTTTACATCAGTCAACCCTTCAGTATTTCCGGGTGATGAATAAAATAATTTATGAGGACCAAGCGATTCTATTAGTTTCATAATATCCTATTTCAAAATTAAATAATTGGGACCACCTTCTTTTCTGGCCATTAATCCTTCAATACCTCTTTTTTTCACAAAATTTTTCCATGCTAATTCCAAATCACCTTTGAAAAATTTAGGAACCTTTATGAGTGGTTTCATATAAAACATTGTAAGATAATTAACAACGGTAGAAAAATCTATATGTCTATTATTTAATGCAAGTATATCATATGGATAATGATTGATTAATTTATTCAAATCACGACTTGTCGAAAATCGTTTTAATAAATTTTCTAATTGATTAATTGGTAATATTCTACCACGATGAATTGCAATCATTTCACCAGGAATGATTATAGAATCAATTGATTTTTTAGAATCTAATACTTTCTTGTACATATCTAATAAATATAAATCCTCATATACATCATTATTTCTATCAATCATATAACAATGTTTATTTCTTTTATATACAACAGATGACTCTCGACCCGAAACTTTTTCTAAAAAATAGTATCGTTTCTCTTTTGCTAATGGAAACTCATCGTATGAAATATGTTTGAACTTAACATGGTCTAACCAGTCTTCTTGATAATTTTTCATTATAGTATACTATCACTCCCACCCTTACCTTTTGAAGAAGTACCTCTTGATGAACTACCAGAACTTAATTCATCATCATTTTCACTACCAGGAGGAGTAGCAGTTTTAATACCCCAACATACTAAAGTAAATAATATAAGACCAAATAAAAATGTTGGAATCCATGCAACAGATGAAATCCACCACCATAATATTCCTATAAGGACACCAGCAATTGCAACCTCAATGATTTTTGATTTATGTTTTTTAATTAAATCAATAATATCTTTTAAGGACTTTTTTACATCCTCCTTATTAATTCGAGATTTTAATATTGCACCTGCTGCGATTGCATATTGAAAGGAACGATTATTTGTTATTTTTCCAGCGGCCTTTGCAATCTTATCCAATTCTCGTCTATCGTTTTTCGCAAATGATAAGATTCTTTCTGGTGGAAATTTTTCCATAATCATTTTTAAAGATGATGGCATTTTATCTAAGGAGGGCAGATTTCCTTTTTTAAGACTATAGTTTGCAGTCATTAAAAATTCTCGCATTTGTGACTGTATTCTAGGGTCTGGATTTATAGGAAGTTGTGCTGATTCTGTCAAAATATCAGAAACTTCAAAGTATGTTGTATGTGACATGACATATAATCCTTTTTAATATTTGTTCTAATTTACCATTTATGGATGGCGAATTTGTTCTATATATATTAAATCTTGAACACTATCATTTATGTATTTAAATGTTTAGTTTTCGCCTCCGTTTAACTCACCTATATTCCATCGATGTATTAACCCCTAGTAAAAACCCATCTTTAAAAACCCCAGACCATTTTCATTGCAGGACCGATTGAATTTTAAATTGTATAACTAGTTTTACATTGGAAATTATATTGAAAGGCTTATTGTAAAACATATTGAAGTTTTAAAATTGAGAAATCATATTGGAGAACAGATTGACAGTTAGTAAAAAGTATTATAACCTATATAATAGTCCTCACAAAATTTTAGACCCCGATTGGGGCCTATTGAGGGCCTCGTTTTTTGCCTAGTTTTCTTCTTCAATATCATATATATCTTTATGAGTATCCATCATTTCAATTACATGGATAAGATCTTCACGTTCACTTACAATAGCTCTCCTAATACATTCTTCTTTTGAAGTATCAAACATTTTCCATTCGCATTCCCAGTCATTATAACGCCATTTATTTCTTGCAGCGACTGTGAGACTTGTAGCATCTAATATTACTGTATCATGACCAGCGATAAACAATGCCTTAACCATATATGTCGCTATAGACCATACCATATGTTCTGCTTCTTTGATAAATGCTTCACCATATAATCCAAGTCGAATCGAATCAGGATTTACCATTGGAAGGTTCTGTTCTTTTGCCCATGTCGATTTCCCGCTTCTCGGTAGTCCTACTGTGCATATTAATTTCTTCATTATTCAAGAGCTCCTCTTACTATCTTCATTTCCTGTTCAAAATCTCTATCATGAGCAACCTGTCTTCTTTTACTAAGATCTTTTAAATATTTATCTCTTTTCGATTGATTCATATGTAACATCGCTGATATATCCATATCTAATGAATGATGAAATTCATCTCTTCGAATGAATAATCTATGCCACCATACTCTAATCTTTGATTTTAACAGACTCAATATATCCAATATCCAATTCCAATATATCATAATCCTTAATTTCAACATTTTCATATCCATTACCTCCTCAATAATTTCATATCAATCACTCCCATGTTTTAAATTTGTTCTAATTATGGAAGATGGCGATTTAGTTTGGCAAAAGAGGGAATAGGTTTGACCCTATCCCCTCTTATGTATGGAGCCGGCTCGGCGATAAAACCGAGTTTCATCCGGCATAGTTTTATTTATAAAAGGCCTGCTGCTATCATTTCTTCTTTTGTTCTCGCTTTACGCCTATTTTTAAAACTCGAAGCGGATGCTGCTGTATGATTTCCTATTGGAATAGGAAGATACAATTGACCTTGTTTAAATGCATGTCTATAATTTGCCATAACAAATGCCATATCTGGAGCTTCTTCTACATTTCTAATTCCATCAGTTGCTTTATGCATAGCAATTCGGGCGATATTACGTGCCTGCTTCAATGACACAATAGTGCCTTGTGTAACACACCCCGATTTCTTTTGTAATTTAGCAAGTCTATATTGTTCTGAAATACGATTGAATTTATTCTCAGTATGATTTGATATACTATGAATACTTTTATGAGTTCCGTTTTCAACAAATCTATGACCCATATATGAATCATTAGTAGGATCAGATGTGAGATGATGAAATATCATATTAACTCGAGTACCAAATCTACAAAAACAATCGAAAATTTTATTATCAAAGTGCCATTCAATTTGTCCTCTTAACATAACAAACGACCAAGGATTTCCTGGAAGATATTTTGATAAAATATATGGATAATTATTACAATACTTTATAGTATACGGGCAATCATTCTCCCAACATGATGGAGTACAACTCTCCAATTTCCCTGCACATGTTCTACATGTATCTCCTGCCGGATGTAACATTGTATAATGAATATTCGGGAATAAATGAGGAACAAGATTTTTATTAAAATTGTTTCCCATTTCAAGATTGAATGCATCTGTCAACGGTGTTAATTGAATTCTTACTCTATTGGCCGTATTCTGAGATGTTAATTCAATCTTTGCACATTTTACATTTCCTGCTACTGTTGTTACTGTTGGTAAACCTAAAATCTTTACTGTTGCTACCGCCATGATGGCCTCCTTAATATTAATAAAACATTATGGGAATTTTAGATGTCGAATTTTATCCACACGTTTATGGAAGATTATCGTACATCCTTTAAGACTTAACTAATTTTTGGTAAACTTGTTATACCATATGGTATATGTACATATTCTCCTAATGCGGGTTGAAGTCCTTGTTTTGCTTCTGTAAGAAAATCATCGATTTTTTCACATTTAACTCTACACTCTGGAAATCTTTTTGTTGCCCATTTAGAACAACCAATACATGGACTCTTCATACATTCCCCCCAATGTATTATTTAATATATGTTCTGATTATGTTATTTGACATCTTTCACACTTTCAGTAAACGATAAGAGGGAACTAACTCTATGTATAATATCATGTTCTGCAATACATCTTTGATATCCTGCCTCTGCAATTTTACGAAGTTCATCATAACCATCTGTCATATAATATTCAAGTTTTTCACATAAATCACCATAATGTTTATAAGTTATTATTTCTTTGCCAGGAATAAAAACACGTTCAACTTCAGATCTTTGTCGTGTTATTACAGGAGTACCACATGAAATATATTCAAACATACGATGTGCTAATGGACTCCAATCATCTTGAATATCCAAACCAATATGACTACGTCTAATAACATCCAAAAATTTCTCACCCCCAATAAAATTAAAATTCTGAGGATGTTTATTCCATTTTTTTCCATAACAATTAATATTAAACTTTACTGGTTTGTTACGTCTCAACATATCAACAATTACTAATCGTTCTTGGTCATGAATGAATCGTGGATGTATTCCAACTCCGATAACTGAAATATCAATATCTTTATCCTTAACATCTAAATCTTTTCTACCATGGAAATTAAAATCACATGCAGTAGGATTATAATGCATTGGTAAAACATCTTTATATTTTTCAAGTGTCTCATAATGATTTGTAACATATACATCATAACTCTTAAATCGTGATTCATGGAAATAATATGGGTCACTAAATCCAAAACCAATGATAGGAATTTTAATTTTCTTTTTCAATGCTTCAGGAATTGTTAATGCCGAATGTGAAAACCATATTTGATCCGGTTTCATTTGTGATATAATCTGAAGGATAATATGAATGTGTTTCTTATCATAAAAAACAATTTCATTTCCTTGACGTTTAACCTCTTCAAAAATTGATCGTTTGGTTCCCATTACATCCCAAGCATATTTGTCAGAGAAATAAAGTATCTTCATAATTTTAATCCTTCCATGAAATTTCAATGTAACATATTTAATATTTTCATTTGTTTCGCCAATATCCAAGTACCACCTTGAGATTCTGGTCTATCATAATATTCCAATCCTTTAATTTCAACCTTTACCCATACTCTATCTTTTTTTGATAAATGTGGAGCAATAGGTTTCAATGTACAATGCCAACCAGGTCTATATGCAAACCCTTTGGTAGGATGTTCTTCGGCAATTAACCATTTGTTAAGTGGAAGTCTGGCTCTCATATTTATAAACAATGATGCTAATTTACCATCAGTCATCTTTCTAACAAGTTTATATGCTATGATTTTCTTTACCACTTTGCTTCTCCTTACTAATAAATAATTTAGTGATAAGAACTGCCAAAAATGCAACTAACCCAAATGGTATTGATTTTATAATATCAGATAACACAAGTTTATGGTCACGTTTCATTTTTCTCAACACAATTAATTGATATGGAATAAACCCCAATACTGCCCACCAAAACATTATTTTAATGACCATAATTAAATCCAAATTTAAATTTTCTACCTGAGTTCAATTCTATTGTTTTATCATAAAATCCACAACATCCATTATTTTTAGCATCATTATATTTAAAATTTTCAACAATTGAATCATCAGAACATCTCCAATTATCTATACATGAATCATTAACATATCGAAAAGCATTAGATATTATGTTACCAATATGTTTAATTTCTCCAGGAGTAAATTGTGGATACTCTTCTAATATTGATTGTTTAAGCGATGTAATATAATCAGGATTCTCAATTTTTACAATAGGATATTGACTTGATTCGACTGGTTTTTCATTTATTTGTAAATTTAAGTGTTGATTTTTTTTATCGAATGATATTTGAATATCAAATTCATTTCTTTCTAATCTATTTTGAGCAACAAAACCATCAATTATTCTATTAATATTATCTTTAATTTCATATTGTAATTGTTCATGAACCATCACAGATTGTAAAGTTTCAAGATAATTTTTAATGTGTAATTCTAAATCTACAATATCTCCATGCATTAGTCTTCTCCTATAAAGTCATAAAACACACAATCTTTATTTATACATATAGATTCTCTTGGAGGTTTATTTTTCATAGATAATTTAGTATTAGAATATATTGGACATCTGATATATGGAGGGTTTCCATTATAATTCCATGGACATATTTTATTCATAGATTTCCATTTATATTCATCCACAATAGTCCCCTATTATCGTTCTCCTATTTTCTTTGCAGGATTGCCTGCCCATATTTCATATCCAGGAATATAATTATGGGTTACAACAGAACCGGCACCAATCACGGCACCATCTTCAATAGTTACACCTGCTAGAATAATTGCACCAGCACCTATCCATACATCATCACCAATAAATATTGGTTCAGATTTATTAGGTTGTTTTCGAATTAATTTATCACGAGCAATTGAATGATTTGAAGCATACATTTGAACATTCGGACTAAATACTACATCATTACCGATGTCGATTCCACCCTCTGCATGAAATATACAATCATAATTTATAATTACATCGTTACCAATTTTCAATAATCCTGTACAAGTTCTGAGAATACATCTCTCACGAATCCGTACATTGTTACCCAAAACAATCTCACCACCATGTTCATTATATCCAATCATTGCATCTTTAGCAATTGAACATCTATTTCCCCGAGTTAATTTAGCAGTTATCATTTAAGACTCCTAATCGTATATTTTAATATCGTTAAAGACGCTTTTGGTTGTTTTCTTTACATTCATCCACGGTTAAAATAAACCGACTTTATTAACCTATAAATCGCTATACAATAAAGCACCGTAAGAGGCAGAACCATATTCTCTTATAAGTTTATAAAGTTCTTTATTGTTTAATTTTGGAGATATACTACATAATAATAAGAGATGGGTTTCACAAGTTACACAATCTTCAATTAGTAATTGTGGAAATGCACCCACCATATATTCTGTTGGAAGTTTACATAAATGTTTATGACCATGTTTCTTTTTAAAATTTTCAACTGCATCAGAAGCCTCTGATTTTATGGGAAACCAATGAACGACTCCCTTACGAGCAACACGAATTGATTCCTTAATAAATTTCTCTTGTTCATCTACATGTTCAAGAACTGCAACTGAACATGCAACATCAAATGAATTATCTTCAAATGGTAGATTAGTTGCATCGATACCATTTTTTATATTGGCATTTGTAACATGACCCAATGTAAACTCATGCATTTTTCCTGTACCACCCATATCAATTATAGATTCAGATTTGTATCCATTGATAATCTGCGATACAATTTCATGAACATGTTGAGTTATAATATGCATTATATTTTATGTTCCTTTTCATATATAAAGAAACGCTGTTGTCTATAAAAATAATATGCAAGTGTCTTTCTTGTTCCCACCTGAATATACTCTCTACAATCACACCAATTACTTCTGCTATAATTGATATGACTTACATATTCAATAAACTCTTTCTTTGTTACCTCAGTGAATTTATCTGACGGATATCCTAGACTCATCAATTTACAGAAATGTTCAATACCATCAACTTTAACATTATTGTCTAATGTGTTCATCCTCTATTCACCTTTCCAACAGTTTTCAAATATTCACGAAACTCTTGAGTCTCTGCATTAACTTCATCATTATCTCTATCAATAAAACTAATAATATTTTTTACTTTATTCTCTCCCAGTTTTCCAAAGAAATAAAAATTGTAATGATCTAAATTTCTATCTGTAATTTCAACTCCATAATCTTTAGGATTATGCCATATATCACAACCGGGAATAGGAATGAATGTTGTACAAGCAATAATGTCATAAGGAACTCTTTCGAGCCATTCGATGTTCAATGGTACAGTTTCTTTTCGTTGTCCAGGAGTTTTAATCATAAACAACATTCGAACATCCATGCCGACCTTCTTTGCAATTTCAACTGCCCTTGCATTATCTTCAGCAGTGGTTCCTTTTTTCAATACTTTCAATACATGATTATCAAAACTTTCAATTCCAAATGAAACTTCTTTACATCCTGCTTCATACATAAATTTAAGTAAATCTTCATCTAATGGTTTCACTCGGGTTGATATTCTCCATACAACATCCAATGGTCCTAACAATTCACATATCTCATAGACTCGTTCTTTATTTGACATAAACATATCATCTGAAATACGAAACTGATGAATGTTATAATCTTTTTGAACTTGTATAATCTCATCTCGAATATTTTCTGCTGAACGATACCGTACACCTTTATTCATTTTTGTAAAATGTGGAGAACCACAGAAAGCACATTTGAATGGGCAACCTCGACTTGTAATCAATATTGTACTTCCAGTTCCTTTGTAATTCTTATTATATGCAAAAATATTTCCACCTTGACTTGAATGTAATTTGTGACGTGCAGGAAATCCAATCGTATCAAGATTTGCAGGAGCTAAACCATAATATATAGGAGCAAGAGATTTTGTTTTTACATCTTGTATCATATTAATAATTGTAATTTCTCCATCACCCAAACATATTGAATCAATAACATCATTGTCAACAAATTCAGATGAATAGGTGCCCGGTCCTCCTAGGATAACTTTTGACTCCGGATACAATTCCTTTATCAAATGAGCAAAACGATTCGCCTGAGGTAACTCAAAACTCGTTACAGTGATTCCGTATATGTCACACTTTGTTAATTTATTCAATGCCTCATGAGTATGAGAAGATGAAAAATTAAATATATCACATTCAATATTTTTCTCTTCTAATGCAGTTGCAAGATACATCAATCCTAAAGGAGCCTGAGCATCTGGTTGTCCTAAATAAGGATGGGGTAAATATATAAGTCCTACTTTCATTCCTTAATCTCCTTTGGAATTATATCATCAATAGTTTTTATTTCCGATTTCAAATATGGAAATACAGATAAAAGTTTATTACAATCTATATCGGGCGGAGACCAATTATTAAATACATTGTCAATTACAAATCTCTTTCGCCAATCAATGAAAAATAGATCACGATTAGTTGATTCGTAATAGTCAAGAAATTTAAATGTCTTACTCGAAACCTTATCGCTTATTATAACCCATCTTGTAGGAATCTTAAATACATCTCCTAATATCACACCATGAAGAGAACTTGAAAATAAATATTCACATTGATGTGCTTCTAAAATAACATTTTCAATTCCTGACATTATATCGATAATATGAATATCAGTTTCCTTTGTTGTTTTTTTGACCTGTTCATAATCAACATAATGAGGAATGATTCCATATTTATATTTTTTGGTTGTTTTAACATTGAACAAATGTGGAAGAAGAATTGCTGGGTCGCCATATACAGAAGGGCAATCAAGTCCAGTCATTAATAAATTCTTTCTTGTACGTGGACCTCTTACAGCATGAATGGTCATGTTACATCTATATGTTTCATTTGGTTTTGATATTCCTGTTCCCCATATAACATCTCCTTCTTTTACCATATCCATGACAGAACCACACGCTAGTAGTTTGCCAGGTAATTGTGTATACTGAGGAGTTCTTCCAGATAATTGTTCGACAATATAAGGAGATAATACATCTCCAAAATTTGTTGTAATATTAGCGTCTCTCCACCAAAACATTGGAATATTCATTATTCAGCACTCCCTTGACTTACACGTTGAGTATCAGCATATACATTATCCAACCATGATACCTTTCGACTATTTTTGAATATAGATTTTATAAATATATAATCTCCAACTCTTATATCTTTTTCAAACTCGGATATATGTTCATCCCATAATTGTTTTTTAATTGCAAAACAAAATGATGCAATCTTTCCACATAATGGTTCTTTCATCCATAAATTATCTGGTGGTAAATTTCCTAAACCATCGACATGACCTCGCCATATGACCATATCACTTTTCTCGGCATCAATAATTTTTTCTAAATCTTCAATAAGAGTATTATTGATTAGTTTATCATCATCATCAAGAATCATTACATATTGTCCATTGATGGTATATTTCCCTTTGTTTATATTAAACGCTTTATTTGCATAAGCACGTCCTTGACCATTTTCAGATTCATCAACTACTAATACCTGCTCAAAATTATCTGATGTTTGATGCATCAAGGATTCTTTACAAATATCAAACATATTTTTTCGTTTTGGATGAACTCTTGTCATTATAGATAACAGAGGAGTTTTTGGTGCAGTATATAATCCTAAGAATCGTCCATACTCATCTACCGTAAGTTCTTTGACTCCAAACCTTGTATGTTTAGTATTATCATTAAAATTTCTGTTTGTAAACTCACCCAATTCTTTAATATGCATATCATTTAAAATGAATATTGTATTTTCATTTATATTATTTTTAATTAAAACTTTTAAAACTCCTTCCCGTTTTTCAGCATCACCCATATCTAAAAATACGATATCAAATGGTTTCTTTAAATTATAAACATCCTTCCATTTAATAAAATTTTCAAATGAAATATTACAACTTTCACTAAAACGGGTTGATTTGATTCTTTGCTCTTCATTATTTGCCAATGAATACACTTCTACATCATTAGTTTGTTTGAATTTTCTGAATACATAAGAAGAGAATCCACTACCAACGTCAAGAATGGATGTTGGTTTACTTATTTGACATATTGAATATAAAAATCTAGCGGCTCGAAGTGATATTGAATCGGAAATAAATTCATTCATGATGGTTGAAAATTGAATCCATTCATCTTTCATAAATTCGTTTTCTTCAAGTTCATCCATTTTTTGTTTTATGAGTTTTTTATCCATGAGGAAAATTCTTTTCTTGGTGATGTTTCCAAAATTTATTTTTATAGTGAATTAGTTCACCGCCATCATCATGTATCAACCATGAAACTACAGAATCATCTGCGTAGTGAATAGTACGTGGTGGTAGATTATTTACATAATATTTATTCCATACCCAAGTAGGTGCAAACATAAAATTTCCTTGACAAAATCTCCATCTGACAGGAACTTTTTTCTTCTGCTGTTCATCATCAAAACACAATTTAAAATTTTTATCTGTATCACTTCCACCCAGCATAAATAATTCATCAACTTTAGTTTTAAATTCTGATAACATTTTAATGAATTTAGTTGGTTCAAGAGTACAATCCTGACCAGTACGTGCGAAAAAACTTTTAGGTCCATATTTACAATATGTATATTTTATTCCGCATTTTGTTGGTCTAACAATTCCTTTTGTTTCTATATTTTCTAAATCTATATAATGATTGAAATTTAAATTTCTGAATGTAAAATCTTCAGAGAATGTTTTTTTCACATCTGAATTTAATAAATCACATGAATATATAACTTCAATATTCAACCAATCAGGAGAAGATTTTTTAAGAATTTCGACAAATTTACTTTTTTCTTTTGCCATCCTTATATGATGCTGAGTTTTAATATGTCCGGGGATGAGAAGAACAATATCCACAATCTATTCCTTTCTTTTATTTGAATCATCCATCATATTTACAATGTTATCTACTAATTTATCAATATTTTCTACAATAAGATTCTCATCTATAACCTTAAAAACTTCTTTAACCATTTCAGGATTTAATTCTTCAGAGTCAAGTACATCAGTAAGATCTATACCTTCAAACATCTCTTCTATTGAAAAATCATCATCATTTTCTTCTATGGTTTCTTTCTTGCAATCACGGCAAGTAATTTTTGATTCACATCAATCGTGTGTAATATCCACATTGGTAGAACCACAGTGTTGGCAACAATTGTCCATTATTAATAAACTCCTTTTTTATATTTGTTCTATTGTATTTCCTACTGTTTTATTTCATTTTTTTAAAACGTTTACAAGAAAACATTCCTCCGAATTTTTGTTTTGGAGCAAGTTCTTTTTTACATTTATTGTCTTTATAATTTTTACAACTCTCACATAATTTCATATTAATTGCAGTCGTTGTCCTAAATTAATAGAACAACGACTGCATGTATCTCCTTATTTCTTTTCAGTGACCTTTTCACGAACATTTTCGGCCATATCTTTAATACTATCCATCCCATTAGTGATGAGGTCTTGAACAGTTTTCATAACCATACCAACACCGATTTGGAATAATTTCTGTTCTACCATCTCAGGTACCCACGGAAGGTCAACCTTATCATTGATGATACGCGCGACAGTTTTTACAACGTCCTTATCATCAAAATCAACGCCAACCAATACTTCCCGAGAATATGTTGCAACAATTGATAAATCTTTTACGAGTGCTGTGATAACTGAAATGTTTTCGGTTATCTCTGCAATTGAATTCCATTCCTTAACTTCGTCCATACTCTTGACGATTTCAGGAATATCAACTGCTACTTCCATAATCATTTCTTTTAGTTTTGCAAGATCATCTGTTGTACTCATTATAATTCTCCTTCATCTAAATAGTTAATAAACGTTGTGTTTATCAATCAATAAAAAAATAGTGATATAAATGATTTGTAAATAAACGTGGTTCTGCAATACATATGTAACCAAAACATGCCCCTATTCCTACAGCTCCTATTAGTAAAATCATTCTATTTCTCCCTGCAATAATTATATATTCTTTATTTTACTCCTGCTCGATTTACTACTCTTCCTGCTTCATATTCTTTCATCATTAATTCACTTTGTCCATCAATATGTTCTTTCAAACGTTCTTTTAACATTTTTATTTGTGCTGATTGATCTGCATTTTCTTGAGAAACTGATTTATTCCACCATGTAATCCAATCTTCAACGTCTCGTAATTGTTCAGTTTTCATATCATGATCTTTTTCATTAAATTTTTGCTGTAAATTTACAATTTCTCTAAGACCCTTGAATTGTGTTTCGACTTCTATAAATTTTACAAGAACTCCTGATTGAATTTTAGAAACTTCTGATAGTTCAGTATTAATAGTTTCTACATGTGTTTCTGCACGTACTAAATCTTTTCGAATATATTCATTTTCTCTTCCCATATATTCGCCAATTCCGACAAGACCCACTAATACAGTAATAATTGTTACAATTAATCCCAACCCTTTTATAGCACCATTCGCAGTTGGAACATCTGTTTTTTTATCATTGCCATTCAGTGATTTTGTCAAAAGTATTTCCAGCATTTTTGATTGCATGCCACTCCCATCTGAATCGACCGACCTACGATTTTGATTTTTCTCAGAACGTTCTTCTGCATCTTGAACTCTATCACTCAAAGTATGAAGTTCTTTTAAAACTTCTTGACCCCATTGATCCATATCTGACATTATATTAACCCTCCGCAACTTTCAAATTGAATAGTTTGTGGGTTAGTTCATCTAGGTGTTTCAACCCGTTATCCTTAACATTACGTCCGTTTCTTCTTGCCTTATATACAAGTTTAAGTTGTACCATTAATGTTGCTCGATCTACTGGTTTTCCTAAAAAGGCATCTGCACCTGCAACTAATGCCCTTTCCTTAACTTCTCCATTATCGCCAAGGCCTGTAATCATTATCACACCCGTATTATGTAGGTGTCGATTACTTTTTATTTTTGTACATACATCATAACCATTCATTTTTGGAAGTCTGAGATCTAATAATATAATATCAGGAAAAAATGTTTCCGCCATACTTAAACAATCTTCGCCTGTTGCTGCAGTTTCCACCACTGCATTTTTATCCGATTTTTGAATTAATTTCGATAACATATAACTCAAATCTTTATTATCATCACATATTAATATTCTCATGAGTCTTCTCCTAAATCATATTAAGTTTCTTCATTTCGAATAAAGTATTTTCCCATGTCGAATGTCTTATTGCAGAATCATCGATAATTAAAAGAGAAGGAATTTTCTTATCCGTAATATCAACAAAAAATCTAAATAGGTCATATTTTTTCAACCACTCAATCATTTCTTTTTTACCATGTTTATCTCCAGCATTTATTCGAGCAGAAAAACAGATCAGTTGATATTTATCGGAAAGGAGTTGCAATGCTTCTTTTGTTCCTACTGCTGGCGGATCATATATAGTACCATCGCTAAATCCTTGAGAATATGCATGACATACTCCATCAAAATCAACGAGAATTCTTTTACGAGATTCATCTTCTCCTAATTTATCAGCGGGTTCTACCACTTCTGGATTTGGAGTGGATACAGATTCATCTAAAAACTTTTGCATTATATTCATAATTATACCTGTGACGCTGCTGCTTTTAACATATTCATTTCACCATCATCATCATCCGAAACTACTCCTGCTGCTTCTGCATCCTTTTCCATCTTAACAAGTCTTGTATAATAATCAGGTATTTCTGCAAGGTGATCTTTTGCAATCTCTGCTGCAATTATAGGACAATCAGTATGTTCCTTTTCAATATCAATACCAATTTTCATTTCATTAGCATCATATTTACTTGCATCTACATTTCTATGTTTTCCAGGTTGAAATTTTACAAATTTATGTAATGTTGCATAAATCACTTCTTCGAATTTACTATGTTCAATACCTAATTTTTCAGCAACTTTGTGTATTAATTCATCTGAAGGATTTTCAACTTTTTCAAATAATTTCATTACTGCTTTTTCGATGTCCATTTATAACCTCACACTTTTTGATTTCTTGTTACGCATGACAATGTACTCTGGAATAAACCCAAAGTGTCTATATAGTTTTAGTGCTCGTTCATTTCCACCATCGACATTTACACGAATAGCGCGAGTTCCATTTGAATTAAACCAATCATTTGCATTATTTACCAAGGTAGTACCTAAACCCTTATTACGATATTGTGGTAATGTATACAATGAATCTATCTCGCCAATCTTTCCATGACCTGAAAGTTGACATACACAAAAACCTACAGGTACTTTGTTTTTATCAAATGCAACAATTATTACAAACATCCCTTTTTGTGAGCGAGAAATATAACGAGTTTTTAAATCGTTCCACTTTGTAGTGGATGGACCAGCGACTTTGAATATTACTACTGAATCAAGTTCCTTATGAAGTTCAACCCATAAATCAAATATTATATCTGCTTCATTTGCTGAGAGATGTTGAATTGAGAAATCTGACTTCTCTAAATAAGATTCAATAATTTTCATTTATGAATATTCTCCCATTTTATATTTGTTCTGAAAAAAGATCTATGCCGTCTAAAATTTATACATAGTAGGATGTCCTTGTTCTACCGTCATAAATCCAACATTCCAATTGTAATGTGTCGTTATTGATACATTTTTATATTCAAATTTATCTGGATCTCCCATCATACCCAAATCGACTAACCAATGATTTCCACTAGGATCACTACACATTCCTTGCATATGTGCATGAGTAACAACGATATTTCTATTTCGATAAACCGTTGAAAGATCTCTTGCTAATGACAAAGGATTTTTTCTTGCATTTTTTGGATGTGTAATTAACCAATCTTGTACTGTAATAAAACTATGAACAGTTACTAGTTCCAAATTTGGAACATCAATTATTTCATATATATCTAAAATATCTCCTTCACCTTCACTTCTTGATTTCAACCATCGTTCTTCATGATTGGCAACGATGAATGCAATATTATCAAACTGTTGTCTCAATATTTTCATTATCTTTTTTGCAACTCTTTTTTCTTCCTTCCATGGTACTTTACTATATCCGAAAAATTTTGAAAATGCATCTAAGTTGAAATAATCTCCACCGATAACAAGATTCCTAATGTTTTTATCTGCACACGTTTTTATTAATGATTTCAATGCTCCTTTGTGATAAAATGGGCAATGCCAATCTGCAGTACATGCCCATTTGTCCCAATCGAGTTCTAATGATTTCGACCAGTCTTTAGTTTTAGGTAAATTATCAATTTCTTTTGTTATTCGTTTTTTCCATATATTCAAACATTTATCTGAACATACAACTTCTGTGCTTCGGTTTGTCCGTTTGCCGCATATTATACAACTCATAACAAATCCTCCAGCATTATGATTACTAGGCACATAAATACATGCTATGCCTATTCATTTTTTGTTCTAAAAAAAATGATTAAAATCCGCAATTTTTGTTATATTTGTATGGTAAAAATATGGTATATATATTAAACACTGAATAGGATGAATTTGAACGTTAATGTAACGGAGGTAATATTATGAATATATATTATATACTGCTAATAATTGGGTTTGTAATTATGTATTTTTCAGTCGTTAAGTTTAAAGATACAAGTTGTGCATTTAGTGGAGTTGTTGTGGCAGCGTTAGGATGTTATCCAATAATAGAAAATATATATGTTTTATTGATGGGTATGTTTGCTGCATGTTCATGGACCTGGATTATAATAAATAAACCAGAAGAATTTTTTAAATTTAAAAAATTCGTGGATAAAAAAATGAAGGAATGGGGTTGGAAATATCAATTTTGGGGTTATCAGGATGATGATAAAATGCCAGGTTCGATAGACAAGGATAAACGAATTGCAGATTTAGAAGAAAAACTTAAGGAGGAGGAAGAGAATAAAGAAAATGTAACATCTCTGGCCACTACTAAATCTAATGAGGACAAAAAACTAAGAGAGGAAATAATAGAGTTAGAAGATCGATTAAAAATTTCACATGAGGATTGTAATATAAAATTAAAAGATATGAAAGATAATTATGAAAATGAAATAATAATAAATGAAGTTAAATCGAGAAATATTCAGGAAGGAAAAGATGAAGTAATCGAAGGAAAAGATGAAGTAATTGCAGATTTAGAAACAAAACTTAAGAAGGCAAAAGAAAAAAATAGAAAGTCAAGGAAAAGTAAACAGATAGAAACATAGTATTTAAATAGTTAGGCGGTGTTGAAAGCCCTACATCGTCTCGACCATCGAGTAATAACGCAAAGTATGTTAGGTTATAAATTTAGAAGGGGTGATGACTGGCCTTATCATCCCTTCTTTTTTTTATCGTTTTCAAAAAAATTGATTTCATCGAATATATATTCAATTTCTTTAATGGCCATATCTCTGTATTTTTTTTCGTTTGAATGTTTGATACAATAAACGAGACTTAAAAATTTATTTCTCATCATTTCACAAACTAATCTTTTACAAACAAATTCACAGGAAGGTGTACCACAACCTTTGCATTCGAACATGATACAGACCTCCCATATATTTAAAATTTACAGTTCATTTAATGCCATTCTCAATTTCCGTTGACAATCTTCTGGATCTTTTGACTTGGCACATTTTGATGACATTTTCTTTAGAAGAGCTTGAGTCTTTTTTGCTTTTTCATCTTTACAATCTTTAATACATTGTTGGCGTTTAGATGTATTAATACTATATGTTCCACATTATTTGAAACATTTCTCGCCCGATGCCTTAATAGTTCTATAAATTACCCATAAAAGTGAACTATTAATTAATCCCAATACACTCAGAATAGTTCTACCAACACCTTCCAACAATTGGTCATATGACATTTCATTGAGTCTTTTATATATGACGGAGATTTTTTTCGGGTCATCACAATATTTGATGATTGCACGATCCATACATATTTCGCGTAATCTACTTTCTATCTGTACCTGTTGTTCTTGTGTAAAGTTTTTCATTTTTGTTTCTCCTTTTCATCTCCTTCTTTTTTTCTTTTCTTTTCAGGCATTAATTTATTAATTCTAAATTTGAATAAACTTCTATCACCAACGTCTGTTTCAATTCTAGGTTGATTGTTTTTATCTTTCTTACAACAACCTTTTACAACAGCACGTTTATTTTTAAACTTACCAACTAGAATAGTATCACCTACATTTAAATCAACATTAAGTATCTCTAGTAAGCATTTATAATTATAATTCATGAATTACACCCTTATAAGTCCTTTGATTTTCAATCTATCTGGTAATGTTCGTTTATCTCTTTTCACTGCTGCTTTTGCAGGTTTATTATATTTTGCTTCACCACCCATGCATAACATTGCCGTAACTTCTGATGGAAAAATAACTTCTTGACCAAAAAATGAATTCCAATTTTTCAAACCTGATTGTTTATATGTATAAATAATGGCCTTCCACCATTTAACAATACTTGGATTTCCACCATAAATTCCATCGATGAAACTATCAGGATCCCACATTCGAATTATATTTATGACAGGAAAATTATAAATGAGAATTTTTTGAGATTCAGTTTTCCCATATTTTTCAAACATTTTTCTTACAGGAATAATATAGTCTTTATCAAAATCATTTAATTGCCAATTCATTTCAAACTTTTCATATATAAAATTAGCAAATGTTAAAGCATCAGCAGGAGAAACTTTAGCATCAATAAATTCTCCAATGAATGTCGCATAGAATTTTGCAAACGTAGATTTATTGAATGAGAAATATGATTTCTTTAAAACTGCAGCAGAGTAATGTTGAATTTCATGAATAGTTGTTTGAATGATATCCTTTTCATCTTCCAATTCTGACCAACCGATACTATCATTTATTAAAACAAACATTCTATGCTGTTCATGAATATAAACGCCTGCATAATCTTCTCTAGAACCAACAACCTTTTTTAGAAAATGCATTATCAAACTATTTGTTGTATATGTAGGAATTAAAATGTTTCTATCAACAAGTGATACAATTTCAGGATATAAATCCATATTGAATTTATTAGATTGATAAACTTTCTTAAATTGCTCTTTCACATAAGAAGATGAATAAATTGTCATGCCATCAATATTTCCGACATTTTCTAAATCATGAGGTTTAAATTCCACACCTTCTAAAATTTCTTCGGTTGAAAGATTATCATAATTCATTTTATGATTCCTATAATTTAATTTTATATTTATCGGGAGCCATTCCATATTTATTTACATCTTGAACCATCAATCCATTTTTCGCTAATGAAAACTTTGATATATGCATAGATCCTTTATAATTCGGAGACATATCAAAATTGATTTTAGATGTACCTTTTTTATTCACAAGATATTTATCTTGTTTTCTTAATACTCCCAAAACACGTTCCCGCATCTTATCAATATTATATATTTTTTTAGTATAGAATATGTAATGTAATCCAGTACCAGAGAATAATGTTTCGGAATGAACAACTTCTTTTTGAAATTCTTCATTTATTAATGTAACTGCTAATTTCCAAGGTTCCAAAAGATTATGCAAAGAAGCACCTTTTGAATCGATATCAATGACCATATAATTCGTTGTAGGAGAAGTTCTGTTCAAATGAATACATAATGTTCTGCCTGTAATCAATTCTTCAAAATTCTTTTCATTCAATATAATAGGAGAACCTTTATATTTTCTTTTTACAATGATTTTATTATCAACGATTAAAAAGAATGATACTGATCTATTTGCAATATATGCCAATATTTTATCTTTATTTTTTATATAGTATTCATATATATTATTCTCAGTCAAACCTTTATAATATTTATTCTTTATAATTACAGTGTCCGGATTCTCAGGAGTTCCTTCTGTCAATACACGATCTAATGCATCTATAAGAGTTGCTTCTATTAAAGTATTATCGAGACTGCTTTTATAATTATGTTTCATACCCCGTCTTTTCATGTCATTAACTACCAATTGATGTTTTGAAATCAACTGTTCCCGACTATATCTTCGGCCTCTTTCATATAATGCCCACTGTTGATGCATACGATGATGTAGATTTACAACTTCTTTATTAGATGCCCTTTTCAGAGAAGTCTTTGTTATTTCAACAATTTTCATATATTACTCCAACAGTATACGGGCATTTGGTTTTTCTTTCTTCGATATCTCTAATATCTGTCTAAGAATAGAACCAAAATCCGTTGGAGGGGATGACGTATCATGTTTACAAAGAAGATATTCCCACACAAATCTAGCGATCATCTCTGCATCACTTTCCTTCATTGTGTTGAACTGATTATGATTGAACATAGAAATATCCTTTTTATATTTGTTCTGGTATTTTAGAATATAATTATTTGGTGATAAAGTACTATATATATTAAAAAATGAAGGTAGATTATATGCTTAACTTTTAAATAAAACTAATTGAGGTGAATGAATGAATATTCCAGAAATAAATGTTGAGTATCATCCTATCATTAAAGTACGCAATCGTCATGATTATGATAAACAATTTTTTACTAACATTGATTTAGATAAAGTAGTAGCGATTGATGATGCTCATTTCAGTGATGACATGGGTTATGGAGGATATTTTATTAAATGGTATTTCCATTATGGAGATACTAAGTTTACAGAAATTTGTATAACGGCCGGATGTATTCATAATCATGTTGCAGGTAAATCTTCTTACAGTCGTGGTTATTATGGAACTCCTGAATGGTTAGACAAATTAGAAATATCTGAATATTATAATTTTGTTGGTAGAATGACATCTGAATATCGACCTGTAACTTGTCCTGTATATACAGAGACTGGTGAAATATGGGATTTATTAAAAGAACAAGAATATATAAATCAAATACTTAAGATTTGGCATAAAGTAAAATCTAATAAAAAGGAGAAATAACTATGGTAAAGAAAAAAGTAAAATCAGAAATCATTTTTACATTTCCAGATGAAGAAGAAAATAATTTCGATGACAGAAAACTTCTTGAACTAGAAATGCATTTAAATGCATTAGGAGACATAGGGTTTCCTGTTGTTGGATGTAAAGCACGATTCCATTTTAAGTCAGAGGAACCAAAAAAAATTGAATGTAAATTATACCATCATGAAATGAAACTGGAAGATGTGGATTGTGGTGAAGAATCTGATAAAATGGTGTGTCCAAAATGTGGAGAAGAAATGATTGAAGAATTTTTAAATCGTTGGACACACAAATCACTTATTAAATAGATAATATGTATCATATTAATTAAAAATGTTCACTGAGGTAACCGTCTGTTGTTGTGAGGGTGATTGTAATAGGAGGAGGAGGTGTGTCAAAAATAATTTCAATCTGTTTGATGATTTTGGTAATAGGTACATTTATATGGTTTGCAAATAAACCTGAAAAAGAAAAAGAAAATTATGGTAAATTTGCATGGGATTGTTGTAATGGTGCTCATCAAGTATACATTAAAACTGAAGGCGAACTTGGTTCAATGTATAGATGTAATGAAAATCATTTAACACTTTATAAAGATATTTTCAAAGTGGATAAAACATATCGTTTTATTGTTGTTTGTAATGAAATTTCAACTGAAGCGTTAGAATGGACACCCCCATCTAAAAATTTTAAAACGATTAATATCGAACCAAATAAACCTGATCCAGATAAGGAGGCAGATTTTACATGGAACAACATGACCCAATTGAAAAATGCGGTGATAAAGATATAATGGATATGGTCAATGATATTGATAATATTACATTTATAGCTCCAATGGGAATAAGAATAGGAAGTCATTTGTTTTATTCTAAATTGGAGTATACCCATTTCATTCCTGACACGGATGCCAATGCATTGTACAAAATGGCAGTAGTAAATTGGCAAGATTTGAAATGGGGTTTAGTTAGTATTCCTAAAGCGGAACTTGTTGCAAGGGAATGTGGAATTGTATTCGAACCCGAAAAATGTCCTTATATAAATCTGATACCATTCCCATACTTCAACGTTTCTACATGTGTTAGTTTAAGTAATACTCCGGGCCATCCGGTTTATTCAAAGGGTGACCATGAAAAAATGTTGAAAGAGGAATATGATGAGTGTCAAAAGATTTATCAGACATTTGAGGATGCACAACAAACTCGACAGTAAACTAGATATATGAATTTGAACTGGGGCCGGGATGGGAAATCTAGTTCGATTCCAGAGGAAGGGCGTGGTGTCACTTCGACGGAAGTACTGGGGTTCGAGTCCTCAACTCCAGTTCATTAAAAAGGGACATGTGGATAACTATTATCTACATGTCCCTTATAATTTACCCACCGTTTTTTTGTTTAGATTATTTGTAATGCAGTGCCACATTTATTACAAAATTTTGCAGATGATCTTGATGTATATCCACATGTTACACATTTCAGTTTAGTTTTTACTGTTACAGGTTTCTTCACCTTCATTTTTGAATTAGGCACAGTACCACGAAGACGAATAATTACAACAGTAGAAACACTTTCCAATTCTCCAATTGTACCTAAAGAAAATGATTGATCTGAATGTGAACCAGGAACCGTAATACCTTCATCCATTATTGGCATTTCACCCATTGACATCTCATCCAATAATGTTTTCCGTGATTCATTAGGTTCAACTGATGAATGATATGAAGATACGTTTGACATATTATCGATACCCGATTTCGCCCTTGGTGTAGTATCACAACAATTGGTTGATGATCCTATCAGAATATTATTAGATGTTGTATATTCAAACGGATTTCCCCACATGTCAGATGAACGTCTACCACGAGGAGTTACAGGATACCAATGATAATCATGATGTTCTACAGTATTATGAATAGTCGTCCATGCTTCAATTTGTTTTTCATACTTGACTTCTATTCTAATAAATCCATCATCAATCTTATCACCTCTATGCTCACTTATTTGATTTGTTTTCTCAATAAATTTGAATCGATTTCCTTCTGAAAGACTATCAATAAATCTTTCAATTTCCACCTCTGAATTACCATCGACAATTAGAGTATGGTTTTTTAATACTTCCTGACCGTCAATTTGAATACTGACGGATGCCCTTTGAGAATTCATATTTTTCAACAGTAAAGAATATTCACATCCAAATGGCAATGTTACATATTCTCCCTGTTCTCTCAGGATTTTTTTATTACATTTTACTACTGCGACAAACTTATTTTGATATACCATAATCACTTCTCCTTTATTACGGGATACTGTCTAAATCCCTATTATTTAAAGACAGTTAGGGTTGCGGTAGGCACTACTATTTATTTGTTCTATTTATGGAAAAAAACATCTATATATATAAATAAGTGATACATCATTTACAACTAATTTTAATTGGAGAAAAAATATGAAAGTTATGAAAGTTATGAAACATTATAGAGACTTCCGAGATGCATATCATGTTATGCTTGGAATTGGAATGACATGTCTAATATATGGTTTTTTAGCACGTGATGATATACCACAAATACCAACTGCAAGTTTTATCGTTGGGGGAATATTTATTATTATTTCACTAATATGTGTTCTTACAATCAATCATCCAAATCGGAGTTAGAATCAAATGAAAAGTGTAAAACGACGTAAAATGAAAAAAGAATACAAAGTAATGAAGGCACAATATGAATCAATGATAGAGGCTTTAGAAACTATTGAAAAATGGAATTTGCCGAGAGTAGAATCTCATGGAAGTATGATTCCATATCATCAAGCGTGGGGTAGTAATGGCGAACGAGAATATATACGAGGAATTGCAAGAGGAAGTTTACTTAAAATAAAACGAAGTTAACATTATTAATCTTTTAGAGGAGGAATCCGTGGATAATCGATTTAATGATTTAAATGCATTACTTAAATTAAGTGGAGTCAATGAAGATGAATATTTTGAATTTCGACAGAAGTTGGAAAAATTTGCAGATACATCACCGGGAGAGGAAATTAATTTCATTAATAAGTTAGAACCTCTTCTTAAGGAAACAGATTTCAGAATAATTGCAGTGTTTATTGTTTTGTTTCCTAAAGAAATTCTATTGATGAAATCTATGAAAAAAGGAATAGAACTTCCTCCTGAAATAGGAAAGAAGTTAGTAGAAATGTTTCGGGATATGGGTATGGGCGATAAGAATATTGATTTAAAATTGCCCCCTGAATTAGGGGAACAAATGGCACGTATGCTTAATAAAATGAATCCTAATAAAAATGAATGTAACTGTCCTGAATGTCAAGAAGAACGACTCAGAGTAGATGAAAAAGATCAGACGATACATTAAAAATGGAATGGGGGAAAATTAATTCCCCCACCCATTTTTTTATTCTTCTTTTGCTACAGCAGGCGCAGGTGGAATTGGCACATCAACTGGTTGATCTGGTACATCAACAGTTTGTTCCTCACCTAACAAACTTCTTTTCTTTAATTCATCATAAAACATATTCTCTTTTGAAAAACCAAGAGTTCCATGTACTGCCTTAATAACTACTTTTAAATCTTCAAATTCTTTTACACTATCCCACTCAACCATCGAATAAGTCTGTTTCATTATTACTCCCTTTAATTATTATTCATTATTTTTGAAAAATGATGCAATCTGATGAATTGCATCTACATAATCACGCTCGGTATTCTTAATCAATCCTGTTGGTGTTTCAACAGTTTTTATTGCAGATAAATATCCTCTTGATTGTGCCATACCATCAAGTGTTTTTATAAGAATTCTTAATTTCTCATCAACTATATCATTGTATGTTAATTTATCAACAACAATGACCGATGGTTTTATCATTTTTTGTTCCTCCTCTTGTAGAGGTACTATAAGATCTCTTATATTTACATTGACCCTAGTATCATCTATCATTCTTACTGAATGATTAGGAAAACGTTTTTTCAATTTTTCATGTTCTTCTGGTTTATCACGATCTTCCCACTCACAAAATTCACTCATAAATTTTATTTTTTCTGCATGTTTAATCATCTTAGAAGATGAGTTGACAGCATACAATTTATTATTAGCAATTACAAAATAACCATTTTCAATCCATTCTATTGCTTCTTTGTCAGTCATATATTATCTCCTTTTTTTGGTTATTTTTCATGTTCATCAAAATCATATCCAAATAATTCTATATCCTTTGCAGATATTTCTCGAACTTGATTTATCAATTTTTTATTGTAAGTACCGTCCATTTATTTTAGTCCACCAAGGGGTTGTTTTATACCAACCGACAATTTTCTTTTCTTCATCTGTCATAAAATGACATGCAACTGCACGAAAATGTATAAGTTTTAAATTCTCTATGAATGGGCGTATAGTGATGATCGCTATAATTCTTTGTCTCCATGACCATGTAAACATTGAATCAAAATCCGACCACCACCGATTATTAACCCCGAATCTTTTTGTTTTAAATACTAAATGTATGCCCATCTTCCAATTCTTTTTATAGAATTCAATTTTGGACATTTACTTTTTCCATTAATTTTGAAATATCATTCACACGAACTCTCCATTTATTTTCTCCATTGTCTACTTCTGCAATGAAATAATCATCATGAGTTTCGAGTATAGTTGTAGTTACATCTTTATCAACCATTAGTATTTATACTTTTCCAATAGAAGGTACAGTAGTATCATCTTTGTAAACGCCAATGATTTCTTCTTCCTTCATGATTCTGTATTCGCCTTCTGCATTTGTTTCAATTACAAGGCCACCATGAATGAATGTAACACTATCGCCTACTATAATTCTCATTTTAATAAATGAACCATCTGGTTGCATATATCCAGGTCCGACTGCCAATACTTCTGCTTTAACAAGTGGACTCAATGGTTGAGCACCTGCAATCAAATGAATACCACCTTCTGATTTCATTTCCTGTGGAATAATTTTCACTATCATCAAATTCTGTGTTGGTTCAAACAATTTCATTTTTGTCTCCTATAATATTATATTAATTTACCAATCATCTATATTAGTTAAATTTAATTCTTCACCACATGCACATTTTATTACTACAATACATCCTAATGAAGTGGGTGTAAAACAATATGTAAATCTCCCACCAATCGCACCTACTTTGTCGGGATCTTCAAATGGACAATTTTCATTATGTTCATTTACCCATTTTAAAATTTTAACTGTATATTTTTCGTCAATTTCAAACATATGACACCTCTTTAGTACTTCATTAGAAGTACTTTTTATGTTGAATCGCCAAGACCTTTCTATTTCCCGAAAACGATTATATTGTATCTAAATCTTTCAGTAGTGTTTTAAAATTTCTTGCAGTTACTTTAGCATTTATTCTTTTAAAATAATCAGTATTAATTAATTGCATTGCTTTATAAATTTTATCTTCACTATGTTTACATTGATTCGCCAAAACATCTAATAAACATTTAGGATGAAAAGAATGATGATAATAAAAAGTTCTAGGAAATTCACCTTTATATACTGATTTATCATATACTTCTTTTCTTACAGCGTTATCTCTTTTTCCACAAAAAATACACGTTCGATCCCAATGTCTATTACTAACTCTATGTTTTACAGATTCATAAATTTTCTTTCTCTTACAATCTGCAATATATTTTTTTAATTTATTCAGACCAAACATCTTTAATCTCTTTTATGATACGATCCTTAGTCATCCCTCCAGATAATTGTTTTACAACTTTACCTTTTTCAAAGAATAACAAAGTCGGCACACCTTTAATATCAAATTTAGACATGAGTTTTGAACAAATTTCATCATCTGCATCACATTTCATTAATACTATAGAGTCAGATATTTCATCGGTAATCTCTTGCATGTATACACTCATAAATTTACAAGGTGCACACCATGTCGCCCAAACATAAAGTACCGTTTTACCATGACTAACACAATAATCGTAATTTTCAGCATTCAATATAATCATTTCATAAATCTCCCGAGACTTTTCAATTCATTAGGGTAAAATTCAATAAGTCTATCTTTGTTTAACCACATTGGTCGAACAAGAATATAAGCACCATCTATATGAACAACTTCCGCATTATGATTCTTTCGATGTCTTAAACCCGAAATATGTTTTCCTTGAAGCATTGTTACAACTTCGCCTATTTGAATCTCATTGCTCCATAAACTCATATTATATTTCCTTCATCCACGCACGAATTTCATCCTCAGTAAATTTTTCTTCCTCAAACTGACAATATTTAAATGCGGCAGGATGCATACTTCTAATATTCTCTTTATCCTTTTTCGTTAGGATAATCATCATTGGCACATCTTTATTATCATATACAATATCGCCTATTTTAATTACCATTTTCAATCCTCAAGTTATGCATAAGTTTGAATAATATAATTTCTTGTTCCTCAGTTTCTATATATACAATTGAAAATTTTTCGGTAGGAATATTATAATACATTTTTTTACATGATCCGTCTTCTAATACTTCCATCATACGAATTGAATGATAATGATTCAGTTTAGCAAAATTTATTCCTTCATGTCTTTCTTTCCACACTTTTACAGATGCATCATTGTTTTCCCAATCATGTGGAAGAGATTCTATATCATTTTCCTCTAATGTAGAACATTCAATAATTAAACCATAATGATTTGATTGACCATCATTTATGGTACATACCTTTTTCTCTAACCATGTATTCATTTAACCTCTGGAACTTCTACTTCAGCTCTCACAGGAAAGAATCTAGTGTTCATTAAAAAAGGAATTATAATATATGTTCCTTTTGGAAGGTTTGGAAAACTATATTCGCCATCAACATCAGTAGTAGCATTATCAATCAATACTTCATTTATAATTCGTAATGACTGAATACTATTATTATCAATTAATATTTCTTCTAAACAATAAAGTTTATAAAGGTTAAGATCTACATCTTGAACAGGATTCGCTTTATCTGGTTGACCGACATATCCATATATCTCATCATCCGGTCTTTCTTCTTCTTGTGCATAACTCGGATTATTAATTGTAAATATTAAAGTTATACATAATAAAAACAATATAATATATTTCATTTGTCTCTCCTTTTATTATTCTTTATTCTCAACTCTCTCAAATTTAAAATCATAATCTTTTGGAGAATCATTTACAAATTTCTTTGCTTCAATCATTGACTTAAATTCTTTAGACATTTCTTTCTTCACATAATCGCCAGATCCTGCTACACATTCTTTATTATACTGAGTTTTAATTTGGTCAGTATAAACATCTCTAGTGAAGTCTGGACATGCTACAGTTACCCATACATATACAACCCACGTTACAAGAATATTTGTCATGGTTTATTCCTAGCAATTGATGCATTTGCCCACATAACTGCTTCTTCAAGTTTTCTAAGGGCAATTGATTTCTCTCGTGATTCAGGACATAGTTTCATGATTATTGTTGCAAAATTTTTTCCATCATTACGAATTGTCTCGAATAAAGGAATAGTTTTATCAGTGGGTGTATGATATGTAAAATTATTATCAATAGTTTTTTGTTCCATATTGAATATTTCCTTTATTTATTAATTAATATCTCCCTTTAATTCATTATCATTCAAAAGACCTTCATTATAAAATAAATCAAACCAAGGATCTAATGAAATATTTTTACCAACATCATTTAAGTTGAGTTTACAATATTTAGGTCTTGGAACATCTTTTTCTAAAAACTCAATAAGCAATGGTTCTCTCTGTTGCATTTCTTCAAGAGTTTCTTTATATTCAATTTCCAATTTCTCAACAGCAGTTTTGAATTCAAGTCCGCCTTCTTCTGAAAATTGATATTGTTGTGCTCCATTAGGTGCCATTATTAAATCAGGCATTCCATCTTTTTGCTGACAATGAATTTTAGCAATATCTTCTCTTTTTGTAGTGAATTCAGTAAACGATGCAGGAGGATCAATAACAGATTTTATTGCTTCAACTTCATTTTTAATAACGTTATTGTTCATGCTTTTCCAATATGATACTTCTACAGGAACATCTACATCTTTTGTTTGTATCCAATTTGTTAATTCAGTTAATGCAATACTAATTTGAAATATTTTATCTCTTGTAGTATTATCAGTATTTTTTTCTTCATTCTTCAACTCGTTCATCTTATCATTGTATTTTTCCAATATTGACTTTTCTGACATGTTATCTCCTTTAATTTCTATAGTGATATAATGTTATATTCAATTATTTTTGTCCTTTATCATTTGTTCTAAATATTATAAAATTAATCTACGTAATCAGGTGCAAGTACTCCATCTGTTTTTAAATCTTCAATAGCAGAAACTCTATTAGCATCATATTCGGCCGCTACAATTTGTGAAATTTTAGTTTTAATTCTTTCTTCATCTGTAATTGTAATTATATTTCTCGTATATACAACTTCATCTTCTCCAATACTATCTAAAATAGGTTCCCCGAGTTTTTGTGTTGCTGAATCAAAAGTTGGAGTTGTTTGTGTCATAGGTAACCAACCATGAGTTTTTAATGTTGCATCTGATAAACAATCTAGACCAGAAATATTTTTCCATCCAGATGGTATTGGTCTAGGTCCATCTGTTATTGCATCATTTTCTATAAGACAATAAAGTTTCATATTTTTCTCCTACTAAATTTTTCTTTTTACATTTAAACTATCAATATATGTATTATGCGTTCCAGTAATCGGAGGTTTTTGAATAATAGTCATATAATTTACATTACCAAGGTCAGTATAGAGATCAATATCTGTAACTGAAGCAGTTTCTCCAAACCACCAAAGACCATAATCTGCTTTAAGTCCCTTAACAGTCCAAGTTATTAATTTCCAATTACTTGTAAAGTCTCTATTATCAATTTCAACCCAAGTAGTCCCATTATAAACATATAAATAATTCGCAGATATTGTAAACCATAATGTATATCCATTAGGATTAGTTAATATAAATTGAAATTGCTCGTCGGGAATATTGAGATCATTTGCATCAGGACAATATATAACTAGTTGTACACTATAGTTATCTGGATAAAAACCCATTTACCGACCCACTCCATGAAGTATGTCTAAAAGCAGTTGCATTATCAGTACTAGAAGTTAATCTTATACATGATGTGCTGTCAAACGATGGACCGGTAGGATTCGAATTGTTTCCAGTAACCACATTAGGTGCTGGTGATATAGGCCACCAATTCCACAAGGTTCCTGGATCATAGAATAATTCATTTAGAAAACCTGCTCCTCTTATTTTTTTCTGATATCATTCAATTATTTCTCTAGTCAGAATTTATACTCTTGATATTGTAATAGCATCAATATATGTTGTATGAGTATCAATAGCAGGGGATTTCTGACCTATTCTTATCCAAATATCCGGACTAGTTTCCCATAAATCAATATCTGATACTACAGTAGCACCACTTTTACCCCACCACCAAACAGAAAGTTCTGCCTTAAGAGCCGAAACATCAAACCATATATATACCCATTTATTTATAAATATATTAGTAAAACTAAAAACTTCAACCCACGTAGTTCCATCATAAACATTTATAGTACTACTACCCACACAAAAAGTTAACGTATATCCCCTTAGATTACCAACTTTAAAATAAAATTGCT